CATAGCTTTTTTTCTTTAGCGAGCTTCTTTGCTTGGCTCTTCATCTGCTTTCTATACTTGGAGCTTTTCTTCCATTTACTAGAAGTTCTCCCTTTTTTCTTAGCCTTATTAATATTATCCCAAAGACCTTCGTATACTTTATCGAATTCTGGTGTCATATCGTATAAATATTTATATGGAAACTACTAAAAAATTAGATAGTTACTTAAATGAATTTACTCATACAGGTGATTCTGAAGAGAAAGCCGAACCTAATGGTGCTGGTATGGCAAAAACAGACTTATATCATTTAGCTAACACATCTAAAGAACTACATGATATGTTAGATGATGACTATCCATTAGATGATTGGATGGAGGCTAAGATTACTAAAGCAGCAGATTATATTAGATCAGTACATCAGTATGTTTCTTATGATAAAACAGGAGAAGGGGAGGAAAGTAAGAATGATCACGTTACAGTTTATATAGCTACTTCTCCAAAAACATTAAAAGCAGATGCCTAATAGTTTTAAAACATATTTCGAAGAGAGTAATTACTATAATGATACTCTTCATCCTCAGTTCTGGGATGAATTTGAGTTCAAAGAAGACGTACTTAAACCAATTTTAAAGATTGTCGACGACTTTGTCAAAGATGATGCTCATATTTCTCCTGAGATGGTAGAAGATGTACAGTTAACTGGTTCATTAGCAAACTATAATTACTCAGAGTACTCTGATTTAGATGTACATATACTTTTAGACTTTGCTGATATTAATAAAGATGAAGAGATAGTAAAGAGAGCGTTAGATGGTAAGAGATTTATTTGGAATCTTAGACACGATATAAAATTTAATGGCCATGAAGTTGAGTTATATTTTCAAGATATTCATGAACCTCATGTGGCTTCCGGTCTATTTAGTTTATCTGGCAATAGATGGATTAAAAAGCCTAAGTACGAAAAACCGGAAGTAGATCATGAAGACGTAGTTAAAAAGGCAGAATCATTTAAACGAGAGTTTGACTTATTAGATGATGCTTTAGATAATATTAGTGACGAGAAAGAATTTAGTCTTATCAATAGGCGCGCAAAAAAGCTTAAAGAGAAGATTATGAGAATGCGTAAAGAGGGTCTCGCTGGTAAGGGAGAGTTTTCTGTAGAAAATCTTGCTTTTAAAAATTTACGTAATGATCAGACTATAGCTAGATTAAATGACTTGATTATTAAGTCATATGACCTTATGTATTCTAAAGAAGAGCTGAAAGAAAAGGCTGGATTAGAAGAATGGGAAAAGGCTATGCTTAGTGCTTTAGGTACTAAGAATGATAAAGATTCACAACCACATAAATATGGAGAGAAAAGACCACCAATAGGAATATGAAAACATTTAAACAATTTTTCGAAAATACTGTAGATATTGCAGCAATACCCCCCGGAGGATCACCGGTGTCTCTTGGTACTGTTGATGCTGACGAAGTTAAAAAAATCGCTAATTATGTTGATAGATTAAGTAGCGGTAGTCAACAAGATATAGTAAACTTAATAAACACATCTAAATTTGATACTAGTGGTGGTAACTATGAAAAAAATAAGTATTATCAAGTTTTTGCTTATTTGTTATCTAACGAAAAATATAAAATCGATTGGAACAAGTTTAAAGAGCATACTAAAAATAGGTTCACCCAAAATAACTTACAGAACCTCTTTAAAGATAAGTATGGCTCTTTTAATTTATATACAGATTTTGCTGAACCTATTTTAAGTAAGTTTGTAAAAGATAATGTTTTAGACTTTTTTGAAGAGTTGTTCGTTATTAACCCTGCTATTGGTGGTACATCGGTTGGAGATGGGGAGTTTATTTTAGGCATACTAGGTAATGGTATAAAAGGACGTACAGGAGATGTAGACGTTATACAAATTGACGGTACAGAAACTACGTTAGAGGTAGGTACCTCTAATAAAATTATAGGTGGTTCGTCAAGAGAAAAGGGTTATATGAGTTTAGCGCGTACTATTATAGACGCAATAAAAGCTCCTATTGTTAATGAGACTGATATGTATTTTAACAATGAAGAACAAAAATGGTCATATGTACAAGAATTGTTATTAAAGTACCCTGTTTTGAGTGGAAATTTAGATTGGCTAGTAGACTTACTTAAGGAAGCTGCTGATGAAGACCGTCAGGAGGATGTCGAATCTCGTGGTCGTGGTGGTGGAACAGCTGGTAACAGTGAATTAAATAGAATTCTTGGTGGTATTGTTTTATATGATTACATAATTGGTCACAACGATGATATTATCGTTTCAATTTATCATGGTGCTAAGAAACCTGCTGGTTTTAATAAATACGATGTCCGGTATGCGAACATTCCAGCTTTAGGGTTAGAGGGTACTATTAATTTAATGCTAGGAAAAGATTGGTATAATTTTAATATTGACAAACAAGCAACCAGATTTACATTCGGTACATGAACGCAATCGGACTATATGATACAACGGTGATGGGTTATAGGGTTAAAGTACAACCTTATAAGATAAGTATCTTTGACGAAGATGGTTCAATTGAAGGTACACAAATACCAAATAAGATAGTCCGATATATTATACATGAAGGTTTTTGTGATGTGTGGTTAACAGAGAGTATGGGTATTAAAGTTAATGTTTATAGAGTTAAAGACGTATGATTACATATAAAGAATATTTTTTATTTAACGAAGGTGGTGCTGGTGGACATATGCAACATCCTTTTGATGTTGATTCAGTAAACTCAGGTCAAGATCTAATTACATTTTTTGATCGAGCATATGATAGTTTAGCTAATCAACCAGGTTCATTAAAGATTGATGGTGTTAACGCCTCAATTAAATTTATAGGGCAAGAGTTTGCTTTAGATAGAGGTAGTAACAAGCCTATAGATGTAGAGGGTATTACTATTGCTCGTCTTGGAGAGCGATTCCCAGAAGGTCACGGAATGATTAAAGTAGGTACTGAGGTACTTTCTTTTTTCAATAACGCTCTTGGTAACATTAAAGGAGAATTACAATCATTAGGTCTATTAGAAAACCCTAACATACTGTTTAACTTGGAATACGTTGATGGTAGTACTAATGTTTTAGAGTATGATGAAAAATTTATTGCTATACATGGTTTACTAGAAATGTATCAAGCAACACCACGTAGAAGAGCTTCTAAAGAAGTTAATTATAATCCAGAGGTAATGAAGACTCTTATCGAGAAATTAAACGCTAGCGGAGACTTTAAAGTGTTTGGTTCTGTAGATGTTGGTGTTGGAGAAAAACCAAACTATGAAGCTGTATTATCACAAAATGTAGAGATACCATACGAACAATCTAGCAATGAAGTTAAACCTTTAAAGCAATGGCTCCAAGAGTTAAAATTACCTAAGAGAGTCAAGTTAAAGAGGCTAGATGGAACACCGAGAGAAGCAATAAGCAAAGCGAATTACATGGATATTATCTTACAGCAAGTTCCTGTTGACACTCTTTATGAAGATCCAAATCAACAAAAAGCTGCGATCGACGGAGCTATCGTTTATCACGCTACAAGATTTTTAGGAAAAGCATTATTAGAGACTTTAGACTCTCCTATGGGTCGTGTTGATTCTCACGAAGGAGTAGTAATTAGAGATCCGAGAATAGATGAACGTCCGGTTAAAATAACAGGCGACTTTATTATTCAAGGATTACAAAGTACATTTCGTAAATAGTGGTTTCCTAAATTATTCCTGTAAATAATCCTACAGGATGACTGTCGTTTTTAATTTATTTGATTCTACTTATAGCGGCGCTTTTTTAAAATCGTGGGTTAATTTAACTTCATATTTAAATAAGACTGGAGTTAATTATTTTGTTTCCCAACATTCTAGTTGTAATGCATTTTACGCTAAGCAAATGTGTTTAGGTGGTAATGTTTTAGCAGGACCTAAACAAGTACCTTTTCAAAACAAAATTAAATACGACACGTTAGTCTTCTTAAGTAACAAGATCTCTTTCACCCCTACAAGTTTTATTAAAACGTTTAATAAGTTTAATGAAAACGATTATAAGTTTTTATCAGGTAAGTTTGATGGTCGATATAAAAAACAATCAGAAGATGTTAATCATATTGTTGCAGAGTATTTAGATTTTGATTTTGTGTTTATAAAGAAAGGAGTTTTCGAGCAATTAACGTATCCATGGTTCAGACCTCATGTAAGTAAAAACGAAGTTGAGCAACAGTTTGTTGATATTGATATATGTAATAGAATAAAAGAACTAGATATAGATCTTTTGATAGATAAAGATATAGATCTACATGAAGGAGATTTTAATTTCGTAAAAGTAGTATGAATAAAACTATTGTAATATGTTGCCCTGGTAATTCATTTACAGGAAAGTTCTTAACATCTTTAACTTATCTAATAAGACATCTCACAAGTAAAGGTTTTAAAGTTTTATTTAGTTCTACATTTACTCGTAATATATATGAAGTTCGTAATAAATGCTTGATGGGTAAACCAGAAGAAGGCCCTCTTCAAGAATTATTTGATGGTCAAGAATATAATTATATTTTATGGTTGGATGATGATATAGTTTTTACTCCTGAAGATTTCGAAAAACTATATAAAGAAGATAAAGATGTAATATCAGGTTTGTATTTAATGGCTAATGGTTCTCAGTACGCTGCTGTAGAAGTATGGGATGAAGAATATTTTCAAGACAACGGAACGTTTCAGTTTTTAAACAAACAAGATATCAAATCTAGATTATTACCATTTACAGTAGAGTATGTTGGTTTTGGTTTTCTGTTATTTAAAAAAGGAGTATTCGAACAATTAAAGTATCCATGGTTCGAGCCAACATATTTACAAATTAAAGACTGTCAAGACTTTTCTATGGAAGATGTGACGCTATGTTTAAAATTAAAAGAAAAACTTATTGATGTATATGTACATCCTGAGGTTGTAGTGGGTCATCAAAAACAAATTGAATTACGATGAGCGCTGAAACCCCAGAAGAGTTTTGGTATCAAAACATAGCTAAGTATAGTAAACCTCCAGAGCCTCAACAGATATTTCCGTCTAATGTTGTTGTAGAACAGCTTACAAAAACTAAAAAGACCGAAATATGTGTGTTTGAAGGTTATTTAAAGAATGGAGATAGTATAATACTTACGTATCCTCGCAATGCCTCTTTAGATGGTACCTTAGTTGTAAAGAATTTTATTGGTATGGGATTAGGAGATTGTGACTATCACGCTCAGACTCATGTGGTTGTTTACGATTTAGATTATAATAAGCCTATGACTGATGAATTCTTTCTTTCTTTACTACAAGATAGTTACGGATGGGAAATTAAAGACTATTCGGATTTATCTATATACTAGACCATAAATAATTAATATGGCTAGCAAGGACTTTATTGTAAAAAATGGTCTGAGGGTAGGAGGCTCCTCAGGCACCGGTTCATTAACCGCTGGTGACGCGAGTTTTCTAACAAGCTTAAGCGCTGCCTCACTTAGCGGTGCTGCTGGTGCTGGTGTAACAACCGGTGCAACTATAGCTTTAGGAGGAGATTTATCAGGTTCAGTCGCTTTAGATACCCTTAATGGTACTAAAACTCTCACCGCAACTATAGCAGCTAATAGTATTGCTCTTGGTACTGATACTACAGGAGATTATGTTGAGAGTTTTGCTGTTAATACTACTTTCGAAACTCTTACTGGTACAATTGGTACTGGAGAGGGAGCGACGATTACAGGTTTAGGTCTCAAATCTTCTGGAGTTACTGCTGGTACATATGGATCACAAACTGCTATTCCAGCTCTTACTGTTGATGAGACAGGTAGAATTACATCTGCTACTACTAATACAATTGCTACTACTCTTACCGCTAATGATGGTACAACTGATATTGGTATTGATCTTTTATCTGAAAAACTTACTCTTGCTGGTACAGCCAATGAAATCGAAACCTCCGCTAGTGGTAATACAATAACAATTGGTTTACCTGACGATGTCACTATTGCTGGTAATTTAACAGTAAACGGTACATGTACTACTTTAAACACAGAGGTTACATCGACTACTACTGCTACTGAAAACAACTTTGTTATTGTTTCTACTGATGATGGTGCTGATGCTGCTCCAGATTTAAAATTATATCGCAATAGTTCTAGTCCTGCTAATGATGATAGAATTGGTAATTTACTTTTTACAGGTAGAAATGATAATAGTCAAGATGTTGATTTTGCTCAAATAACAACACGTATTACTGATGTACGAGATACATGTGAAACATCTTACTTAACGTTAAAAACAGCTAACGAAGGTACTCTTGCTGAAAGACTTACAATTAGAGGTGGTAAGGTTGGTATTGGTACTACAAATCCAAATCACGAATTAACGGTTTCTGGTACATTGAGTGCAAGTACAGCAGTTTGTTCACCAGTTATAGCTGCGAGCACATCATTTTCTTCTCCGTCATTATCTGGTACAACAGTTTGTGGTGATACTATTCGTGGTGGTGGTGGTTTTGGATCTACTGGGATTACTATATCAAGTACTGGTAATCTGTCTGCTGACGGTAGTATTCTTGCAGGAGGTGGATATGGTGATAGTGGTATTACATTAGGTGCTGATGGTAGTTCTTGTTTTGATAGTAACCTAAGTATTGGCACTACAGCTACTAATGCATGCCTTACTGTAGCAGGTACAATTAGTGCTTCTGGTATTATATATGCTGATGCATTTAATTCTGTAACAGGTGGGAGTACGATTGACTTTAATGATGATATAGCGTTAGCAGGTAACTTATCATTTTCTTCTTCAAGCGATATTTTAATACCTGATAACATAGGAGCCGCATTAGAGATTAAAGAAGGTAGTAATTTATATCAAAGATTTGTTACTACTGATGGATCCGAGGGAGTAGAAATTAGTAAGCAGTTAACATTAACTACGGTAGCTGGTACGACAAACTCAGTTCTTATAGAAGATAGCGGGGTAGTTAAGAAGAGAACAATAGATTCAAGAACTTGGGGAAGTACATTAGTTGATAATGGTGGTGTTAATGGTACAGCGAATAGATTAGCTAAATTTTCTGATGCTGATTCAATAGCAGATTCTACAATATCTGATGATGGTAGTGATATTATATTAGGTACTACTAATACAACAGTTAAAGTTGATGATGACGCTACTGCTGGTTCTATACAGTTTAATAATAATGCTTCTGCTTATCATACAACTACATGTACAATTGCTAATGCAGCTTCTGGTGTATTAGTAAGTATTCCTGCTACTTCTTACAGAACTGGTAAAATTGTTATTTCAGCTAAAGGAGCTTCTGCTTGTACATCTCATGTTGAAGCCACAGAAATATTAATGATTCATGACGGTACTAATGTATATACTACAGAGTATGCAACTATTAGATCTGGAGATACAGTAGGGGAGTTTTCTGCAGTAAACAACGGTGGTAATATTGAATTAAGAGCTTGCAATGAGCTTGGAGGATCCGCAACGGCTACATTTGTAACTGCTATCCAACATTTAACTTGCTAATTTAAATTTATATAAGAAATCAAAGGGCCTTCGGGCCCTTTTTTTATTAAATAATTAGGTAAGTGGATAGTGGAAGCTTATGGCAACTAAAAATTTCTTTGTAAATGACGGGCTGAAAGTCAAGGGTAATACGTTACTTAACGGTAATACGTATACTGATGGAGCTTCAGCGAAACTACATGTAAAGTCAGCTGCTAATGGTACAGGAGCTAACTTATCGAATGTTAACGGAATCCTAATTGAGAATAGCGGTACAGGTAACACTAATTACGCACTCAAACTCGCTACAGGTACCGGTAATATCTTTAATGTAAGTAACGCAGGTAACGTAGGTATTGGTGTAACAGACGCCACATCTATTTTCCACGCCGTTGGTCCTGGTACACACCCTACATCGCTTGCTCACTTTGATACTCAATCTATTGCTCGCTTTGAAGCTGATAGTAGTAATGCCATAAGTTTATATATTTCAGAAGGTGCTGATGGATCTTATTTACAGGTTACAGATGGTACAACAGATTCAAGTACAGCTAAAGATTTAAATTTACAACCATTTGGTGGTTGTGTTGGTATAGGAACTACTAATCCTGGAGAAGCATTAGATGTTGTAGGTAATGTTCAAGCTTCAGAGTTTATTGGAGAGCTACGAGGCCCGGTAATATTTAAAGCTCTAGCGGGTGAAGCTTTAACAAAAGGAGAAGCTGTTTATATTTCTGGTATAAGCGGTAATACCACAATTGTATCTAAAGCTGATGCAGATGATAGCAGTAAAATGCCAGCGTTTGGTTTAGCACATGAAACAGTTTCTTTGAACGCTTCTGTAGAAGTAACTACATTTGGTACTCTTACGAATTTTAATACTGACGGCTGGCCAGAAGGTACAGAGTTATTTGTGGGAACTACTGCAGGAGCTTTAGTAAGTTCAGCACCTACAGGGGAATCCGCTCAAATACAAAAAATAGCTAAAGTAACTAGAACACATGGATCGACAGGTTCTGTTAAAGTTATGGGTGCTGGTCGTTCGAATGCGACACCTAACTTAAATGAAGGTAGATTATTTGTAGGTAACTCTTCTAATCAAGCAGTTGCTGATGGTACTATTCATGTTGATATTGCTAATAGTGAAGTTGGTATAGGAACAACTAATCCTTCTAATAAATTAGTAGTAGTTAATTCAGACACAGATGCAACCCCAACAGCTCTATTGCAAAATAGTTCTTCTGGAGATGCTTCTTTACATTTTAATATAAGTGGTAGATCTTACACTATTGGTATTGATAATAGTGATGGAGATAAGTTTAAAATTGCTAGAAATAATGGTTTAGGTACTACCGATCGTTTAACAATTAACGGGGATGGTAATGTTGGTATAGGTACTACTAATCCAACTGAACTACTTGAAGTTGATGGAAACATTAGACTAGGAGACGGGGGTGCGAGAGATATTATTGGACCAACTAATGAAAGTTTAAGAATATTAGCTAATCCTAATGCTACAAATGAAGGTATAATATTTTCTACAGACGGTGGTAGTACCACTGAAATGTTTATTCAAGATGGTGGTCATGTTGGTATAGGTACTACTATTCCAGGCAAGAGTTTACATGTATATACTTCTGATGATATTATAAGTAAGTTTTCTAGTTCAGATGCCGGTGGTAGAATACTAATTAATGACTCTACTACCAATGCTTATATTAATGCATCTAATGGGGTTGCTTCTTTAGGTCAGTGTAATGGACTAAACAATAGTAATCTTAATATATTAAGCGCTGGTAATGTTGGAATAGGAACAACCGATCCAAATGAGAAGCTTACAGTTTCAGGTAATATTAGTGCAAGTGGTACAGTCTATGCTGATGCATTTAATTCTATTACTGGTGGTAGTGAGATTACATTTAATGATGATGTTACTTTAACTGGGGATCTAACAGCAAATAATATATGTGCTACTAATCTTATATGCAATTGTGGTAATATAGTAAGTTGTGGTAGTGTTATACAAACCGCAGGTAACGTTGTTGGTTGTACAAAAGTATGTGGTGGTTGTTTGCACTCAACAGGAGATGCTACTATTGCTGGTAATCTTATAGTACATGGAACATGTACAACATTAAACACAACAGTTACTGCTACAGAGGCAATGTGTATATGTAATGCTGGTACAGGTCCTGCATTAGAGTTAAATCAGACAGGTTCCCAACCTCTAGTAGATTTTCAAGATGATGGTACATCTGCTTTCTATATTGAAGATGGTGGTAATGTTGGTATAGGTACTAACAATCCATCGAATCAATTAACGTTATATAGGACATCTGGCGATTATTTCCCGGTTTCCCTACAAGCAAATAATATAGGTACCCCCGGTACCTATTTAGGTATTCAGTTTGGTTACACTGGAGGTACTTATCAAAAAGGAGCCATAATATACGAAAGTCAAGATGTTTACGCCCGTGGAAAAATGCATTTTGCGTTAGATAATGGCGCTAATGCAGCTAATGCTGTAATCGCTGATAGCATAATGACAGTCGTATCCGACGGTAAAGTTGGTATAGGAACAACTGATCCAAATGAAAAGCTTACAGTTTCAGGTAATATTAGTGCAAGTGGTACAGTCTATGCTGATGCATTTAATTCAGTTACAGGTGGTACTGCAATAGATTTTAATGACAATATTGACTTAGCAGGTAATCTTACATTGAGTGGTTATGTTAGCGCTAATGGTGGTTATTGTAGTGATGAAAATGCTAATGCTAAGTTCGGTACATGCGCATTAAACGGTCTAACAACAGGTCTGTATAACGTCGCAATAGGTACAAGCGCTTTGCGTTCAAATACTAGTGGTTGTGACAACGCAAGTGTAGGTCAAGATGCTCTATACGCTAATACAACAGGTTGCAAAAATGTAGCGTTAGGTCGAGCTGCGTTAAGGTATAATACGACTGGTAGATGGAATTCAGCAGTTGGATTTGCAGCTTTGTTTTGTAACTCTTCTGGCTGTCAAAACACAGCTAGCGGAGCGTATGCTTTGTATGCGAATACTACTGCTAATGTAAATACTGCGTTTGGTGAAGCATCAATGAAATGTAACACAACAGGTGCTTGTAATGTTGCAGTTGGCGGTAGTGCTTTATATTGTAACACTACAGCTTCTTATAACACAGCAGTTGGTTTTCATACTTTATGTTCTAACACCACCGGTGCGTATAATACTGCTAGTGGTTATAAAGCATTGCGATTGAATACAACTGGTGGTTGTAACGCTGCGTTTGGTGTGCTAGCTTTAGAAGATAATACAACAGGTTGTCAAAATGTTGCACTTGGTAGTTCAGCTCTCTGTTCAAATACAACAGCTTGTTTTAATACAGCGGTTGGTGGTTGTTCTTTATTTGCTAATACAACAGGTGCTAATAACGTTGCAGTTGGTTATCAGGCTCTTACGACTAGTACTTGTGGAGATAATAACGTCGCGGTTGGTTATCAATCATTAAAGTTAACCACTATAGGCTCTAAGAATACTGCAGCCGGTAGCTTAGCGATGCTTGCAAACACAACAGGGGCTAATAACGTCGCCGTTGGTCGATCTGCTCTTTCCAACAATACTACAGGTTCGAACAATACTGCTAGCGGTACATATTCTTTATATAAAAATACTACAGCTGCAGACAATGCTGCGTTTGGTACATCAGCGCTACAAAACAATACTACTGGTACTCTTAACACGTCAGTTGGTAGGTTATCTTTATACAACAACACAACAGCAAGCTTTAACACAGCAGTTGGTGGTTGTTCTTTATTTGCTAATACAACAGGAGCATGTAACACCGCAGTTGGTGGTTTAGCTCTAGCATCCAACACAACTGGTTTAAGAAATACTGCAACTGGATATGGTTCTCTCCAAATGCAAACAACAGCTTGTAATAATACTGCAAGTGGTTATCGAGCTGCTAGATGTACTACTACTGGTAGTTATAACACCACAGTCGGTACACATTCTATGTTGTATAACACAACCGGTATAGGTAACGTAGCACTTGGTTACGCTACCTTGCAATGTAACACAACAGCTAATTATAACACCGGAGTTGGTTATGCTGCTTTATATGACAACACAACTGGAGCGCAACTAGTTGCTATTGGTAGACAAGCATTAGAAAATAATACAACCGGTAGTAGAAACACCGCTAGTGGTTACTTCGCTTTAGGTGCTAATACAACAGGTACTATGAATGTCGCAGTAGGAGCATATACTTTGCAATCTAATACAACGGGTGCTCAGAATACTGCTAGTGGTGTATATTCTTTACAATTTAACACAACAGGAACTGGTAATACTGCAAGTGGTTATAAATCGGCTTATTTTAACACAACAGGTAATTGTAACACTGCTACTGGGTGGTATGCCTTAGAAAGTAGCAACGGTAGTGATAATACTGCAACAGGTAATCAAGCAATGCGGAATAATCAAACCGGTAATTGTAACGTTGCTGTAGGTGCCCAATCGATGTGCGGTAATACAACTGGTGCTGATAATGTTGCTGTTGGTTATCAATCATTAAAGGCTAATACTAGTAGTAATGATAATACAGCTCTTGGTACATATGCTTTATGTTTAACAACTGGACATTCTAATACAGCTGTAGGTAAGTCTGCCGTACAAGCTAATTCTACAGGTGCCTTGAATACAGGTATTGGTAAGTTCGCTCTAAGTTCAAACACAACAGCTTGTTTTAATACAGGTATTGGTGCGTGTGCTTTATATCAGAATACAACAGGGGCATGTAACACTGCAATTGGTAGTTGCGCTCTAGTATCCAACACAACTGGAGAAATTAACACTGCTATCGGTCACCAGTCATTGTCTAAAAATACAACTGGTAGATATAATACGGCAGTTGGTAGTTGGAGAGCTTTATACTGTAACACAACAGGTTGTAGTCTTGTAGCAGTTGGTCATGGATCGATGTGTTTTAATACTACTGGAGATAATAACGTTGCAGTTGGTTTTGTAGCATTAAGAAATAATACAACTGCTTGTAATAATACTGCAGTAGGTTATTGCGCTCTGTTTAGTAATACAACAGCTAGTCATAACACTGCTTTAGGTAGAACTGCTTTATATGCTAATACAACAGGTGCCTGTAACACAGCAATTGGTGCATGTTCTTTATTTTCTAATACAACAGGTGCATGTAATACAGCGCTTGGTTTTAAAGCGTTGTTATCAAGTACTTGCGCTAATAGAAACGTTGCTATTGGTACTAATGCTTTATGTGCTACTACAACTGGTTCATGTAATATTGCAATTGGTCATGATTCTCTTAGATGTAATACGACAGGCAAAAGAAATACAGCATCTGGTTCATATACTTTAAAAGGAAATACAACTGGTAACCACAACAGTGCTTTTGGTTACGCTGCGTTAATAAACAACAGTACTGGTTCATATAATACTGCTAGTGGTTACAAAGCGGCGACTGGTACAAGTACAGGTAAGTATAATACAGCGCATGGATCGTTTGCTCTTTGTAAGAATTCAACTGGTTGCTGTAATGTAGCGATTGGTATGAACGCCTTACTTTGCAATACTACTGCGCACGATAATACAGCTGTAGGCACTCGATCGCTGGCTACAAATTCGACTGGTGAGCGCAATACTGCGCTTGGTCAGGGAGCCTTACAATGTAATACAACGGGTAGCAGAAACACGGCTATTGGTCGTACGGCTTTAAATTATAATACTACAGCAGATGATAATGTAGCGGTTGGTTATTATGCTCTATTATGTAACTCGACTGGCTGTAAAAACACTGCTTTAGGTACCCTAGCGTTACAAGAAAACACAACAGCCTCTTTCAACACAGCAGTTGGTGTATGTTCTTTATACGCTAATACAACAGGTAATAATAACGTTGCAATTGGTAGAGATGCTATGATCAACAATACTATAGGTTGTAGTAACGTAGTGGTTGGTAGTTCTGCTTTATATACTAATACAACAGGTAATTGTAACACAGCGCTTGGTAGGAGTGCTTTAAACTCTAACACAACAGCTTCATATAATACTGCAGTTGGTGCAAACTCTTTATGTGCTAATACAACAGGAGCTAATAATTCTTCCCTAGGTTTTGAAGCTTTACGAACTAACACAACAGGTTGTAATAATGTTGCTGTAGGTTTGTATAGTTTACTACAAAACACAACAGGTAGCTGCAATACTGCTTTAGGTCATTACTCTTTAAGTGAAAATACAACAGCTGATGGTAATACAGCGTATGGTGCATGTTCTTTATATGCTAATACAACAGGCGCTAGTTTAGTTGCAGTTGGTTATAATGCTTTAAAATCAAGCACATGCGCAAATTGTAGTACAGCAGTTGGTTTTCAAGCATTAATGGATCAAACTACAGGTAGTGGTAATACTGCAGTAGGACAAGCAGCTGGTGAAAATGTTACTACTGGTGTTGCGAATGTTATTGTAGGTGTGAAAGCTCTTTGTACAGCCACATCAGGTAATTATAACACAGCTTTAGGTTATCAAGCACAGAGACAAACTACTACTGGTAATTGTAATGTTGCTGTAGGTTACAATAGTTTGTTATATAACACAACAGGTTGTAATAATACTTCTATTGGTTTAGCTGCTTTATTTACTAACACAACAGCCTCTTTCAACACAGCAGTTGGTGTATGTTCTTTATACGCTAATACAACAGGTAATAATAACGTTGCAATTGGTGCATGTTCTTTATCTTCTAATACAACCGGTCAATTTAATACTGCAACTGGGCGCGCTGCTTTACAAAATAACACTACAGCTGATTACGCTACTGCATTTGGTGGCCTAGCTTTACATAACAACACAACTGGTTCATATAATACCGGTATTGGTTTTCATGCAGCGTCGTCTAATACTACTGGTTTTGGTCAAACAGCTGTAGGTTACCATGCATTAATTTGTAACCAGACTGGTTGCCGTAATACTGCATTAGGTATTTTTGCATTGTGTTGTAACGTATCTGGTAATGATAATACAGCAAGTGGTGCATATGCTCTATATAAAAATACAGGTTCAAATAACTCTGCATTTGGTTTTACAGCATTAATAACTAATACAACTGGTACTCTTAATACAGCAGTAGGCGGTTGTGCTTTATATGCTAATACAACTGGTTGTCGTAGTACAGGTATAGGATTTGAAGCTCTTAAGTCGGCAACGACTGGAGGATTTAATACTGCAGTAGGAACATATGCAGCAAATCAAACGACTGTTGGTAAATGTAATGTTGTTCTAGGTGGTGAGGCTCTGTTCTATAATACTACAGGTTGTATGAATACTGCTGTTGGTTTTAGATCAATGCAATGCAATACAACTGCTACCGGTAATACCGCGACTGGTGCATGTTCTTTATATGCTAATACAACTGGTGCTCAAAATACTGCTAGTGGTGCGTATGCTTTGGCTTGTAATACTACTGCCTCTTATAACACCGCTGTTGGGTGGTCTGTCCTGAGAGCTAACACAACAGGCAATCTTAATGCTGCTTTTGGTCGTACAGCTTTATGTGGTAATACAACTGGTAATCAAAATACAGCGCTCGGAACTCAAGCGATGCAAAGTAACACTACTGGTGATATGAATACTGCAAGTGGATACTTAGCTAGTTATAATAATACAACAGCAAGCCACAATTCCTCGTACGGTCGTCACGCTTTGCGTTGTACTACTACTGGTGGTTATAATACAGCAATAGGTGGTTCTGCTTTATGTCTGAATAATGGTACGTATAATGTTGCGTTAGGCCATTCTGCTGGTATTAATACTACTTCAGGAGCATGTAATGTATTTATAGGAGCAAACTCTTGTGCATGTGTTGCAACATATACAAATACAGTAGCTATTGGTCATGGTGCGATTGCTTGTACTAACAATTGGTTTGAGTTAGGTAACTCTAGTCAAGTAGTTAACTTGCCAGGTAAGTTGAGTATTGGTGGTAGTTGCGGTAATGCAGGTTATGTATTATGTACTGACGGTTCTGGTAATATTGCATGGACATCAATTTCTGGAGCTTCTGGAGGTGTTACTTGTGTTGCTACAGGCAATACTCATGTTGGAGATGGTTCAATGTCTAATGTAGTTGCTCTTTCAGCTATACATAATACAGCATATGGTTATAGGGCAATGTGCAGCTTGACATGTGGTAGCACTAATACAGCAGTTGGTTCGCTCACGTTAGATGCTCTTACAACAGGTAATGATAACACCGCATATGGTTATGCGGCCTTGAGTACTGTAACTACCGGTATTCGAAATACAGCTGTTGGTCGGTCAGCTTTAGTTAATAACTCAGGTAGTTATAATACTGGTATAGGATATAGTGCCTTGGCTTGTAATACATCCGGTGCAGAAAATCAGGCTTTTGGTTATAGTGCGATGTATTTAAATACAACTGGAGGATGTAATGTAGCATTAGGTAACGGTGCTGTAGGTAAAAACACAACAGGTAATCAAAACACCGGTGTCGGTCATAAGGCCTTATGCTCTAATACAACTGGTAATTATAGTACAGCGGTAGGTACAAACTCGTTATATACAAACACAACTGGTAATTCAAATACTGCAGTTGGTTCATGTGCAGCAAGAGCAAACACAACTGGTTGTAATAACGTAGCGATGGGTGTTTCTTCGTTATGTTCAAATATATCTGGTTGTCATAATACAGCGCTAGGTCATTTTGCTTTAGCAGCTAATACAACATCTCTTCGTAACGTAGCTGTTGGTATGGTTGCTATGAGACATAATACTACAGGCGCATGTAATACAGCTAGTGGTTATGCTGCTCTTTACTGTCAGACAACATCAAATCGTAACACAGCTTTTGGTGCTTATACTTTATATAATACTACAGGTAACTTTAATGTTGCTGTAGGTTATAATGCAGGTTGCTCCAACACTTCTGGTACACGAAATGTAGCAGTTGGTGATTCTGGTTTAAGGTCGAATACTACTGCTAGTTATAATACTGCATTAGGTTTTGATACCTTATCAACTAATACTACAGGAGAGTGTAATACAGCCGTAGGTGCGAATGCTTTATATAGTACCTCAACTGGTAGTTGTAATGTAGGGATTGGTCTAGACGCTGGTAAAAGTAATACAACAGGTACTGGATTAGCTGCAGTTGGTTTTAGAGCTTTATATTCTAATACTACAGCTGATAATAACACAGCAGTTGGAGCATGTTCTTTATATGCTAATACATCAGGAACAGATAATACAGCAGTTGGTACATTTGCATTAAAGAGTAACACATGCTGTGGTAGAAATACAGCAGTTGGAACTTGTGCTTTACAGGCAAATACTACTGGTTGTAGACAGACAGCACTCGGATATGGTTCTTTACATTGTGCTACAACCGGTAAAGTTAATACAGCAACTGGTTATTGGTCTATGGCTCGTCTCACTACTGGTTGTAGTAATACCGCAAGTGGTTATAAAGTGATGGAATATTCTACTACTGCAAAATACTCTGCTGCGTTCGGTGATAGGGCTTTGAGATGTAATACAACAGGGTGTTGTAATAGTGCTTTTGGTTTTTTTGCTTTATATAATAATACAACAGCTAATAGTAACACGGCAGTTGGTCTTTGTGCTCTAGCTACTAACACAACAGGTGGTTCAAGTGTTGCGGTAGGTGTAAAGGCTCTACTAAATAATACAACAGGTACATATAATGTTGCAGTTGGTACTCAATCTGCTTTGTACAATACAACAGCAAATAACAATACCTCTGTTGGTTTCCAATCGTTGAAGAAGAATACTACTGGTGCGTTGAATACAGTTGTTGGTAGTCAAGCTTTAACTGAAAATACTACAGGTTGTAATATTACGGCTAGTGGTTATAAAGCTCTTGCGGCTAACACAACTGGTAATTGTAATACAGCGCTTGGTAGCTGCGCAGGATTCACCAATACTACTGGCCAGTATAACCTATTCCTAGGCTCTAGAGCTGGTTATAGTAATACTACAGGTTCTGCAAATACATTTATTGGTAAGGATTCTGGTTACTATACAACATCTGCTAGTCATAACACTGCTGTTGGTAATGGGTCTCTTCTTGTTAACTCAACTGGTACTTTTAATACTGCAAGTGGTAGTTATGCTCTTTATGCAAACACAACAGGTACTTGTAATACTGCAGTTGGTTATAAAGCGTTGACAGCTAACACAACTGCAACAGGTAGTACTGCTAGTGGTTTTTATTCTTTAAAATGCAACACCGGTAATAATAATACAGCGTTTGGTAATAGAGCCGCTTTGAGTAACTCATCAGGTATTAATAATACTGCGGTTGGTTCACATAGCTTGTGTAGTAATACAACTGGTACACAAAACACAGCGGTTGGTATGAATGCTGTACGTAATAGTACCACAGGTTGTAATAATACGGGAGTTGGTTATGGAGCAGGTTTTTCGAGTACAACGTCTGATTATAATACAGCAGTTGGTGCATGTTCTTTATATGTTAATACAAGTGGCGCCAAAAATACTGCGGTTGGTACATTTGCTTTGATATCTAGTACATGTGCTTGTGTTAACACAGCAGTAGGTTTCAGAGCGCTCAATAAAACCACTACTGGTTGTGCTAATACAGCTGTAGGTAACTGTGCGTTATACTGTAATACAACTGGTTGTCGTAATGTTGCAGTCGGAGCTTGGGTTATGCAGTGTGGTGCTGGTACATATAACGTAGCAATGGGTTATAATACCATGCAATGCAACACCGGTAATAATAATACAGCTTTAGGTTACAACGCGATGTTAAAAAATACATCAGGTAACAATAATACTGCAGTTGGTAGAGATGCTTTATATTGTAATACTACTGCTTGTAATAATACTGCAGTTGGTTATAGAGCGTTATGCACTAACTCAACAGGAGCATGTAACACCGCAGTTGGTAATTGTGCATCTCAGTTAAATACAACTGGTGCATGTAATTCTTCTTTTGGTTATCAATCTTCGAGAAATACTACAACTGGTACGCGTAACTCGACATTTGGTACTCGCTCCTTATACAAAAATACTACTGGTGATGATAACATTGCAGTCGGTCATGACGCTTTACATTGTAACACAACAGCTAACAATAACGTTGCAGTTGGTGCATGTTCTTTATATGCTAATATTACTGGCGCTTCTAACACAGCAGTCGGTCATGGCGCTTTATATTATAATACTTGCGCGAGCTTTAATGTTGCAGTAGGCCAATGTGCTTTAAGAAATAACAGCGGAGGAGGTGCAAAAGAAAATGTCGCGGTAGGAAAAAACGCTCTTTTAACAAACAGTGACGGTTGTAGAAACGTAGCAGTTGGTCCAGATGCTTTAGCTTTTAATACAAGTGGTGTCAGAAACCAAGCATTCGGTGGTTGGTCATTACGTAGAAATACCACAGGTAATAACAATACTGCTAGTGGTTATTATTCTCTTAATTGTAACACTACTGGTGGTCAGAATGTTGGTATAGGTCATTACGCACATCGAGCTAATAGTACTGGTAGTAATAGTACTGCCATTGGTACATATGCTTTATGTAAAGCTACAATAGGGTGTATGGTTGCAGTTGGATATGCGGCTATGATTTGTAACACTACTGGTTGTCATAATACTACTGTAGGTTATCAATCTATGTATTATAATAATGTAGGTAACTTTAATACAGCACTTGGTCACAGAGCGTTATGTGGTAACTCTACAACGTCATGTGGAGGGGCTAATACTGCGATTGGTTATCAAACAATGATAGCTAATGTAAGCGGTGGAGATAACGTTGCGGTAGGCGCTAATGCACTCTTAGCTAATACATGCGGTAATCATAACGTTGCAGTTGGTAGGAACTCTTTATGCGCTAATACAACAGGTGGTTTTAATACTATAGTTGGTAGAGCTGCAGCTCAATCCAATACAACAGGTTGTGGTATAGTTGCTATTGGATATGGAGCATTAACAAATAACACAACAGCTAATAACAACATAGCTGTTGGATGTTACGCTGCTGTTAATACTACAACAGGTTCCGGTAATACAGCTATAGGGGCTGCAGCTATGTGTGCGAACACAACAGGTTGTTGCATAACGGCTGCAGGGTGGAACTCTTTAATTGCTAACACAACAGGTTGTGGTAATACTGCGTATGGTTATGCTTCTGGTTGCTCTATTACAACTGGTAATAGAAACGTTGCATTAGGTAGTTCGGCTATGGTTAATACTTCCTCTGGTAGTTGTAACATAGCTATTGGTTATGTGTCGATGAGATGTGGTACTACTCATTGTAATAATGTTGCAATAGGTACTGCAGCAATGCACAAACTTACCACTGGCGCTAATAACGTCGCAATTGGTCATCATGCTTTATGCACTAATACAACAGCTAATAATAATACCGCTGTAGGTTATCAGGCGTTAATGGATAACAGTACTGGTACTTTTAATGCAGCGCTTGGTTATAGAGCAGCATTTAATGTTTCTACTGGATGTCAGAACACGGCAAGTGGTTATAATGCTTTATATTGCGCTACAACAGGTTGTAAAAACGTTGCAGTTGGTACCAATGCAGGTTGTGTTATTACCACAGGGCATTGTAACATTGCAATCGGAGCTAGTTCTGGACCAACCTGTGGTAGTTTTTGTAATACAATTGCAATTGGTGAAGTAGTTACAGCTTCGGCTAGCAACTATACATACATTGGTAACAGTGCAACGGTCTGCTCAGTTGTCCCGAACATTTCTACTAACTGCCTTACTACTGGTGCGTTTATGGAAAGTAACCTCAGCTCCTTTGAGATAAAGGGCAATCCTACAGGAACGGTATTGATATGGAAAGATGGTAAAGCTATACCTTGTGAAGAAGAATACGATGTAACAGTATTAGGTGTAGCTGCAGATGATAATGAATCACCAATCATACTTGGAGCTGAGCCAGTATTAGTTACAGGACCAATTAACGAAGGAGACTTTATTGTTACATCTGACAAGAGAGGACATGGAAAGAAAGGATTTAGTAACAACTTGTTTGGTAAAGTTATTGCTCAGGCATTAGAGTCTGGAGAAGGTGATAGCTATACTATCAAGGCTATGATTAGGAAAATGTAACTAGAGATCTCGAGAAAATCTTTTTGCAAAACTTTGTGAGATTTTACATTAAGGGGTTTGAAAAATAAATAATTAAAGAGTATGGCGAAAATTGTTATAACCAATGGAGTAATACATTCCGATGAAGACTTTGAGTTACGTTCTGGAGCTGATGTTAATACAAGAACACGCTTTAGATTATGTAAGACTAATACAGGTCGGACCCGTTTTCAATCTTTATCAGCTCATACTGGTATATTCAAAGATACGCTCGAAGTCTGCGGAAACCTTACAGTTCATGGTACCTGTACTACTCTTAATACTACTGTAACAGCTACAACTACAAGTGCAACTGATAACTTTACTATTGTATCTACAGAAGCAGGTGCGTCTGCTGCTCCTGATTTTAAACTGTATAGAGACTCAGCCAGCCCAGCTAATAACGATTCTTTAGGCCATATTAAATTTAGTGGTAAGGATGCTGCAGGAAATGAAACAGAGTATGCAAGTATAAAAGGATGTATTCGTAATGTTGGTTCTGGTAGTGAATGTGGCGTAATTCTCAACACGGTTACTATTAATGGTTCGTTGTGCGATATATTTCGAGTAGAGCCCACAGGTGCATGGATGTTAAATAACAAAACTCTTTATATTAGCGGTACCGGTCAGCTAAGAAATTATGGCGCTAATTTAAGATTTTCTACTGGTGGTGGTGACTATAAAATGGTATGGGAACCAAACTCTACTACTAAGATGTGTTTAGATGGAGGAGAGTTAACAGTTTGTAATAAAGTTTATACACCAATATTAAGAGCTACTGCTTGTACATTTTATGGTGCTTGTGGTTCTAGTAAATTATCTTCAAGTGATGATCAACTGCTACATACTACGCAGTATGGCTGGATAAAAATTGGTCCTGGTAACTCCAGTTGGGCTCATATAACCACTGATAGAAACTGCTTTTATTTTAATGCCCCTATTGCCGTAGATGGTGGTCATGTAAAGTCTTACGATGAGGATTTAACTCTTTCGCGTACTGGTAGTACTACAAATAGAATTAATATAGGTACTGCTAAAACAACTAGTTGTCAGCCTATGAACATTTGTGGTTCTGGAGGAGCTGCAGTAATATGCGCTGCACACGATCTAGATGCTTATGCAACAATAGGTAGAGCTAAAATCGGTTGTATGTGCTGTATAGCGAACGATTGGGCTGGTTTTGGTCATTTGGATGGAGACGCATCCGGGGATTATGCATTACTGCAAAACTCCTCAGGACAAACACTTTTAAATGCAGCTACCGGCCAACCTATATCATTTAGACTTAATAACTCACAATGTGCTTTATTTTGTACTGATGGTAGTTTTACAGCATGTAAAGGTATTAGATCATCGGGAAGTGGGTGGATATATGCTTCTTCTTACTTCCAAGGATGTAGATTATACCCGCAAGGTTATACTGGGTGCTTTCATTTTTGTAGCGGTAATATGGCTTGTAACGACTGGATGACTGCTGGAAGGCTTTACCCTGGTGGTTCTTGGTTGTTAAATTCTCGACAAGGTTACCTAGTACCGCAGACTGGTAATGCTACGTGTTGGTTAAAGTTTGGAGCGATGTGTATACCGCAACACGGTTATAAAATGCAGATGAAAGTTGTCGCGAGTAATGGTTATGGCAGCAATTCAGACTCTACTCAAGAAACAACACTTATATTTCAAACTGCAAATACTACTGAAGGTGCAAGTGGTTCAAGTGTATGTGCAGCTGTACATTCCTTTATAGAAGGTAGTACTAAACATGAATGCGGAGCTCCTCACTGTTTTATTGTACATGAAGTTAATTCAAGTTTTTATGAATTTTTTGGACGGTTTGGTAGTTATACAGGGGCTGGTAGTTATTATACAGTCGATCACGGACCCACTAGTGGATGGATAGCATGTAACTCTTTTGTAGATCCTGATTCTTGTACAGGTTCTTGTTTAGTATCTGTACCTAATAGAGGTACTATATTTTGTACATCGAGCTCTACTACATGTATATGTGGTACTGCTGTACCTCAGGGCGATATATGCATGAACAATGGTTCACGTGGTTATAAGTTAGGTACTGATACCGCTGGTTCTGGTAGTAGAGCTTATCTAGCATTAGATTCTGACGGTTCTGACGGTATTGGAGCTGGTACTGATTATTTCTTCGTTGCTAATGATGGTTCTGATACCAAATTTTATAATGAAGGACCAGAACATATTAGACTATGTAGTAGTTCTTGTGTTGTTTTTTGTAAACCAATACAAACTTGTGTAATTAAAAATTATGGTGCTACTCCATACATGTGTGTTTGTAATGGTTGTTGTTTGATAGGTGGTATACAGTTTAGGGACTGTCAAGGTTGTGTTCGAGGATATGTTTATCATGATGGTACTAGTAATTTTGGTTTATTGAATTGCGCTGGTACTTGGTCTCTTAAAATAGTAGGTGACCAGTCTGGCACCATATATAGTTGTCATACCCATTGCTTCATGAAAAATATTGGTCTTTATGGGGGATCAGCTAGTCGGGTTTGTATAGGGGGTAACCGCGCGATAGAAGGTAATAGTGGTATATTATCTTTAGGAGAAGATTTTACTAGTGTGTGTTTACGAGCTACTTGTACAATTACAGGAGGTAAGTTAACAGTTGCAGGTACCTGTGCTGTAGGTGTATTAAATGCAATTCAAGACGGAGGGACTGCTTGTTATGCTCTTAACCTTGTTAATAGTCTTAATGGTGGTGGTACGTCAATTATGTTTAATGATAATCCTGCAAGTACCCAGAGAGGTTACCTTAGACATTTTCATGCTGATTCTTGTGATGCTAGTGGTGCTGGAAATTCGTTTCACTTTGATAGTACTGAAGATTCAACTACAGTACGTATAGATCAAACAGCTGGAGCTTCAGGATTTTATATTGGTTCAAGTAAAATGTTAAATGCTTGCGTGCATGGTTCCGTTCTTTGTGCTACAAGTTGTGTTACGGGGAATGTTATTGAGACTTCTGGTAGTATTGTTAGGTGGTGTTATCCATCTAATTGCGGCCCATATCTCCAGACCGGTGGCACTTACTCTGCCCCTAGTTTAGCTCTTAAAAGGCATGACGGAGACTCTAGTAACAGTACATTTGTTGCTGGTAAAGTTTGTGGTACAACATGTTTAGCTACTAATGTTATTTCTAGTAGTGGTAGTGCACCTTCTGATTACGGTGCATTGGCAATTGAAGGAAACAAAGGAGGGTATGGTGGTGTTCATTTCTGTGGAACAACTTTTATGTCAGCATCAGATTGTGGTGGTGGTGGTATTTATAACGATTCTTGCAATCAATGGGTGCTATATTTTGGTAGTGGTTCTTCTACTTACCTTTATCAAGCAGGTGCGGCGAGATTCCGCACTCTAGCTAATGGGTCTCGTACGTGTTCTTCTGCTGGGTATATAGACATTTGCCCAACAGGTAGTTGGGGCCATTTTATAACTGATAGAAGTAAATTTTATGTAAATAAACCATGGATCGTAAATACTGGTTGTATTGGTTCTTATGATGAAGATTTAATACTGCATAGAGGTTGCGCAAATAGTACTGCAGCAGAAAGAATTACAATTACATCAGGTACAACTCATATATGTCAGTTTACAAAAGTTCATGGTAATCTATGCGTTACAGGTACGGTTTGTGCTGATGGTATGGAAGGAGATACCCTTTCATGCGCTACTATGTGTACGGGTACTATTTGTTTTAATACTAGTTGTGTAACAGGGTATGATGCAGTATATGATGTATATGTTTCAGCTAACCCGAATTGTGCTGGTTCAGGATCATATAGAGATATAGTACATATGTCAGTATATGTTACCACAGGTTGGAGTGGTTCAGCAGTGACTAAGTACATTAACCACGTAAATAATTTTGTTAGAGGTACTGTACATGATTCGGGTGGTGGGACAATAACTGCCGTACCTAAATTACTAGTCGGTACAACAGGGTGCGAGTGTTATGCTGCTGCTTGTGCAACTTGCTTGCAAATTCAAGTAGCGGGCGGGTCATATAAAAATAACACATGTGTGAAAATTAAAAGAGTTTTTTAAAATACTATGGGATTATTAAGTCAACAATATGGAAAAGTAGTCGAGCTTACTGCAGGAAGTACCTTATGTACTCCTACTATACGTGCGAATAGTGATAACGCTAGTGGTTGTGTGCGCTTTGGTAATATATGTGTTGGTTCAGAGAACTTATATAACACAATACAGAGTTGTACTAATCTCCATTTTCGCGCGGCTGGTAACTGTCCTATTATCATCGGAGACTCTGGCTCTACTCATACTAAAGTTTGTAATACTTTGTGTACTCCTACTGTGTGTGCTGCTTCCTGTCTTCGTAGTTCTGGTAATACATACTCAGACAATTACCTTGTTGACGCTGGGGATGGTAACGGTATTAGATTCTGGAACGGTTCCCAGAGTTATAAAATATATATGTCTTCGACCGGAGGTAGTGGAGCTGGTGAGCTTTGGTCACAAGGCGATTATAATATGTATTTTAAAATGTTAGGTAACAACGGGTCTGGTACTAGTTACCAGAGAGGGTTTGTTTGGCAAGAAGATAATGGGTCTGGTACAACACAAAATTTAGCTCAGTTGAACCACCAGGGTTTGAGGTTCGCTTCCACATCATGTGGTTTTATATGTTCTTGTACAGGTTGTATAAAATATCCGATTTATGCAGCTCGTTATAGCGACGGGAATAATAATTATAGAGGATTATTTTGCTGGAATAAACTTCAACTTGGTAATAACGGTGTGAACCAAATAATAGCAGGAGATGAAGCAGGAGGAGGTCGGTTTGAGTTTGTAGTAAATAACTGCGCCGATGCCACAGCAAATCCTAATGGCACTACAGCTATGGTAATGTGTCAAGGCGGTGGAGTATACGGTTGTGTTTGTTTACAATCTCCGAGAATATGTGGTACTAGTTGTCTTAGAGGAGCTACTGTTTGTGCAACAGGTCAAGCACGTGTATGTTCTATATGTACCGTTGGGGATGTGTGTAATACAATAGCTGGTCAGTTGAGCGTTAATTGTTTGTGTTCTACAACTAGTATGACTCGTTCGTTCCCGACATGGAGTATTATGGGTACCCGTTATTTACCTCAAGTAAATGCAAGCGCTAATCTTCCTGTAGGTTGGCATACAATTTTTATTAATACAGGTAGTAGAGCTGGTGGTAGATTTGTTCTTAGAGATACAACTGGTAGTAGGCATCAATATGTTGTGTTTTATGCCACTCATATGTATGGAGAAGGTAACAGTATTAATGTATTAAGCTATAGTAGATATATTAATCAACCTATGCAGTGTATTCGAATAAAGGATTCTAGTACATACGACGGTGCTGCTTTGCAGGTTTATGTGTGTGATGCGACTAATAATCTCGTAGCATATGAAGCAGGAGATAATATACACTCAAGTGGTTGGTATTTTCTAAATTCGTGGTGTTGTGATGCATGTGTACCTTATAGTACTTCATGTTTTAATGCTTGTTGGCCTGCTGGTTGTTATTGTACCAGTGCTAGTGTAAATTTACAGTGTATACAAGACGGTGGTCAGATTCTTACAGGTAAATTATACGCACCTGTTATTTGTGGTACATCATGTGTACAGAGTGCTGCTATTTGTGGTACAACTTGTGTAAGAACAGCTTGTGTACACTCTACAGGTAATATATGTGGTACTGAAATTTGTTCTGGTTCGTGGTTTAGAAATGCTAATTCAGGTCAAGGACTATATAACACAGGTACAGGATTTCATTTTTATTCTACTGCGACAAATAATGTTCGGTTTTATAGTGGTCAAGCTAATAATATCGGTCTACAAGGATTTAGTTGTGGTGCTGGGCGTGGTTGTTTACATTTTAATTGTGATAATCAAATTCATATATATGACTCTGGTGGTAATGCTAGAATTTTAGTAAACTCTAGTACTGATATCAGATTGTGTAATACAACTTGTGTATATGGTAATATTGTAGGTGGTCGGATTTGCTCAACAGCGACAGGATCTTGTGCAATTGTATCTGCTGGTGGTATATGTGTTACATCTGATTGGTACAGAATTACAGGTAATAATGGACTTTATTTTAGTAGTCATACAGCAGGTATACACGGTGGGGGTACTGGTGTTGTTTGTGCATACAATAATGGAAGATTTTGTTCTAACGCGACTACAAACTGGGGCTTAAGGTCTGCGGGTTGTATATTAGCAGTAAGTTGTATGCAAGCTAATTGTAATGTTTGTGCTGGTTGTGATTTGGTATCAGGTAACGCAACATGTGTAGGAGAGTGGGTAAGATTTGGCTCTGCAACAAGAGGGTTATATTGGAGTGGTAACTGTAGCTTACATCTATATCCAGCATGTTCAAATACTCCGTACATGCACTTAAGATCGTGTCACTCTAATACTGCTCTAGTAATAACTACGAGCGATAATACTACAGCACGTGGTTATTTATATGGAAACTCGAGTAACAATATCGGTATATTAGACTCTAACGGGAATTGGGCTATACGACATGTAGCTAGTTCTTGTACTGACTTTAGAATAGGTAATAGTGTGAAAATGAACCTATATACAGGCTGTCTTTGTCATTGTGGCATTATATGCGCTGCTAGCTGTCTTAGAGCTCCTACGGTATGTGCTACAGGATGTGTAACTGCTCCTAATGTTTACTCTAACGGAGCTAATGTAACTAATATGGCACAAGGTTGCTGTAAGTGGAGACAATTTATGGTTTGCGGAGATGCAGATACTTTTTACCCTGTGTGTTATTTTAGAGGTTACACGTTCGGATATAAAAGGTATTCGATAAATAGAAGTTATAATTCTACTGCTCCTAATACATGGTATACATCAACTCACAAAGGCGGTTTAAATTATACTTGGGAACAAACATCAGATACCCAATGGGGAGGTAACGATAGATCTTTTAGAGTCAACCAGGTTCGCGAAATTTATACTACTGTTATAGGCGGTCACGTACATACAGTATCTGGTGGTATTGTATTACTAAGAGGTGGTGGTGCTCTTTATTGTTACGCTTCAGATGCTATGTGTAATAGTTGTGTTTGTGTATATGATGGCACTGGTGGTACAGATTCTCAAGGAATGCCTCATAGTACGTGTACGTACTTTTGCCCGGGCAACTGTGCTTGTGTTTGTGCACTAACTTGCGCTAATGCACAAACCTGTAGAAACAGTACTATTTGTAATACCTCTGCTTACCCCCTACAAATGCAAGGAGTCGGTAATGGTTCTGCTACGACTGGTTGTTTTTGTGTGGTTCGCTCAGCTGGTCATCTATGCGCGGCTGATAGCGTATGCGGACCTTATATAATCGGTTCTACGTGCGCGAGGGCTCCTTATGTATTAGCTACTAACTGTGTACATGCTTGTTGTGGTATAACTTTTACTCACTCTAACTGGTCTGGAGAAAAAACTAAAATACAAGCTCATTCATGTCACCTGTACTTCCAAAACTATAACACTGGTTGTTTCTTTTTTAGAAATTGTGCCGGATCTAACATACTGCATCTTAACTGCGCTGGTTGTTTATATGTTAACAATTGTATTAAAGCTGCTAGTAATATTTGCTCTTGTCTTGGTATTACAGGTTCCTCATATTTACGTACACCAGGTTATCTGCAAACTGGTAATCATATTTACGCATGGTCTCAGACTCAAAATTGTATAACATTTGGAGTTGGTAATGCAGCAGGTAACGGCTGGATTCACCCACTAAAAGTATGTAGATGTGGGTCGGTTGTTATAGACGGTGCTGATAGAAATTCATCGCTCGACACTGCATTATTAATATGGCAATGCAGTAATAGTGATTGGGCTATGAGGGTTTGTAAAAATGTCGGTACTGCTACTGAATACGGTATTAAAGTAGAAATGGGTGCGTCAGCTACTTATGGTTATGATGCAATATTTGGTGGGGTGCGTAAATTTACAGTTTCTTATAACCGAGTATGTCATAACCAGAATGTATGCGCTGGGTCATGTGTTGTCGCACCAAGAGTATGTGGTAGTACTTGTGTAAGAGGTGGTGTTGTTTGTGCTACTTCTGGTTTTTACGGAGATGGATCTAACTTAACTGGTATATCTGCTGGTGGTAGTTTATGTGGTAGTACAGGTTCCGCAAATGGCAGTTGTACTACTTTAGGTTATTGTGCATTACCTAGCGGTACAGGGACTGGTAATGTTGCGATCGGTTTCAAAGCAATGCAAGCTACTACATCAGGGTTCTTTAATACTGCTAGTGGGTATAGAGTTATGTGCTGTAATACAACTGGTCATAATAATACAGCATTTGGTATGCAAGCTTTGTTCAAAAATACTACTGGCTTTAGGAACACCGCGGTTGGTGTTTCCGCTTTATATAATAATACCGCTTCGTCTAATACCGCTGTGGGTGGTTGTGCGATGCAACAAACCACTACTGGTGGTCAGAATACTGCGGTAGGAGTTGGTGCGTTATATGCAACCACGTCAGCTAGTAGTAACACTTCAAGTGGTTATCAATCGGCCTACGCGACTACCACCGGTCAACAAAATACTTCAATGGGCGCTAAATCTTTAAGAATTAATACTACAGGTGGTCAAAATGTTGCACTCGGTTATTACGCGATGTATAGTAATACTGGTGGTAGTACTAACGTTGCAATTGGTTGCGGTGCTTTATATGGTAATACAACTGGTGGTAATAATATTGGTATTGGTAAGCATGCAGGTTGCGCTAATACAACAGCTTGTAATAGAACTTACATTGGTAATGCATCTACCACAAATACATATATATGTGGTGCGTTGAGTAAGTCTTCTGGTTGTTTTAATATACCGCATCCTGATCCTGCTAAACGAGAGAAATATGACTTGGTACACTCGTTTGTAGAGTCTCCAACCGAAGGTGATAATATTTATAGGTGGACAACAGAGACAACTAATTGTAGGTCAGTAATAGAGTTACCTGATTACTATAGATATCTTAATAAAAACGATCAAGTATGGATTTCACCGAATCGTCACTTTGGTAATGCATATGGAGAAGTAACAGAAGATCAAAAATGTTTAATTGTTTGCTCTGAAACCGATGGTAATTATAACGTATTATTAATAGGTACACGTAAGGATGCCGCAGTTCAAAGCTGGGAAGGACCTGAGGTACTTGCTGAGAAGAAGTATAAAGAGTAAGTTGAACTTTGATAAAACATACACACTGGAGTTTTAATTGTATGTAGATAAATTTTTACGTGGACAAACATATTATCTTTCACGTAGAAGGCGGTATCGGTAAGAACATTATGGCTACGGCAGTTGCTGAAGCTATATCAAAAGCACATCCTGATAGAAAATTAATCGTAGTAGCTGCATGGGCAGCAGTATGGGTAAATAATCCTCATATTGAACGTTTTTATATGCTGGGTGCAACACCATACTTCTTTGAAGATTTTATTAAAGGTAAAGATACTTGGATCTTTAAATCCGAACCATACCATCATCATGACTTTTTAAACGGTAAGAGATACCTTGCAGATATTTGGTGCGAGCAACTAGGCGTACCATACAACGGAGAAATGCCCACAATAGTTCTATCTAAGAATGAGAAAGATAATATGGATAGAAAACTTCGTGGTTTTGGTAAGCCTATTTTTGCTCTACAAACTAACGGAGGTGGACCACAAGACTATCCAGTATCATGGGTAAGAGATGTACCTCTATCTAATCTTAAAGAAGTACTAAATGAAGTTAATAAAGAGTATAAGATTATTCATATTAGAAGGAAAGATCAGTTAGAGATTAAAGGTATTGATTATATTGAAACTCCTAATGTAAGAGACTTATTTGCTCTTATAGAATATTCTCATAACAGATTATTAATTGATAGTTTTGGTCAGCATGCAGCGGTAGCATTAGATAGACCATCTACTGTATTATGGCCTATTGATAACGTTAAGACATTAGGTTATCCTGATTTCCATAACAATATTGTATCTAATGCTGATACTCGTAAAGTACATTTGATTGATAGTTACTTAGGTGCTCATCCGATCAATGGAGAGTTCTTACATGAGTGCCCATTTGATAATGATAATATATTTGAATCACAACCAATCTTAGACAGTCTCGAAGAGTTAGAAGAGAAAGAATTTTACGAACCACCTGCAGGGGTGAGAGTAAGTAACAAGCAAGAGAAGAACTTATTTGATACTGCTAAACCATTACCTCCTGAGCCTGTGCTAGCTCAAATGAATAACCCATTCCCTCCAGCACCAGGTAAACGTACTAATAGACAAAAACCTAAGAAGCGTAGAAAGTAATGTCAACAATCTTTTTTCAGTCCTCTATGCCGAGGGCAGGTAGTACATTATTACAAAATGTACTTGCTCAAAATCCCGACATATATGCTACACCTACCTCAGGTGTATTAGAGCTAACCTTTGCTGCTCGACATATGTTTAACGAATCTAATGAGTTTCAAGCTCAAGATTCTAAAACTATGGAGGATGGTCTTATTGGTTTTCTTAATGAAGGTATACATGGGTGGTACGATAATATTACTGATAAGCCCTATGTAGTAGATAAGAGTAGAGGCTGGGGTATACATTATGACTTCTTAGATGCATTCTTAGAGTATGAACCTAAGATCATTTGTATGGTTAGAGATCTTAGACAGATAATCGCCTCTATGGAAAAGAAATTTAGAGAGAACCCTCTCGACCATGACCCTATAGTTAATTGGTCAGAAATGTCGGGCACAACCGTTGAGAAAAGAGCATCTGTATGGTTACAAACACAGCCTGTAGGCTTAGCATTAGAGCGTTTCGGTGAGATAATTAAACGCGGATGGGATAAGCATATGTTGTTTGTAAAATTCGAAGACTTCACAAAGTATCCAGATGAAGAAATGGATAGGATATATGACTATCTAGAACTTGACTCTTATACTGGACACAACTTCAATAAAGTAGAACAGACTACAAAAGAAGATGACACCGTATACGGAATATACGGTGATCATAAAATTAATCCTGTAGTAAGCGAATTACCACAGGATTATATCGACGTTCTTGGTGTTAAAACTTGCGACCATATAAAAGAGGTCGGAGAGTTTTATTTCAAGTATTTTAATTATTAAGCAGCGCTGTTAGACTGATAATAAGTCCTACCCTCTGTAATAGCGGTATTGAACTTACTCTTCTGAGCTGTTGTAGCAGTTTCAGTAAACCAATCTTTATCCATCATAAGTTCGATGTGTCGATAGTTTCTGTCTGCATCATCAGCTTTTTCAGCTGTAGTTTGTCCTGCTACTGCCTCTGTATTATCTATGATATTGTCAATAACTGTAACAGAATCTAACGCGGCAGTAACTGCTGCCTGCGCTTCCGTCGAATTTGCTGTTGGTTCACCTTCTGGCATGTAAGTATTTAATCAAAGTTGACTAAATTCCACCGTGGTATAAATAATTTTCGTTATGGATCCGATACAAGCATTAGATATGTTAAATCAGGTTGTAAAAGGTATTAAGCTACCTTACAATGAACACGTCTTACTTGAAAGATCTGTAGATGTTCTTAAAGACGCACTACAAAGTGGTGGTGGTCAAGAACCTGCAGAGCTTCTAGACACAGATGAACCTGTTGTACTAGAAGATGAAGCCCCTACACCAACGAAGGCGAAGGCTAAAACCCCTCGTCGTGGCGGAAGGAGGAAGAAGTAATATGGCGAACATTAGTCAAGGTACCGAAGCACCCGCTGGAGCCCAAGCACAACCTCAGCAAGAAGGTGGGCAAGAGATTAATCTAGATGAGCTCAGTACTGAGCAAGCATTTGGGTTTCTTACAAGCGCTGTAAGATCACAGCCGTTCACATATATGGAGCATGTTCAATTAGAGCAAGCTAGAGCGGCAGTAGGAACAGCAATTGGACTCGCACAACCCGCTGAACAAGTTTAACATAGATTAAACATAATAAACAAAAGACTCCGAAAGGAGTCTTTTTTTTTATGCTTCTTGATAAATTTCACTCGCTTCAAACTCAGTCATAAATGTTTTGATATCTAGTCTAGACTTATCCATATTTTTAAGATACAGATGAGTTTCTTTTATTAGCTCAATATCATTTATCTTTTTATTAGCAGTCTCTAGCGAGTTATAATAGAAGGGATAATCTTCACCTAGGTATTGTACTACAGCTGGGTGACAATTAACTAGAAGAGGAATGTTTCTCGATATACAATCAGTAACACCGTTATTAGCGCTTGTGTCTATTAGATATAAAAAACCAATTGTATCAGTCATGAACTTATCAAACTCTTTATTCTCTAAATGCTTATGTACTATAACGTTACCTTTAATTTGTTCCCCAGTATACTCTTGCTTACGTTTAAACTCTTTCATCTGCTCATCATATATTTGATGCGCATAAGGTAATCTACCTAATAAGACATTTTTAGGCATTTGAGTGTTTAACAGCCAATACTTTTCAAAGTCTCTCAACCAGTAACCTAAACAAGTAACTTGAGGTTTCTCTAAGAATGCATTTAAATTAAACTCTTCTACATCTAACGGTGTTGGGTGTAATAATGTTTCAACCAAAATATGATCGAATCCGTATTGGGTAAAAATATATCTTACATGTTCTTCTAAATCGTCTGATAAAGTAAATATACCTTTACAGTTACGCATAGCTAATACAAACGGTAATCTAGCGCACATGTTTATAGGGGTCTGTTTTATATCAAACGGTTTAGGTATAATCATTGGGTTGTGTATAAAACCAATCCAATCTTTTTTGTGATGAGGAAGTACTTGAGGCTTATCGTTGTTAAAGCAATAATCCCAATCGAATGTTCTTTCTATAAATTCATCTATGAGTATGTCTGCTGTATCGTTGTGAAAGCGTTTTACCATACAGGCATTAACCCAGTTCCACCCTGCTCGATGAATCTCTTCTCTGAAAGTTTTTTTCCTTAGAAAATTAAATTGCTTCACAATAACTCTTTATCGCGCTTTACACAATAATATGTATCTTTTTTTGTTTTATTAACGAAAGAACAATTATAATATAATCGTTCGATTTTTTTCCATACAGCAGTACTGTTTTCGTTAAGTAAGTGAGAAGATCTAAATTCAGTCGCGCCAAGATCTAAGCATTTTGATATTGTAGCAGTATAAAATTGAAAGCCAAGATTCAACCCATGCAGCTTTCCATGAACATCAGAGTTAGTAATTGTAAATATTTTTTGACCGTCAATTCTCTCAATATCTCCTTTTAGCTCTCCTTGTTCCTTCCCACCCATTATTTCTATCAATTTTGATTCAAATGTCTGGTCATGTAATTCGACATAAACTTCAAACTTAATTGTGGCTTGAATTATCATCGGCTGATACTAAACTTATTTAATGATTCACTCCGACATACTCAACTCTTTATCTGATGAGGAAAAGGTTATGCTCTTAGCTTGTGTTAATCACCATACAGGCAAAGAGTATGATTATACAGACTTGCAATATTTCAGAAGAAATGTTTTTAAAGAAATTCTACAAAACTATTACAATATTATAAACGAGAAGTTTAAACCAGATTATAAAAAAATGGTTGATAATATTAACACAGCATTTAAATCATTATAATGTCCTTCAGGTTGTTCATTCTGTCATTAATATTGCTATGTGGCTGTAAGTCTAGTGATATTAATCAAGGTAAGGTAATCTCTCACGATGAGTATAAACATTATTATGTTGTAAAAGATCAGGGCACAGACAAGGATATAGGTGAAAAGGTTGATACCGTTGCTGATAAAATAAAGAAGGTATTCAAAAAAGACCCTCCTGTTAAGTCAGCAACAACAACTAAGCCTAAAACCATTACAGCGAATAAACCTAAAGTTGTACCACCTATAAAACTTCCGAAAAGGAGAGTTAGAGAGACTCAGGAAATAACTGAGCTACCTATTATTGTAGATGAAACTAAACTTATGCCTATGACAGAGGAGCAAGTTGAGATTGTTGAGCTTAAAAATAATTTTGTAGCTTCTGTTGCATATGTTCAAGCAATTTTTATATTAGGGTTAGTTGGTTTTATACTTTATATCTATCATAAGAATAAAAAGAAGAAAATAGTCTCCGATAAAGTGTTGAAATTATAACCTAACTTTATCAATAAGAATATTATATGACCTACCTTGATCTTTTAGAGAAACTTCAAGCATTAGATGAGGACCAGCTAGAACAAGATGTTGAAGTAGTTGGCGACTGTATTAGAGACGAATATTACGACATCGATGTCCGGTTAGATGATGATGGATACACTGTCCAGATAAGCCTTACCTAAGTTCTTGCATACCTCTGCAGATAAATTATTATATGCGTATGAATGAATTCGAGTCACTTGATGATATGTTAAATTATGTTTCTGATAATGCAGACACAATTCTTAAAAATGTTGATTATGACTCAGATGATCCAGAAGGTATGAAAAAAGCACTAGAAATGAAAGCAATGCAAGAATTGCTAGACGAAATGGTTGCCGAAGGTTTGCTTAAAATCGTTGGTAAGAATGAGAACGGGGATGATCTATATCAATGCGCTGACGAATAATGTACGTAGAATCTATTCTAATAAAAGATAAAGAACAACTCATCCCATTTGTAAATCTAATAAATGAAATTTGCGAAACGTGTCTGATAGAAGATCAATACGTTAGCGATTGGATGACTACGCATCACAACTTCTTAAATAAGACTCCATTAGAAGAGTTTAATGAAAATGGTATGGATAGAATCCTAGATTTGTTAGCCCTAATTCAACTTGATGAAGCAGATGTAATTGATTAATATGGAAACGTTAAATAAAACATGGTTCGTAGATGTAGATGGAACAATCTTACATCATCACACAAATGATAGCTTGGATAAACTTATCGAGGAGTATGGGGATGATAGTTTTAAATATGAACAGCCTATTATTAGCGCAGTAGAGTTTTTTCAAGACTTACCTGAAACTGATATTATCGTCATTGCGACCGCTCGTGAAAAAAGACACATCGACCATACATTAAATGTATTAGAATATATTGGTATGCCGTTTGATCAATGGATATTCGAGTTGGGCGCAGGCCCTAGGGTTGTGGTAAACGATATCAAACCACCTGGTGCAGCTGGTAATAAACGAGCTCTTAAAACAGCTTATGGAATTAATGTAGATCGAGATGGAGGAATCACAGCAAAACATCGCGCAATCGCCGCAAAATTTTAAAATGGAAACAAAAATAGGTACCCCGTTTACGAAGACTTCTACTTTAGTAATGCTATGCGGAAGTGGAGAGTTAGGTAAAGAAGTTGTAATTGAATTACAGCGTTTAGGCGCTGAAGTAGTTGCAGTGGACTCATATGAGAATGCTCCAGCGCATCAAGTAGCAGATCATTCAGCTGTTATTGATATGCTTGATGAAAAACAATTGAGGGATGTGATCGTTAAATACAACCCTAATATTATTGTTCCTGAAATTGAAGCTATTGCTACAAATGTCCTCAAAGAAGCAGAAGAATGTGATCGTACAGTCATACCAAATGCTAGAGCAGTTCAACTTACTATGAACCGAGAAGGTATTCGGACTCTTGTAGCTGAAGAGCTAGGATTAAAGACTTCTAATTATAAATTCGCTTCTACTAAAGAAGAGTTTGTTACTGCTGTTAATGAAATTTCTTTACGGTCTTCTGTAGACGACCACTTCTTACCTTGTGTAGTTAAGCCAATTATGTCTTCTAGCGGTAAAGGACAGAGTGTAGTTAGATCGTTTGATGATGTACATACTGCTTGGGACTACGCTCAAACTGGAGGTAGAGCTGGAGCTGGTCGAGTTATTGTAGAAGAGTTTATCGAATTCGATTATGAAATTACTTTACTCACAGTAAAGCATAGCGATGGTATTTCTTTTTGTGAACCTATCGGACATGAGCAAGTAGATGGAGACTATATCAAATCCTGGCAACCTCATCCAATGTCTGGGGATGCTAGACAAAAAGCTCAAGATATTTCTAGAAGTGTAGTAAGCAATCTTGGTGGTTATGGGGTGTTCGGGGTAGAGTTATTCGTTAAAGGTGATGAAGTTTATTTCTCTGAAGTATCTCCACGACCACATGATACTGGGTTAGTGACTATGATCTCTCAAGATCTATCAGAGTTTGCTCTACATGCTAGAGCTATATTAGGACTACCAGTTCCAGAAATTCTACAGCTAGGTTTCGGAGCGTCTCATGTTATTAAGTTAGAAGGTGAGAGTGACAGTGTAACATTCTCAGGCTTCGAAGGGTTAAAAGAAATTGGTACACAAGTGAGACTATTTGGAAAACCTGGAGTAAAAGGTTCGCGACGTATGGGGGTTGCTATAGCATTAGATAATAAATTAGAGTATGCAAAAGAAAAAGCCGAACGAGTCGCACTCAGCGTTAAGTCCGAATTGTAAGATTATAGCTATTACTTGGAAAGATGAAAGATGGTCTGCATCCCTAAAAGAGCTACAAGGAATAAACGAGATGCTAAGAAAAAACGGCGAGCTAAAACGACCATCTCTCCTTCGTCGAATTATCAATATGATATCCTCCCTGAAGAAGTAGACGGTCAAGACTATTTCGTATGGTTTTGGTAGTTGACATCCTCTCTAGATCACATAATATAGAGTTATGACATGGTACGTTATTAAAGAATTAGCAAAAGATGACATTTGGTTCATTCTTTTTCTTAACTGGTTAGTTTGGACATTATGACTTGGTACGCAAATTCAGAAGGACGACACGGAGCAAGTGGTCGTAAAGGAGACCTAGGTGAAAAGCTAGTAGAAGAATATTTTCTGCATAATAGTATAACTTATGAACACAAAACTGATATTGAAAGTCAAGTCCATAAAAAGATTGACTCTAGTGTTGGAGATAGAACCATTGATGTAAAGAACAATATTTACAAAGGTTGGCATTGTGTCGAAGTAGGTAAGAAAAATGGATCTCCGGGTTGGTTATTTACATCGAGTGCTGATAGTATTTACGCTGTAGATTATGAGAACAAAAACATTTATTCATATGATCTACTCGAGATGCGTAATCATATTAATGTAATTCGATGGGAGAAGAAGTCAGCTAAGATTACGAAGAATGGGGATCAAGTTATCTGGGTTAATGTGAATGAACCATTCTTTACTAAGCTACAATAGAGCCAGTGTGGTGAAATTGGCAAACACAACAGACTTAAAATCTGTCGCCCTTTTGGGCTTGTCGGTTCGAGTCCGACCACTGGTACCATTTAAATGAAGAAGTTATTATTACTAGTAGGATTGTGTGGTTGTACTACTACGCAACAAGTTTATGACGACACATATCGTTATTATGTGATGGATGTCCATGGAACAGAGCCAGATGCGGTATTTGACGAAAGAGTAGATGCTGCAAAATATGTTGAAGAGTTCAAAGAGTTTCATGACTATCGAATAGTCAAAGCACAATCATATACTAATGAGAATGACTAAAAATGAAAAGATCGCAATGTGGATGCTAATATTAATATTAGTCATTGCAAATTGTATATTAGCAGCCATGTACTTAGTTTAGCTCCAGTAGCTCAATTGGATAGAGCATCTGCCTTCTAAGCAGGTGGTTACTGGTTCAAGTCCAGTCTGGAGTGCCATATTAAATCTTTGACGAATCTTAATACAATCTTAATCGAACCCTAAACTTCGTATACTAAGTTAAAGTGTGGAATATTTAAAATTTTGTTGGGACTACTGGTGGTCAGGTGGTACTGTTAATCTCGTTATACTTTTATCTTCTTTTTTTATAGGTGTTTTCTATTGGAGCCGAAGATATACAAAAAATTTTACTAATCTAATGATAGGGGTGGTTCCGTTATTAGGTTTGTTAGGAACAGTTGTAGGTATGATAGATACATTTAACGCTCTTCAACGAGCAGGAGCAGATGTACAGGGCTTGTCTTATGGTATTTCAAAAGCAATGATTACTACTGCATCTGGTCTATGTGTTGCTATTTTTGGTACGTGTATTTTACCATTTAAAAAAGATAAGAATCCAGAAATTTATACCGAGGAACAACTATCTAAAATGTCTATAGAGCAATTAGAAGAGATAGTGTCTAAGCAAAATTCCCCATTAATTGATCCAATTAGAGTAAACAATGTAATTCAAAAACATATTAGATCTCGTATTGTAAATAAAATTTTTATAGCAAACTTAGAGGGATCATTTTTTCAATTTCTTAACAGAAAAAGACAATAAAAATAATTACCACCTCCTCTATTAACAATAACTTCTACAAAGTTGTTGCAGAATAACTCATTTGAAATAAACCAATAGGTACATAATTAATTAAAATGAAAGTAAGACATAAGAGATATGGAGCTGTAACAAATAAAGATTGGGGTAATGTTATTAAGATTGTCGACAACGAAAATAATAATTATAGTGGTCGCATTCTCAATATAAACCAAAATCATACTACATCGACTCATTTCCATTCTCTAAAACATAAAACAATATATGTCTTACAAGGCACTTTGACTATAGAAGTTATTGAGCCAGACAATGCAGAATTAGTTCAATACGATGTTGATTCAGAGGAATGTTTTGAAATCGAACAGAATGTTGCTCATCGTTTAATGGCAAAGGATGGCGGTGTTACTGCCATCGAAGTTAGTACCTATCATCATGATAATGATGTATATAGAGTAGCTAAGTAACGCCAGTTTAGCTCAGTTGGTAGAGCACTCGATTTGTAATCGAACGGTCGTCGGTTCGAATCTGACAACTGGCTCCATTAAATAATTAAAATTAATATGGAAGTATTGTTACCGTATTCTTTTGGTGTTGTGTTTGGTTGCTTCTTTATGTGGTCGTGGTTTGAGGGTCGAAAAAAACCAGCCATACCAAACCTCACCCATGTTGGTCACACATCGAAATTAAAACAGTTATGGTTAATATGGTGCCGAACTGTTGATCATCGGATAGGTAAAACAGATGATGATGAGCCTCAAATACCTATCTTATCCCTAGAGCAAGCTAACGTTAGTTTAATATTCCGTACGAGTATTATCTTAATTAATGTTATAACTTGCTTTTTTATTATAGCTAATATTATACACAAATGGTAAAAATTTATGGCAAAAAAGACAACAACTAGTAAGTTAGGACTAAATGAAAAGAAAAGAATGAATGGTCGCCATTCTAAAAATAAAACTAGCAACCAAAAAGGCTCTAAACTCTATACAAAGAAATATAGAGGACAAGGGCGCTAATAATGATAACCCGTCACAATCACAAGCATATGAAAGTAAAACCAGTAGAAGAATTAAGACAATATGTAATCGAAAAGATGAGATCCGCAAACGATACATCTCTCGTATGTAAAGCATATGAATCCTTATCCGGAAACATCGTAACAGATGAAGCTGAAGTCGAAGGAACTGGAGAGGAATGGGTTTATGTTTACGAGTCATAGTCGAGTTTAGACTTGACTAGATCTCTGGCTACGCTATAATCTTGGTGTTGTCAGAGATGAAATTAAACATAAACAAAACTAAATTCGAAAAGATATCGAATATCGATGTCCCTGATATCTTTTACAATCGTCTAAAGTCTGGAATCGACGTAGTAGATAATGCTTTTGGTGATGGTTTTCTCCCTTCTAGCACTGTTGTTATGAGCGGGGAACCTGGCACTGGTAAGACTACATTCCTGTTGCAAGTGCTTGAGGAGCTCGCCATTCGGAAATACAATGTAGGATATATTTCTGGAGAAGAGTGCATAGAGCTGCTTAAGGTCAATTGTGATCGGATTGGTGTCAAGAATGTTCTAGCTTGTAATGAGACTAACCTTAACTCCATCCTCAAACATATCCCGAGCTTTGATGCGTTAGTCATAGATAGCTTCCAGTCACTGAATACAAACAAGCGCGGATTGGCTCATGAGAAAGAATGTGTTGAGAAGATTTGCGCTGCAGCTAAGAAGCATCAGACTACAGTATTCATTATCTCTCATATTACTAAGACTGGTAAGATGAAAGGAAGTACGTTGTTGCCGCACTCTGTGGATGTGGTGTGTCATTTGACTCGTCATGATGACTTCGACGAGATGGAAGATAAGTCTGTGGTGCTGAATATTACTAAGAATAGATTCGGACCTACATTAGTTCGAGAGCTAAACTTTACTGCGCGTGGTTATGATTGGACTACAGTCAAGGAAGTAAAAGCAGAGAATACAGCATCACCGAAGAGTCATCGCATCAAGTCTGAGACGACTACGATCAAGCAACTTGCGGATAAGATTAAGGATGGTAAGTTTAGCATTGACGAGGTGACCAAGAAGATCAAAAACAAACCTCGAGCATATTATGTGTTGAAAAAACTTCGGGATGATGGTATAATTGTGGAAGCTGATAAGGCAGGTAAAAGTAAAACTCACTACATATTCAAGAAGTAATGCAAACGTTTCTACCATATAACAATTTCTATCAGAGTGCGAAGGTATTAGACCAGAAGCGTCTAGGTAAGCAGAGAGTAGAAGTACTTCAATTGCTTAACTCTATCAAAGCATCGAAAGAAGATAGACCGTATAGAGGCTGGAAGAATCATCCATGTCGTAAAATGTGGTACCTTAAAGGTAAACATGACTATGCTAACGCATTAGTTTATTATGGTCAAGCAGTATGTAAGGCTTGGAAAGAACGCGGCTACAAAGATACTTGTTACGAGAAAATATCTGCTCTTTATGATCATTCGAAACAGTTAGTATTTCCTCCGTGGTTAGGTATTCATAAGCTTCATGAGTCTCATCGTAGTATGTTGACTCAAAAAGATAGTAGCTGGTACAGAAAGTTATGGCCTTCTACTCCAGATAATCTAGAATATTACTGGCCCGTATGATAAAGAATTTAATAGTCGGTGAGTACAACGCCTCCATTGCCAACGATCTCGAATCTAGATACAGAGAAGCGACCCAGACTGGTCGATGCTGGACAGGGATGGTAAGACATCTTACACTGGATAACCAACTAGAGGGTTATCGTATCGCGGGTGGCGCTGCGACGACTTTAATTTAGAAGAATGAAAGACGACATTGCATATAGAACGTTAGATGAGCTGAAGAAGCATATTATAGACAGGTTGAACGACCCCAACGGTAGCGCACTCTGCGTAACAAGAGCACATGAAGCAATATTTGGTACCCTAATACCTCGTGCAGAAGGAGAAGATGCTCCAGAAGGAAAATATAAAGTGGTACTTACTAACCCTTTACCTAATTAATTAATATGGGAATGTTCGACGATATTAAAGTACCGGTAGCTTATTTGAGAGGTATCTTAGATAAGAAGACAGAAAAATTATTTGATGATGACGTAGTCTTTCAAACTAAAAGCTTAGAGAATGCGATGTTTACTTATAAAGTCCATCGTAGACAATTATATAAAGCATCAGTGCTAAGCGAAGACAATTGGGAGAAGGATACATATACAGGTGCGGTTGACTTTTACACATCAGTAAAAGATGAAAGCGAGACTGAGCATTGGTTCGACTTTAAGTTTGTCTTTAAGAACGGTAAACTAGATTCTAAAGAGTTTGTTGGTACTCATGTTGTTCAGACAAAGAAAGAGAAGCAAGAGCAGGAAACTATGTGGAAGATTGAGCAACAATATTTCGACGAGTATAGAAATAAACCTCTCGTTAAAATGTGGGATAAGTTAGCTTGTTTGTTCTCTCGCTTATCGAGTTATGCGCAATTAAAAACTCAAATACCATACAAGGTAAGAGAGCAAGCATACAAAGTTTCAGAACGTCTAAAGAAAGATCCTTCCGCTCTAGATCAATATAAAAAATAATGGCACACTTCATTAAACTACACGGCTCAGATAATGCTGAGATGTTATTCAATCTCGATACTGTTGTAAGTATAGACCCACTACCTGAAGGTACAGTCATTTGTACTAGATGGGGAAGCACAAAAGTAAAAGAAGACTTAGACACAATATTAAAACTGTCTAACTCTCCTGCTGGCGCTAGTCAGAACGAAATGCTTATTACTGAGTGAGGATATTCATACCAATAATAGCATACGGAGGTCAGGTTCATGCTGAGTTCATGATGAGTATGATGAAGCTTCAGCATTCGCTCCAAAGCAGAAGATATGCAGCAATATTCCACCCCATAACAGCAGAGAGCTTAATCAGTAGAGGTCGAAATAGTGCTGCAGCTTTCTTCTTAAAATCTGATTGTGACTATATGCTCTTTGTTGATACTGACATGGCCTTTGAACCAAATGACTTTAATGAGGTCGCAAAGGTAAAGAAGCCATTAGCAATAGGAGCTTATTGTAAGAAGTATCTTAGAAAAGAAAAGATTGAAGACTACATTAAACGTAAACAATCTTTAGATAAAGACTGGGAAAGTTATTCTACAGACTTTAGTACAGAGATACCTGCAGGTACTAAATTAGATAAAGTTATCAAAGTAAATTATGGTGCTACTGGTTTTATGTTGATACATAGATCAGTATTTGAGACAATAATTAAAGCTCGACCAGACTTAAAGTACAAAAATGATATTGATTTTTATATGGGAGCAGGTGATAATTTCTATGACTTCTTCTCAGTGAGAGTTAATCCTAAGACGAAGAAGTATGAGAGTGAAGATTATGGATTTTGTCAGCTATGGAAAGAATGTGGTGGAGAGATCTACTGCGCTACAGATACTAATTTAGTTCATATTGGTCGTCACAAGTATCAAGGAAACTTACACAAACAACTACAACTTTGGAATGCCTAGTCAGTTAGAATTAGATAAAACTTATTTGAGGATGGCCGCTGTATGGGCTAATCTATCAAAGGCTACTCGTAAGAAGGTAGGCTGTCTAGTTGTTAAAGATGGTCAAATTATTTCCGATGGGTATAATGGCACTCCTTCAGGGTTTGATAATGAGTGTGAGCATTTTGTATCAGGGGTTTTAACGACAAAGCGAGAAGTATTACACGCTGAGTCTAATGCTTTAATGAAACTAGCTAAAGGCGCGAACAGTAGTAAAGGTAGCACAATCTATTTAACTCTGAGCCCATGCTTTGATTGTGCTAAGTTAATTGTTCAAGCAGAGATAAAGAGAGTTGTTTGCGCTGAAGCGTATAGAATTACCGATGGTATCGACTTTCTACGTAAAAATAATATCCAAGTGGATATAATCTAATCATGGCACCCACACCCGCTACCGCAACACTCCTCTTGTTCAGTATCTTGTTCTTGTACTTGTGGATTCTCAGCCGTAGTCGCTCCAGTAAATGAAGTATTCAAATAATTATGTCCAAGTTCGTTTTCCATATAAAGAGTATAGTTTCTAAGCACCTCGCTATTCAAAGGCCACTGTGGTCTATTAACCATTACAATCTAAATATATTTATGAAATATACATTGTCGCGATGACCAAAAATAATGAATAACAAAGTTAAACTTATATCACTCACCCAGCCGTTCGATCATGAAGCAACTGGTTTCCCTGAAGACTTAATTGCATATTGTGCTCGAGTAAGTAACCCAGAAAATCAAAACAACGCACAAACAGCTCCTAGGCTGCTTAAGTTTCTAATAAAGCATAAACATTGGTCACCATTTGAAATGGTTGATATGTGTGTAGAGATCAAAACATCAAGAGCAATTGCAGCGCAAATATTAAGACACAGGAGCTTTTCTTTTCAAGAATTCTCTCAACGTTATAGCGCTGCGACAGAAATAGAGCCAATCGAATTAAGATCTAAAGCAGAGACTAATAGACAGAGTAGTTCGGATGTAATAGATGACCCTGTACTTAAGAACGTAGTACAACACTCTATAGATACAGCGATGATGACTTATGATAAACTTATCACACAAGGAGTTGCTAAAGAGCAAGCTCGTATGGTGTTGCCATTAACAACACAAACTACTATGTATATGAAAGGAAGTATTAGAAGCTGGATACATTATATTGATTTGAGAACAGAAGAAAACACACAGAAGGAGCATAGAGATATAGCAGAGGAGTGTAAGAGCATCCTTAAAGATCATTTCCCTAATGTTGCTGAAGCTCTCTGGAGTAAACAATGATTGAGTTATTTTTAGATAAGGTGATTGAAGGTAATAAACCTGGCGAATAATCTGCCGTGTGAAGATAGTGTGCTAAAGGTGGCTTCGGCCACCTTTTTTATATAAGAGTGAATAAATAATAGTGATGAAGGTGAGATCCCTTTTCATATCAGATTGCCATTTAGGTTCTGAGTATAGTAATCACGAAATAATACTCAACCTTATTAAAAATATAGAATGTGAGTATATATACATCGTAGGAGATTTTATTGATGGTTGGTTACTTAGAAATAATTTTAGGTGGCATCCGAACTATAATACTATTATTCAAAAGCTACTAAAACACTCTAGAAAGGGTGTTAAAATTAGATATATCTGGGGTAATCATGATGATTTCTTATCTTATTTTGATGGTTATTTCCTAGGAGACATAAAAATATGTAGAACAGCATATCATAAAACTCTTAGAGGTAGAGAATATATTATTATTCATGGGGATCAATTTGATGGGGTTATTACTAAACATAAATGGATTCAAGTTATAGGCGCAAAGTTCTACGAATTAAGCTTAGCTCTTAATAAAATAACTAGATGGTTTAAATTTAGCTTTAGTAAATTTCTCAAAAGTAGAGCTAAAGAAGCTGTAAAATATATGGCGAATTATGAAGACGCTGTTTTTAAATTTGTTAAAAATAGTAAAAGTAATGGTGTTATTACCGGTCATATACACAAACCAGCAGATTATAAAAAAGATAGCATACATTATGTTAATTGTGGTGATTTTGTTGAATCAAATACTTGCGTGATTGAGACGACTGAAGGTGAAATAAAATTAATTAAACTATGAAAAGAATTTTAGTAAGTGCGTGTACAGAAGGTAATGGGCATTTAACGCAAGCGCTCGCTCTTAAAGAACATTTAAATAAAGAAGAGTATGAAATTGTAAGCGCTGTTGTACCAAACAAAAAAAAAGGTATACCTCAATACTTTAAAGATGAATTCAAATTATTTACGTATAGTGGCTTTGATTTTATTTTTGATAGTACAGGAAGAGTGGTTTTATGGAAAACATTTTTGCATAATACAATCAAGCTACCGATAATAATATACTCTTTGATAAAAATTTTATATCATATTAAAGTAACTAAACCAGATATTATAGTTAACTTTTATGACCCACTTGTAGGCTTGTCATCTTTGATTAATTGGCAGACTAAGTATGTTAGTATTAGTCATCAGTTTTGTATGACACAGTCAGCATACCCTAAGATTGAAGGATTTAAGATTCAAAAGCTATTTCTAAAAATACTTAACTGGGCTACATCTCTTAGATCGTGTAAAATCGGATTAAGTTATTATGATATTCCTGATGCAAAGATAACGATATCCCCTCCTTTATTAAGAAAACAAGCCTATATAAAGAGTGCTGATAACGAGGACTTTATTCTTTGTTATCTCATTAACGAAGGAATGCTAAGAGATTTGTTTAATGAGGCTAGAAAATATCCTGATACTAAAGTAGAATGCTTTACTAGGCTCACTAAAGAACACATTAACGTGCCAGATAATGTTAAATTGTTTAATGTAGATGCTGAATTATTTCAGCAACGTATGAAAGTATGTTCAAGTGTTATCTGTACAGGAGGATTCGAAACCAGCTCTGAAGCTATTAACCTCTGTAAGCCTTTATTAATGGTACCACTCCCTAATCACTACGAACAATATGCTAATAGTAATGACGCTGAGCAAGCAGGTTACGCAACGTTTAGCCCTAATATAAACTTTTCAAAAATACCTACTAATAAGCCTAAACCTACTAATTGGTTTAATATAACAATAGAAAGATTAAACTTAGAACTATGAGCTCAGAAAACAAAAAATATGATTAGTGTGCAAAAGGTGGCTTCGGCCGCCTTTTTTTATAGTTGCATACTATTCGGATTATGTTAAAATAATGTTGTGCCAAAATATTCATACGGTAAAGATGATGACGAAAGCAGTGTTGGTTTTGGAGGAACAAAACCTAAGCAAACTAAATCTAAAGCTGCAAAGACTTTTAATCAGTTAGTACGTTCTATCTATCGCTCGACTATTATGGCGCAGCGTAAAGTAGACGAGCAGGTTGTTGAGCATTTTCTAGAAAGATTCTTTGATAAAGATGGTCATCCTAATTTGTTTAGGTTAAGTCTACCGACTCACGATGGAGATCCTGTAGAAGTAGATGTACCTCTTATTACATTAACTCATGGTAATCATCTCAATATTAAAGAGTTAGAGATTGATTTTGAAGTTGAGCTAGGTCACTTAGAAGATATTGACAATGATGATATTAGTGCTGCAGTTACTTCTGTTAATGGGAAGCGAATGGCTAAAGTCCGAATGAAACTTGACTCTACAGAACCACCTGAAGGTATAGCTCGCATACGACAAGAGATGATTAAACAACTACCATCTTAGTTGTTCCGGATACATAGATTAAAATAAAATCGTAGATAAATAATTTTGTTATGGCAGGTATCGCAGATCAATTTAAAGGACTTCCAATGTCCGATTTGATAGGACAACCCTTGTTAGCTGCAGCGAAAGCGCAAGGCAAACTATCAACACACACTCAACAGTTTATTAACGATGTAGGTTTATCAGAGCCGAGTTCAAGTGGAGGAGCAGTCTCGGCTCGTTCTGTTGATTTTGGTTTTAAAGCTCCAGTTACAAACAGTGACGGTTCGACCCAATTAGTAGATGATAAATTATCAGTACCGTTATTATCTATTCTTAATGTTCCTAATCTTTCTGTTAAAAAGGCGACTGTAGATTTTACAATGGAAGTAAAGTCAAGCTCAGTGCAAACTGATAGCTCGTCAACCAACGCTAATGTAAGTACAGATGTTTCATACAGTGCATGGTATTCACCAGTAAGTGTCGAGATGAAGGCATCAGTATCAAGTCAAAGTAAATCAGAAAGTACTCGTAAGACTGATAATTCAGCGAAATACGATGTACATGTTGAAGCTAGAGACGACGGACCACCTGAAGGTTTGATGAAAGTATTAGACATTCTCAATGCTTCTATTGTACCTCATGGTACCTCTACAACATCTACAGTGAGCGCATAGAGTTATTTTCTAGAGAGAATCTTTAAGGTGGCTTCGGCCACCTTTTTTTATAAATACTTTCGATATGAGTATTCCCCGTAGACGAAGAAGATCAATTAGGACAGTTATTGCTGACTTACAAAGTGCAATTGCTGATTTAGACGCGCGTGTAGACGCATTAGAAGAAGAAGATGAATGGTTGTTAGAAGAACCGGCGCCAGCGCTTGGTAATATTGGTATTGGTACAAACGCAGATGGGAATATTGGGATCGGGAGTTCTGCACCTACTGTAACAATACCAGCTGCGACATTAGTTAATTTAATTCAGTCTCAGCCTATAAATACTTCTATGAGTGAAGGAAATGTAGGAATTGGAAGTACAGCTACAGATGGAAACATCGGAGTTGGTACATCATCTGGTAACGTAGGCGGTTCTGCGCCTGAAGCTAACGTAGGTATTGGAAGTACAGGCACTGATGGTAATGTCGGTGTAGGTAGTTCTGCAGATGGGAACGTTGGTGTCGGTACCTAAACTCTTTTAAAAGAGTCAACGCACAAAAGCCTCCTAACGGGGGCTTTTTTTTCCCCAAAATTTATGCTCGTAGTCTGGAGTATTTTCTTCTAATAAAGCCTGTCTCCATTCTGCCTTAGAAGCATCAGATAATAATATATGATTGTTAGTGTTAGTATCAGGCGAAGGTTCCCATCTTCTTGCTAGCTCATGCAATTGAGCTTCTTCGTAACTTAGCATATGAGTCAAGCTAGCAAATCGTTTAAGTAATGAGCGTTTGGGAGGTGGGTTGATACCTCTTTCAACTTTACGCCACATTGTCTTTTCTACTCCAAGTATCTTACTAAACTTAGTTAAGTCTTTGAAGTATTTTAATCTTATTTCTTTTATGTAAGCATGGAACTTCATTTTTTTATTTTTATTGGTTCGTGTTGTCTAGTTGACCATGCGTGATGTAGTCTATCATATGCTTGATCATAATTCCATCTCGGGCATTTAAATGACATTGTTCTATGTTTAGGGTAATCTTCCTGCCATACCCAAGTACCACTACAACCAGTAGAAAGAAAAAGAAGAAAGAAGCATATAATAAGACCTACAACAGGAGTCCAAAATGTACCTCTTTCTAAAAATTTTATTTCTCTATCAATATCCATTATCTTATACCTGACCCTATCCGTGTAGGAAAGTCTTGCTTTTGTACAGCTATATTTGCAGTGTTGTCACATGAACTCAGACACACAGCGAGTATAAATAGGATACCTATACCTACTAATATTAATTCTTTGGTTTGTTGTTTCATTCTTCTTCTGTTTTAAATTCTGCTTTTTTTGTTCCTCTCCAATGAGGAAATTCTCTCCTACCAAAATTATTACCATATGCTGTCCACATATGAACAGTAGTCCCGTGTTTAACTATAACAGGGCCCCAATCATCAAACTGTAAACCAGGTATATCCATTTCACATACATACTGATGTACATCGTTTGATATTAATAAGTGATCATTATCTCCTGCATCCATGCAACGTTGAGCCATGTTAATACCTGTACCGCTAACGTTAGGATTATCATTTATATCTTTTACAGGTACTACTGGGCCAGAATACAATCCATTCCTTAAGCCGATACTAGAATGTTTATAAGTCATACGACCTACATCAACCATACACTTAAATGCAGCATTAACGCTATTAAAAAATACTAACGCCATACCATCCCCAGTAGGTAATATAATTAGTTTGCCTTGTCGATCCGCTTGTTGATAACCTTGTGTGCTTTTAACATAATCAATTAACTCATTAGTTACTTTCTTTTGTTCAGCTGTAGTCTTTTTAGAATAACCTACTATATCCATGAAGTAGGTATGAGCTCGACACGGAGAATCGTATTGGATTCCTTCTCCTTTTAACTTGAATGGATCTTGTCCCCACTTCCATTTTATAACTCTTTGCTTCTTTTTATTTTCTTCTTCTTTTTGTATTTTCTCTGCTGCTTCTCTTCTTGCTTTAGCTTGTTCAGCAGCTATTCTACTTTTTACTGCTTCTCTTTTCTCTTTTTTCTCTTTTGATTCAAACAGTTTGCCTAATAATGTATCAGGTTCTTGTAATGCTTTTCTATCTTCATCTTGTTCTCTGCGTTCTTTTCTTATGCGACCTAAAGCTTCATCGGCAGCTTTATTGTCAATAACTTGATTATTGACTCTTGGTTTGTATTTAGGATTATCCCTACTAGGGTGTTTACATGCTCCTCTATTAACTAAGTAGTCTAGCATTACATTACTATTATTAGCATTAGCTATTTCCCAAGCATTATAATGGAATTGATCATTAGGATTATAAGTTGATCCGTTTATGTTGGCTTTAGCGTCTAATAAAAGCTTAACTATATTAATATTGTTAATATCTACAGCGTAATGTAAAGCCATCCAACCTCTATGGTCTCTTGCATTAATTTTTAAACTATCATCTTCTAGTAGACCTTCTATTTCATCTATATCTTCTAACTGTACGCATTGATGTAAAGTAAGTTCTTTATTATAAAACATACCTCCTGCGTCTCTCAATGAACCTACAATTTTATGACGATTAGGCCCATCAGCTACATCCATAGCAGTAACTATTGGGCATTCTTTGTCCTCCATCAACGCTAAGTTCCAACTACTCTGTCTAACGCTTACAGGTTTACTTGGAGTGTTCGGATCTACTCCAGCTTCAAGAATAACGCTTACTATTTTTACTTTACTTTTATTAGACGCGTAGTGAAGTGGAGTCCATCCGTTATTTTCATCAGTAGAATAAAATAATTTAGGAGTTTCTAACGCCTTTTTTATACATCTTAAGTTCCCTGTCGCAGCTAATTGGTGCAAACTCTCATCCATATAATTATTTAGGGATTCCAGTTATTGTTACTTACACTTGGGTGACATCTATAACATTCATTATACATTAGCACCATTTCGTCTATAACTGATGTATAATCAGAATACTCTCCATAGTCCTGAGTATAATCGAACTCTGGCATAGAATAGAATAGTTCCATTTGCTTTCTATAAGTCTTACAACGGACTTCCTTAGCGACTTCTTTAGCAGCGTAAAAATTACCTGCTAAATTACCTACAAGTATTAGAATAATAGTAATACAAAGTAGAAGTTCTAAAAGCGTATACCCTTTATTGTTCACTTACTAAGGTAAGATGATATTAATGAAGTTGCGAAACCGATTGCAGAAGCCCCAATAGCACCATACATAATTATTTTAGTACTTAGAGTGGCTAATTGCACTTCTATTTTCTTTTGGTTCTTTTGAAGCTCTTCTATATCTGAGTTTAAACGGCTTAGTTCGCTGAGTACTAATCGTCTCCACTCAGCCCAAGAACCATTTTCTAATTTATTTGGATCATTACTCATGCGGTACAAGGGTTACTTTTTTATGTATTAATTTGCCATTTCTATTTAGATCTCTTATCTTTACTGTGTGAGTGGCACCATTGATATCTATTGTGAATGTCTTTCTAGACCATTTAGAAATATCTACACCAATAATACTTTTTAGACCCTTGTTGTGGATTTCAGTATTGTCCACTTTAAATGACTGTTGAAAGAATTCATTGCACCACTTAATTCTGCCTGCTTCGGATACCAGCACGATGGAATAATCCGCTTCAATAACATAATTAATAAAGTCGTTTTCATGCAGCTCCAGCTGTCTAGTCAACTTTTCTAATTTCTTCAAATTAGTCACTTGTAATTATTTATGGAAACGCTACAATAGAAGTATGAAATTTGATAAGCCAAGAATTTTGGTCATTGGTGATAAGTGCGCTGATCAGTACGTTTACGGTAATGTGACGCGTCTTTGTCCGGATGTTCCTGCACCTGTATTCAAACCAGTTAAGACTGTCCAGACAGATGGTATGGCTGGTAACGTAGCCCGACAGTTAAAAGAGTGGGACTGTTATGTTGATACAAAGTTTAACGAGGAATTTATTTGTAAGAGAAAATACATTGATGAGAAGACAAATCATACTATCATTAGAGTAGATACTGAAAAACCTGTTAGTCGGATACAATCTGATAATTTAGACGAATTATTATATAATGCTGGTGAAAAATGGGATGCTATTATTGTATCAGATTATGGTAAAGGGTTCTTACATCAACAAGATATTAGAAAGATCTGCGAGGCTCACCCATTAGTGTTTGTTGATACTAAGAAGACTCTAGATCATAATTTTAAGTCATGTGCTTTTATTAAGATAAACGAACCTGAATGGAACGCTACAAAAGATAATGTATCATCTGAAGTAAAAAATAAAGTTATTGTAACGCTAGGGGGTAAAGGTTGTATGTATAATGGTAAGACATATCCTGTCAACCCTGTAGACGTTTTCGACTTATCTGGAGCTGGTGATACCTTCATGTGCGGATTAGTGACTTCTTATGTTCATGAACAAGATATAGATAAAGCTCTACATTATGCTAATGATCTTGCTGCGCGAGTAGTCCAGAAAAAAGGTGTTGCAACAATCGAGATTTGATATATAATAATGATATGAGTTATCAAGACTTAAAACTACTCAAGCGACCTAAAGGCACAACTCATGCGAGGATTGTAACTGATGAAGGTAAGAAAGCTAAATGTCCTATCAAAGACTTCGAAGTATTTGAAGGTGTTGAAGGCGAAGTAACATTCTTAAAAGAAGAGCGTAAGGGAAGTATAAAAAAATATAAAGAATTAGGTAAGATGCATTTTGATGGCGTATGGCCCATTAGGGTCGAAGAAGAGGAAACTGTAGGAAATTAAATAAATTATAATAAATATTATGAGTATGAAGAAAATCATATTGACAGTAGCCTTAATCGGCTTAATGAGTAGTCCAGTCCAAGCGGGCTGGTTCGGTGCGAAGTTCGGAGAAACATCTAGTGTTACTCTATTCGGGCAAACACTTCAAGTGTCTGTTCCAAGTGTAACATTGGGAAGCGCAGCTGGTACGAAAGTATCTGCATCAGCAGATTCTGGTAGTGCTAGTGTTTCACTTCCGTTCATCAAAGTAGGAGCTAAAACCCCTAAACTGACTGTAGGAGTACCTGGTACCCAAAAGGTATCTGTTTCTACAGAAGGTATCAAGGCGGTCGGAGCTAAGAAGAAGGCTCCAGCTAAGAAGAAGGCTGGAGGTAAGAAGAAGTAAGCTCCTTTAAATGGGGATTGGAGAGTCAGTCTCGATCGAGACTGACTCTTTTTTCCTTAAAATAATAAATAATGATATGAAAGCATTCTTAAAATATGAATACATGATTACACCAGGCTTACTTAAGATTATTTCTTACATTGGAATGGTGTTGGCAATTATCGCAGGTGTGTTTACTGCAGCTACATCTGATCTTTTAACTGGTATTGGTACTGCAGTAGGTGGTCCTCTTATTATACGTATCTATGCTGAGCTAATGCTCATTATCTTTGAGGTACATAAAGAGTTAAAGAAGATATCATCTAAGTAGATAACAAGTATATAATCTGTTGAAGATTATCCCATGAGACCCTGTCGAATATAAGGCAGGGTCTCTTCATTACCTCATCCCCGATTCTTAGTCCATATACTTCTTCCTCGACTTCGACTAGATCAGTTATAAAGTCAGTTAAATACAATTGCTTTATCCATTTGTAATAGATGTCCTTATTGTGTTTGTGCGTTTCTAAAAGGAACTCCGTGTCTTTCTTTACAAAAGTAGATATGTACAAACAAACTGATCGAATGGCTAGAGGCTCAGAAGGCGGACAGACAATTCCTTCTCTGAATATTATTGGTTTTGTGCTTGCCATCGCTCTGGAAATATTTATAATCTTTGGTATGGGAATGATAGATAACATTCGATCGGCCAAAGACGTAAAGAGCGCTCAGGAGTTCTTTGATACCTTGCAAAGTTACGGACAAGCTTCAGAGAAGACGGTTCGTCGCGCAGCTCGGGCTCTAAAGTTGAAAGAAGCAGAGTTGACTGCTCCTAAGAAAGAAAAGAAAAAGAAAGCTACTAAGAAGAAGGCTGGCTATGAGGTGAAAAGTATCAAAAGAATAGAAAAAAAGACTCCAAATCGATACAATAAACCATAAATAATTTTAGTATGTCACACAAAACAGAACTTAGAAATTACTTATCAGCCGCTGGCGATGATAACTTCATGGGCCCGGGAAATGATAACACTCCATTTCGCGCTATTGAACAGGCAAAATGGAAGCTAGAAGAGACTGAACAAGCCGCGCGCGACTTATTTAGATTTTTAGATGAGACATGTAAGATTGATGGTCTTGATGTTGCTCGTACAACAGCAGCTACACAGGTCGCGAAAGTTACAACCGCGTTAAACGCAGCTAAGACTGCTGTTGCAGCTCTTTCCTGGACTGATTTAGCTGATCATTGGCCAAGTGATAAAGCAGCTGTCTCAGATTTGACTGATTACGTCGAACCAGCAGAAGCTCCAGCTGAAGGCGCTGAGTAATTTTTTGGATAAAAAGTTTAATTTAAGAGAAAGCATACGGTCTCGTAACGAGAAACTGTATGCTTTCTTTTTATTATCTCCTATTGCTTTTATACTTCACGAGCAACCTACTGAAATTTCTTTAGATTATTACACTTCTCCAATAACTGAAGAGCAAGAACTAGAATACCTCAACTCTTTACCGGTAAAGTAATCCTATCTTTACTCGGTAAAGATAAATTTATCCGGAGTAAGTAGTTGACGTTTAGCTACGAATACGCTATAATAATGGCGTTGTTAGAGATGATAGCGAATGACTACAAAAACCTCGCGGCTGAGAGCACAAGCTCCAGATTTGCTTCAGTAAGTTCAGAAGAAGCTTTTATGAAAGATCCAGTAGAAAAGAAAGGGCTCCTCAAATGGGGAGATCGTAAATTCATTGAGCATAAGAATTTTGCTTATGGAGATGTGACAGTGTATTCTGTTCCTGTTAAAGGAAAGATCGACAAAGACAGGATTAGAAAAGCTCTTGATAAAAAGTTCCCTCGTCAATCTTCATATGGTAAATTGAGATGGTTTACTGGTCATGCGGTTCTTAATGAAGGTGATATTGGATTTAAGAAAACCAATATAAAGAATACAGTTACTGTTGAGCAACATTACGGAATTGCAGACTAATATGAAATTAGAATACGATAATACTCTCGACCGCCGCAGAGATCCAAGAGGACCTCTCGCAAAGAAAAAAGTTTATGTGCATGGTATTGCTGAACCAGTTGAACTTAAGTTCGAAGAATGGGAAAAACTTCCTAGTGAAATTAAACTAACTAAAGGTGAGTGCAATCAGCTTTATAATATTCTCACCTATAATCTAACCAACCCTACAGTTAGCGTCAAGCAATTGATCGCTAAGCTCGAGAAACAAATCTAAGCTTGACGTCCTCTCTAGATAAGATATAATTATTGTGTTGTTAGAGATGAAAGTTAAAACTGAAAGAACTGATAGGGGGCATGGAAGCCCATATGATCGAGGAACAGCTGATAGTTGGTATGGACGTACCCCAGTACCTCATTACTTCGAAGCTGATACATATTACTCTCCTAAAGTAGAAGAGAAAGATATGAGCAAAAAAGAGATTGCAGAGTATTGGGCTGGTTTTGATGATAACGAAGCTGATTCTTCTTTGAGAAAAGATTGGGAATAATGTGTCTATGTGTATTAACAGATAACAATAGAGAATATATTGAAACTAGAATGAGTTCAAGTCAATTTATAGAGCAAGAGCGAAAGAAGCTAAAGCGTGAATGGGAAAGCTTGCAAGAGCCAAAACCATCTTGGGAAGAGTGGAAGCGTATGACATCTAAAAAACGAAATACTTTCAAATGACAAGTCCTTATTATAATAATATATCGGTCGGAACTAGCGTTGTAGAAAAACATATACCTTATGACGCTTGTGACGAATGTGGTGCTGAAGGTCGAGATGGTAATCCAGTAACTGGAGCTATGTTCGGTAATACAGTATTGTTTCAATGTCAAGAATGTTCTCTCAACGAAATCTATACTGAGCTTGATAAAGAGAATGGATAAGCTATAATACTCATATGGAACACTTACAATTCTTACCAGAGAAGATAGATAAGAGCTGGGGGTACGAACTCATTAGAGTTAACAACAAAGAGGAAGACTATTGCAGTAAGATTCTTTATATTAATGCAGGTGCAGGTACCTCTATGCATTATCATCTTAAGAAGCATGAATGCTTTTATGTAAGAAAAGGTACGTTGTTTATTACTACAATTGATCCTAAGACGGTTGAACATACTGTTACAGTATTAGAAGAGGGAGATTGTATGGAGATACCTCGAGGTATGGCTCATCGATTGAGTGCTGATGAAGATAGTCCAGTTGAGTTTGACGAGACGAGTACTTATTCAGAAGATTCAGATAGTTATAGAGTATGGCGATGACACAAGAAGATCAAATAAGTTATCATAAGAGCGTAAAAAATAAGTTACGTACAGCCCAGCATAGAGTAGAAGAGTACTTAGACTTTATGGTAGAGATCAAAAGGTTTCTAGATGTGAGAGAAGATAGGTTCGACGACATACGTGATATTGAGCTACTTGCTGATAAATTATTGAAAGTATTGTATGAATTTGACAATAACGAGGAAGAATAATGTTTATTGAACTAACAGAATTAATTACAGCAGGACTATCCACAGGAAAAGAGCGACAAGTATCTATCAACACCAATAGAGTTATAAGCTTTACACCGGTTGAGTCTGGAGACGGAACTAATATCGAAGTTAAGCGCGGAGTTATTAGAGTGAAACAAACCTATGATGAGGTAAAGGAATTAATTGCATGAGTGTATTATCAATTACCGGACAAGAACTATTAGATATCGTTCACAAAGACGTTGATGACTTCTCATTAGACGCAGGTTATTATATAACTGACTCTTCATATGCTATACCAGATTGTGCTTATATAAAGACTGAAATTTATAATAGCTTTACTAAATGGTTAAAGTTTATTGGATTAGATAGAAAGACAGGTCAAAAGCAATTCTGGCACCGTAAGTTTGATTGTGAGAACTTAGCATCATTGTATAAAAGCTATTGTGACTTGCTACATTATAAGACTAACCCGTTATCATTTACAGAGAATTCTAAAGCAAAGAAGAAAAACAAGAGTGATTCAGAAGGATTAGCTGTAGGTACAATCTGGTATGATAATAGTAAAGCACCAAATTCACAAAACTTGCATGCTATCAATGCAGTTATAACACAAAGACCTGGTGCAAAGAATCTCTCTGTAGTTTATATTGAACCAAATAATGGTGCACAATTGACTCTAACTAAGAAAGAGAAAGAAAGTATATGGTACGCAAAATTTTAAAGAAGCTATTTAAGTTTAAAGATATAGAAGATTATCACGCTGAACTATATCCTGAAATGAAATATATTGAGGACTTACGACCTAAAAAGAAGTATAAAAGAGCAAAAAAATGAAAGCTAAACAAGTAGACATAAAAGATATTTTGTATACTATTTCTAAATGGCAGTCAGATCAACATAAAATAAAGAAGGTACAAGAAGCTCTAGATCGTATTAACAAGCCTAAACTCGTCACGTAAAGAATAAATAATTCTATACAATGAAACAGTTCCACTCTAAACTCGACGAGCTCTACGAAGGTCTACATCTCAAGAAAACATATACTGAAGAGAGTAAAAGACCTAACTTCAAAATAGAAGACTTTATCCTTGCTAGCGTATACGATCACATTGATAAGAATATACTTGGCTTCGATTGGGACTTCTCTGATAAAGAGATTGTAAGTGATCTCATGGGTCAGTTCAAACAAATTAAGAATATGATTGAAACTCGCTATGAGACTATGAATAAAGAAACTAAGACAGCTCCGGATGGTCATTACTATACTAAATCTGGTAACTTGGTCAAAGGTAGATTGAGTGCTGATGCTCAAGAGCGAGGAGCTAGAAAGAGTGATCCATTAGATAAACAAAGGTCTAAAACACCTCCTGTTTCACAATACAACTCATGAGTACGTTCTACCCTACACAAGAGGGCTGGTTATCTTCTACAAAGCATATGAGCTTTCTAGAATACTGTAAGCTAACAGAAGCATTCGATAATCCATATAACTTTAATATCGATAGCACCAATAGAAATCTTATACTATATAAGTTTACGGTAGACGACGCAGACGAACCATATAGGGTAGAGGCAGCTTTCGCTAGTGACGATACCTTAGATCAATTTATAGAACCAGAGAGAGATAGTGCCGGTATCGCAAAGTACAACCACCGGCAAGCGGTTCAGGCCGCGGACCAATATGTAGCATCTAAATATCCTAATGCAGTTAAACCCGAGTATGCTAACGTTATTGAGTATGGATTCTCTGATGCCGATGAAGGTACTGTCATTAAAACAGGTAAAGGTGGCCATAGAGCTACTCGTGTTATAGGCACTATCATACATATTGCGCAACACTACATCATTACTAGACAACCTAATGTATTACTCTTCACTGGTGCTAAAGATGAGAATAGAGGTCCAATCTATACTAAATTAACTCAATTGGCTTTCAAATCATTAAGAAACTCCTCTCTGGAAGGTTACGGTTACTTTATAGATGATAGTGATCGTAATAATGTTAGATTCTGGATCTATAAAGAAGATGCTCTTCCATACCTCGGAGACGAGAACTTCCAGAAATACTTTAACTCCAAACGCTAATATGTCTAAAGTTAACTTACGCCCTGATGAACCTATCGACAAAGCTCTAAAGCGGCTGAAGAAGCAGTTAGATAGAGATGATGTACTTAGGGAATGCAGAAGAAGACGATACTTCCAGAAACCTTCAGCAGTTAAGAGACAGAAAATGAAAGAGGCTAAGTTCAAAGCTTACTTAAAGTCACGCTACGAAGACTAAATAACTATATGAGATCTAATCGCGAAAAAGACCTTGAGGCAATCATTAATGAGATGTATACTCATAAGATTGAAGTACCAGCAAACAATACTGTTGAAGAAGACGAAGCAACTGATACCGATACTGTTGATGAAACAAGCTGTAATACTAAAAGAGAAGGTGCTTCTGATTCTGATAAATTCGAATGCCCTAAGTGCGGAGAATTAATTCAAGCCGCACATTGTAACAAGTAATATGAAGTCATTCAAAGGACCTAAAACACAAAACGAAGTCCAGAGCGACGATAAGTTAATCTGGGAATCATTTGTATCTAGAGAGGCAGACAATAGTACTGACCATCATAATCAATACATGATGGATCAAGAACTTCTACAACCTCTACATAAAGCCGCACAAGCTGTTGGTGCAGATGACATTGTTGATTATATGGTTAAACAGATCAAAGATCAAGGTGACAATTGGACTAATTGGTTCATTGATACTGTTATCGGGGATGAAGAAGATTACGACGAGTCTACTAATGTAGATGAAGGTAGTAATGATGACGTAAAAGACTTACAAGCGCTTCATGATAATCCTGATGAAGAATTCGCTAAAAAGAACTATGGCAGTGTACAAGCATATAAAGATATGCTGAAAAAGAAAATAGCTAAGCTACAAGAAGGTGCATTCGATCATGTCTCCGGAGATCCTAGTACGTATAAAGTTGGTGAGATTATTCCTGCAGATGTATCTCAAGACGATTACGATGGTATCATTGTTAGCATAGATGAAGAAGATGAAGGAAGAGTCTTTAACCTTATGCAAGTTGGCCCAGAAGGATGGTCAGTTCCAGAAGCAAATCTTAACCTACCTGATGATGATACAGGCCGTATTCCTCAGGATGTAGATACTTTTGGTATGAAATTACCTAGAAATTAAGGTCAAAAATATATAGATCTCAGATAAAAACATATAGTATCTCCGCAAAAGTGCATTATTCTAACGAATAGTGCATTTTTTTATTGTATATTAGCCATATATGAATACCAATAAACCTTAAAGAACTCCCAAGATAGCTCAGTTTTTCTCAAGATAGCTCAGGGTCTGACATATACGTAATACATATATACGTAACCATAGAGGATTTACTAACGGCCCCTCAGACAATTCGACTCGACTCTCCCAATAAAAAAAGTAGTGGAATACTGCTCGGGATATCCTATAATAAGAGGGTAGTTATGACAGCACAAACATATGCTCAGTCTCAGCTAGAGACAACTGATGGTAAGCGCGCAAGTTGGTTTAAGGACAACGCTCGAGCGCGTCGCGTGACAGTCGAGATGACCCGATCCGAGAACGGCGATTATTATGTTCATTCGGCGAAGGCCAATTATAAGGTCGGCGGAAAGACTCAGAAGGTCGGGATCAACAACCGCTTCTTCTCTCGGGAATTGCAGACTTCTCGCATTACCACTCACTAATTATCCTCTCTGGATAATTTAATAATCAAGCTGGAGGGATATACTCTCCAGCTCTTTTTATAATCTCTGCTATGATTCTACTTTACCCGGAGAGTTAGTAAAGAAAAAAAGTTTAATAAATCCGCAGAAAGTAGTTGCTGTTTTCAGCTCTAGCCGCCATAATATTCGTGTTGTTGGAGATATGAGCAGAATGAGAAAAACATTAGATCGGATCAAAGCGGAAGCTTATCAAGAAGGTTTCAATGCTGGACGTGAAAAGGGAGTTCAGATTGGTATTGAAATGGGATTATCTCATACCATAGAGATTATGAGCGGTGAGCTGCATCGTTATAAATTTCCAGAAGGTCATGAAAAGCGCTGGAATCATAAAATTGATCAGCATCGTCCAGATGATAATAGCACGTTCGAATTCAAGTATGAACGGTATGAAGATAGAGTAAAAGCGCGCGAAGCACGCGCTTAACGCTCGGTTATAGTTTATATCGCAAAAACTAACTGAAAAAAAAGCGCGGCGTTGCGCTAAACTATTGTCACTGCAAGCAATAAAGTTGTTGCCGAATCCGCAAAAACCCGCCATAATATACGTATGTTAAATAAGAGCGATTTGAGAGTTGGGATGAGAGTGATCGTTTTCGAAAATGGTAAGAGTGTAGATAGCGGTACTGTTATCGAAATTGAAGATGGTTTTGTTAGTATGGTAGATGGTGCAGAAGGTTTCGGATATGAAATGGATAGTGTAGAGTTTGCTGAAATAACACTTTAATAGAAAGAGATAGATAAATATCCGGAAAATAACAGTTGCCGAAACCCGAGCGAGCCGCCATAATATTGGTGTTGTTGATAGAACGATAGAGAGAGATATGAAAGAAATCACATTTAATAAACAAGAAGCTAAAGCGCTTGAAGCGTTAATTGAAATGCAAATTGATATGATTGAATCAGAAGGTGAGGATGTCATAAATGAAGAGCCAGCTCTGAAAGAAGAATTGAATGAGTTGCGATCAATTCATTATAAGATGTTGAAATTTTTCCGTTTTAAATAATTTACAGTCATGACTAAACAAACAGAGATAATAGAGCAAGTGATGGATGAGTTAGAAGATACTGGTATGGTTTCTTCTCCAGATAATAATGATAAATATGACATGCTCAGAGAAGTTAGATCATATATGGGTGAATTCGAATTCTATAAATTCTTAGAATACAGTATGCGTGTTTGGGGCTTTGAGCAAGCCAAACATTTCGAAAATTAACAGTTGCACCTCTCCGGAATATCGCTATAATTAATCGTATGAACGCTGATTGCGCCATGAAAATGACAGAGAAAGAGATCGATAATCTAAAAGCTTGGAAGCGCTGGGGCGCATTAATGAAAATGCTCCGTGCTATCCATCGTGAAATTGAACCGCTCAAGAAAGAGCGTCGTGAAGCAGAAGCTAGTCTTTAAACCAATAACCATAACAGAAAGGAATTATAATTAATATGTCTAAGAAAAATCCAGCCCCAGTACTAACGTGTGTCATCTCTGGTCAATCCAGAAAGACCTCTCACAACTATCTCGCATCTAAAGCAGCGCGCTTGGGTGTTACTAGTGAATGGTTGCTTAATAATTATGTAAGCAAGTATATCTGTTCTCAACTTCGAGCTGGTCGTAGCGTACAAGATCTTATCGAGAGTCGTACCAATCAGTCTATGCCGCCATGGCTCGGTACTGATGAGCAGTTGAAGGAGCTTGTTCAGAAGAACAGTAAGAGCCGAGTAACTAACTTCTGGTTTGAGGCTGGTGTGTACAAGACCGCTAAGCCTACTCCTAAGAAGAAAGAAGAGAAGGTACAATCATTAGATGATGTTGTACAAGTAACCGCTAGCGAAAGCGCGTTAGAGTCGATTGCTAAATCTACTCCTGAACCAGAACCAGAACCAGCAACATTCGATGAAGCATTAGCTGAACTACAAGAGATCAACTAACAAGCTTACATTTCTAACAGTCGAGTGGAGAGAGTATATAGAGTACTCTCTCCACCTCTCTATATAGAGCTGTAAGTACGAGAATTCGTTATATATAGAAACCCGAAAAAAGGGTAAATTAAACGCATGCTAAATTTTTTTTGCAATCCTCTGCGGAGTTCCTATAATAGGTTTTATGAAAGATTATTTGATAGCGTGGGTATTAACTGCATTAATAACCTTAGCAGGATTATTCGGTGTAGGCTTTGTAGTAGGGCTTATCGGAGCGATTACAGGTTCTATATCAGATCCGGATACATTAGAGCAATCTGGATCATTTAATGCGTTTGCACTGATAGCAATGGCTATTATTAATTTCTTTGCTTTTAGATTCACAGTAAGGAAGTTTGTATTAAAAGATTAAATGAATCAAGGGCCTTTAGCTCAGCGGTTAGAGCAGTCGACTCATAATCGATTGGCCGTAGGTTCAAATCCTACAAGGCCCACCAGCACGTCGACCGAGCAAGTGAACGGAGTGGTCTGCAAAACCATCTATGCAGGGGGCGGTACCCTGGACGTGCTCCAATTTTAGATAAATAACTATATGGCAGATAGAGCTGATATACAACCGGAGAATGTAGCGGGTAAGTATTACGTAGATGAGCAATGTATAGATTGTGATTTATGTAGAGAAGAAGCGCCGAATAACTTTACTAGGCAAGAGACAGAAGGTTATTCATATGTATATAAACAGCCAGAGAATGAAGAAGAAGAGTCTGACTGTCAGAACGCATTAGACAATTGTCCAGTAGAAGCTATAGGAAATGATGTCTAAGCCTCCTTGTCCAGATAAGCCAGTAAGTCCATTAGTTATATTGATTGCATTACCGATTGCGTTAATATGTGCATTATTTATGTATCTAGGTAATTTAAAGTTTTATGGTACGAGTGTTAAAAGAGACAAGTAAGTTACTTACTATAATGATAGTTATAGTATTCTTTTCTATCTTATTATCTGAAGAGCCAATAGAGGTGAGAGCTAATAAAATAATAGAAAATAAGTTAAGCTTACATAATACTCTTACGAGAGAAGAGAAAGATGAATACATGTTATATTTGCGTAGCTTAAACGCAGAGACAACGAATTCAATCTATAATATAGAGTTGCCTTGAACTTATTTGTACAGTTAGCTATTAATGGATAGAAATGGCGAATAAAAAAACTGGAAATTAGTATTAAGTTCTTATTATCGTTGGATTAAGAATCGACGAATGATTAAATATTTACGTGACCTTCGAAGAAAAGATTCTCAAAGAGTCGAAGAGTAAAGAGGCTAAGCTCTTAAGAGCAGCTAAGAAGGCTGCAAAAGAACCCGATACAGGAGTTAAGATACTCAAAAAGTCCGCTTATTACGTTATTCGTGACTGCGCCAAGATTGCGGAACTTTATTTACCTCACTTAATATATTCACAGATTAAGAACCCCATACAGATGTTAGAGGGTGTGTTTACTAAGTCAGAGGTTTCAGGATTTGTATCCAGAGCCAAGAAGGATTTAGTTACTAATCAATTATTAAATCTAATAGTATTAGATATAAAGAAGCAAAATTTGTTAGAGTCTGCTACCACTGCTCCGCCACAGATTCTAGAGTTCGAAGATGTAGAAGAAGATGATATATATGGTGACTACGACTCTGAGCCGGTATCGGGTGATGTCGAAACTGATGTTGTAGTTGAAGTTGAAAAAGATACGTTACAATTATTACTCGATGCCTTCAAAGTCACAAACTAAGTACGATTACAAATGTCATTATATGAATTTAGCAAACATGCTAATATATCACGGTTCTGAGCTATGCACAGCTGAAGGGCCGGAAGCTGTCCGGAAGTTAAATGAACAGGCGATAGCAGAAGCCAGAAAGTTTATCGATACTATTTCTCCACCTAAGCCTCAGACAGATCTCTCCAATGTCAAACAATACAGATCAGCCTAAAATATGTAAAAATCCTCATTGTTTCGAAGAGACGTGTAAAGGTGAATGTCTAGAATGTAAACCTGTGACGAGAACTGAGACATGTTTATCCGAAGACGGTGAATTCACACAATACATAAAGACCACTCCTCTCCGGTCTAAGTACGTTTACGAAACGACTATTGGTGCGAGCTAGAGATAAAGCTTGACTGTTTCTCATAAATAGCTATAATGATTGAAGTTATGGCAGTCAAAATGCGAATAATGGTTAATCGGAACAAATTCGAGATTAAAGTGAGAAACTATGAAAAGTCTAAAGCCAAGAGTCTTAATAAGATTCAACACCGGATCCAGAGTGCACAGACCCAAAAAGGGTAAAGGTTCATATATCCGGAAAAAAGTAGTTGATAAAGAATAAGAGACAGTCTATAATAAACGAGTTATGAGAATAAACGATAAGAACGTCGCCCTTCAAGACATTAACGAACACTCAGCAATTGCAGTTGAAGGTGTTCATCAGATTTCGAGTAAAGATGAGCTTTACACTAAGGCTGGTCTAGATTTCGAAGTAGAGCAAGTCAATCTCGGTAAAGCTACTGGAGATGATAACTTTGATAGGTTTTACGGGTTGCGTAATAATAAGACTGGTCAAGTCTATGCAGTTACAGGTCGTAAGTATGCACCAATTCAGAATCATGAATTAATTGATGCATTTGATGAAGTTCGCAAAATGTATGGCGCTGAATATAAAGCCGCCGGAGTTATGCGCGGTGGTAGTCGAATTTGGGTTCAAGCTGAGCTTCCAAAGGACTATACGTTTGAGATCCCTAATCGTAAGGGTGATAAGATCAACTCAATGCTAACTATGTTGATTGGTCAAGATGGTATTGTATCTAATTGTATCTTCCCGACGTCGATGCGAGGTGCATGTAATAATCAGTTTGTAGCTATGACTAAAGAGTCTACTCGCGATTATCGAATTCAGCATTTTGCTAATTGGGAAAAGCGATTGGATACAGTTAAGGCAATCTTCGCTAAGAATATTGACAGCTTGAAGAACATGTATACCGATTTCGCGAAACTTGATAGTAGGACGATTTCAAAAGAAGAGTTATATAACTTTCTTGGTCATTTATACCCGATGCGCGATACTGAAGATGAGAAGACTGCTCGAGTGCATAACGATGTTGCAGCTCTCTTTTCACGTGGTGCTGGTAATCTTGGTAAGTCGCGGTGGGATGCGTTTAACGCGGTGACTGAGTATGTTGATCATCATCAGCATGCAACTCGGATGGCTAATGCGATTGAGAATAAGAATCATGAATACATCCAGAATCGGATTGGTAGTTTGAATACTCCAGGTGGTCAGATGGATCGATTCAAGCGCCGCGCATTGAACCTGCTAACTGGTACTGTAATGTTCGATAAGCCAGTTGTAAAAGAGCGCGAAATCGTGCTAGTAGATTAATTTCTCCTCATCCAACAACAACATAGAGAACCCATGGGAAACCATGGGTTTTTCTATCACCAAATCTTATATTCCCTGTATGAACAAATAGGAGAGAACCGTTCGGAAAAGCTGCTTTTTTATGTTCCTTCGTGTGATTGACTCGACTAAATAATTATATGCTGTCGATAGAATTGCATGCGAAACAAACTATAAAAAAATGGTTGCGTGATAATGAAATCGATATTCGTATCATCCAAAAATGTACAAACATACTTCTCAATCAAATTCGGCGACACAACAAGTGGGTCTTTCCTGAGATTGAGATTAAGCGATATAAGAACGCAAACAGCAGTGGATATTATTTTGGTTTCGACGAGCTTTACTTGACTGGAAATCTAGATCAGAATGGTTGGAGTAAAGAGAAGAGGTTTGATACATTTGTAAGTCATTATCTTCATGAGCTTAGACATTGGATACAGGATAACATGCTGGGGGTATCTGAAGAGAAGTTAAACTACACAGATGAAGATGTTGATAAAGAGCGACCTACATACTGTCAAAATAAATGGGAAGTAGATGCTCGACGATTCGAAAGACGATATAAGAAAGAATTCATTCAACTGTATCACATTCTAGAGAAGTTATCCAAGAAAAAAGATTTGCATTAATTTCAATTATACTATTGCTCTAATTTTTATAAGGGTAAATAATATTATGAGATTTAATCAACAAGTACTTTTAAAGCATGAGCATGGAATTACTGCTCAATGGATGGCGTCAGATTATTCTAACATGGCGATCGCAACCTATCAACAAGAAAAGGGAACAGGGACAGATGTTGATGGTAACCAAGTAGAGACAAATAAATGGGTGATGGTAAATTGCTCTGGACCTTGGACAGGGCTAAGTGAGGATGGAAAGTCGTTAATTATTAATGAGATGTTTGAGGCAGAGAGAAAAAACATATCAGGAGAAGCGACTGTTATTCTTACCTGTCTTAATGCTACGTTAGGTGGTGAGAAAGCTCTAGATGGTTTTTGGCAGGCTCAAAAGATAGGTTTCTGATTTGATTAATTTTACCCTGAATTAATCAATTGATTAATTCTCTAGCTTTCCTATTATATTGAATATGGATTGCATTTGTGGTAATACTATCGAACCTGTAAGGGTTGAATTCGGTTTTAAGATCTGTAAGTCTTGTGCCTTTAATGGACGAGGACCTTCTCGTAAGAAAGGTATTATGGTATTTGGTCATAAGACTGGCGGTGATTGTCAGATTGTAAGTCAAGAGAACTTCGCTGATTATCGCCGCCTCAACCCTTATGGTAAATTATCCGGTCGTGGGTCGGGCGTGCATGTTGTATCACCTAAAGCTAAATAATTATATGAACCCATCAGAATTCGAAAGAAATAAACCTACACAAACATACGCCGCATTAGACGGTATGATTAGTAAGTATCGACGTATTGTAAATGAGCATACCTATAACGGTCAATCGTTAATTATGGAAGGTACAGATAGTGCTCAATTGCATTTAGCTCAACAAGTTGTTGCTGAGTTAGAAAACGTTAAAGCGTTGTTTGTATCTGGTAGATGAGAAATATATATGTTTATATGATCCTCGGGCTTCTTAGCTGGGGGATCCTTTTTCTTTTTATATATGCGTTCTTGTGGTTACTTAGATCTGCTTTCTAAGTAATAGTCATTTCCTCATTAGTGTCGTAGTAAGGAGTTATTTTCTTTAACTCCTCTTTTAATCTCTCTTTTATCTTATCTTTCAACTTCTCATCCTTAATATCTGTGTTAAGGATGTCAACCTTATAATTATTATTAATTTTTTCTGGGAAGCTAAATTTAGACAGTTTATCAATAGTATCGATATATGTTCTTTGACCGATAGGATATGACCAGATAAGATCTTTGTCTCCGATATGATAGTTATAATGAGCTAACATATCGAAATAGGACATTATTTTGTTGTAGAGCTTAAAACCTTTTATCTTAGCATTATTAATAAAATACTTCTTAGGTTGTTGTAACCTATTCGCTAAGGTGAGATAAAATGGAGTACTAACCGCACCAACATACAAACCAGTTCCTAAAATGTTATCTAAAGCAAATGTACCTGCGGAGAAATTAACTGTTTGATAATGACTTCCATTTACATAAAGCTCCATATAACCTTTCCTCAAAGATACATTAACAAAGAAATGATTATAACCAGGATTCAATGTTGTAATATCAAAGTCAATTGAACTTTTTACTCTAGGAATAACTCCAGAGGAAGAAAATTTTGGTTTTGCTTTTATTACAACTTTAAGTCTGTTCTTATTAGCACCTGTATTTCTTAGGTAATAATATGATGTAACAGATTTAGTGAGTTTTAAATTTCCTAAACTAGGTTTTCCTGGACCACTATTAAAGAACTTTTTAGAGGCTATAATTTCTAATCTTTCATTAAGTTTAGTTAATCGAAAACCGTCATTAAATTCTTGTATAAACAAAATATATTTTTTGTAGACCCCGTCTTCAAAGTCACAAATTATATCCATATAAGTTTGTTGGAAAGGAAAGTTATTAATGTCACAAAATTCTCTAGTGCGCTTCAATTTGCGATTATTATCTAAAATAGAAATGATATTATTATCATGTAGTACAACAATGTTATCATCGTCGTCAATTATTACACCATTAATTTTTGTTTTAATACCGAGGCCAGCTTTTATAGAGTCGGTTAAAGACTCAGAATAGTTAAGAGGGTCAGCATTTTTTTGTACATAGTTTTGAGTGTTAGATAAGTCATTTGGTTTCTCTTGTCTTAACACAAATGGGTTACCACTGCTATCAAAACTAATCTCATTACCATACCCGTTATTTGCATCTACTTTATATACTGTAGTACCGCCATTTTTTCTTACAATCTTTCCTTTTTGTCCTTTTGTATTTGCAGAAACACTTGTAGTAACAGTATTGGTTTTATTAGTGTTATAATTATAAGTAAAGAAATTACCTGCCGCTGTTACAGGGTTAAATAACACATGCAATTTGTCTTCTCCTACTTCAAAGTCATCTACTATAGCATTTGTATCTTTTAAGTCTTCAATCTTACTAATGAGATTATTGTTACTGTTAAATACGTATATTACATTATTAACACCTAATACATAAAACTCAGAGAAGTTATCTTTTCTACCTATCGCTTTTATCTCAATTTCACTCTTACCATCTCTTAATATAATCTCATCATAAGATTCGAAATCATTATTTAAAAACATTAACTTACTCATTCTACCAGATTTTTCATTTCGAGTAGGTAGGATAATATTAGGGGTAATTAAGTCAGTATTGAATATACCAAATCCTTCTTCAAAGTAATTACCTAGTATCTGGTAGCCAAATGGTAAGGTATTGTCTTCAGTATGTAACCAAAAATTAGTACTAAAGTCTCCAATAGACTCAGTTTTAATTCTACCGAATGTCTCTCCGTTTAGTACAATCTCATCGTCGTCTAATACCTTATCAACAACTTGAGGTACCCCTTTGTAATTAATATACTCTATTCCTGACGCTTCATTATATTGAGTATTATAAGCTTCAAATAACTTTCCATAGTCATTCGACCCTATATGATAAAACATATAATCATTATTAGGCTCAAATGTTAAACTAGATGAAACGTCGAATGTCTCTGTTGTTTCAGCGCCAGCTGCAGTAACAACCTTATAATAAGATGTAGTAGAAAGAGCAGCAGTAAAGTTTTTAATAGATGGGTTATAATACCTATCTACCCATTTTGTTTCTCCATCACTATTACCGGATAACCAACTACACAAATAAGTCGGATCAGTATTATTACTGTAGTTGTTATTTTTAATATCTACTCGTCTCTTAAAGACCTTGTCCGACATTAACGGATTATCTCCTGGTATAGCTCCTAAGTTTTCTATCTTAGAATCTTTAATGTGTAAAACAGTATACGGAGATAAAGAACTAGGGGTCGTGAAGTATGTTAATTTGTTAGGCTTAAACGCAATATCATATGTACCTATATTATAAGATATTCCTATTTTGTCTGTACCTGTTTGTTGGTTTGTGCCTGCATGTATTTTTTCATATACGCGGTTTAAATAGCCTGGTTCGGAATTAAAGTGATTATTTTCCGCGTAATATTCGTGTAGCGTAGCTTGGTTTTTTAAAGGAAATATATCTGCGTGTACAGTGTTGGTATTGTTCTGCTTTTGTTGAAAGTAATTATAATTATTACTATAAACAAAATAATTATTACTAATGTACTCTGTTACAGTACTAGTATTTAAATCTACAACATCTGTATTAAAAGAAGAAGTATATTTAACAAAACTATTAGGTAATGTCTTATAGTCTTTTGTCAGCTCATATCTATTAATATCAAATATACAAGCGCTAAGTAAACTTGCTGTATTAAAAAAGTTATCAATACCAGATAAGCTCAGAGTTCCTCCGTGATTACATAATCTACCATCACGAGCAGATAACTCTGGAGTAACATTAGAGAGTATTAATTTATTATTGTCTAAATTATATCTAAAACTAGGTATATCAGATGATACTGCTGACAAGGGTAAAAATGTCGCTGTAGTATCAGTACCAGAAACTGCAGCAAGATAATACGTATTGTCTGCAGAAGTAGTTGTAACAATAACTCTATCTTCTGGCGGAAGTATATTGCCTGATGTTGCTGTTACAGCTGTAGATTTAGTTAATGACGTACTTGTAAGAGTGAAAGTAAAAAAGAACTGACTGCTTAAATTACTAAACTCAGTAGATGAAACAAAGTTAGCACTTAAACCTGAGTCTCCTGACCCCGAAGTCATAAGAAAGTCTCCGTCAAATTTTACGGTAGTTGTAAACTCCTCTGTTGCTTTTTTCGTGTAAGGTATTTTTAACTCTAAGATAGTAGATAGTGGTTGGAGCTCAGATAATATGTACTGAGTATTGTAATTTGTTTTTCTATCTTTTGCGTCTTTATTAAAGTAGTATTGATCTACTGTTAAACCGAAGTCAAAGTTTTCTCTATATTTTCTGAATACTAGCGTGCTGTCGTGCATATGATTATACTCGACTGGCGTAATACTTTCAGTATTAATAGAGTTAATAATCATAGTTAAGAAATTTTAAATATATCTAAGGAGCCTCTTTGTGGTGTGCCTTTAGGAAGAGTAATCCTCAAGGAGTCCCCAACACCTATTTTAACTACTGCCATAATATCGAAAGCGAACGGTTCATCTCCATGACTCTGGCTAACCCGAGGGACGTAATGGGATTTCCCATATACATGCGATGTTCCACCTTCAGCTTCGTCTCTGTATATTACCATACTGGCTTCACGAAAAAATTTCCTGCTTCCTCCAGCTCCAGTACTACCCCGGGACGATATGCCAGAAATATTACCAAGTATCATATAGCGGGAGCCATCTACGAAACCTTCATTCGCGTCTGGAAACGTAAGTTTGAACGGACTTAATTGTACAGTACAGTTTGGGTTTGTTGTTGATGGATCAAGTTCCGCTGTGGTAAAAGATAAACTTGAATTGTTGTTTGAAGCTTTAAATGCACCTCTTACAATACAATTACAAGCTGATGTTGTTAAAGTAATACTGTTAAGAGTTGCGCTACTTGTATCTGCAAGTAGAGAGGCGAGACCGTCTAAAACAACTCGCAGTTCATCGACAGCAGCCGCATTAGTAGCAATATCAGCTGAAACAGACGCTAAGTTGGCGATAGCGTTAAAGTTAAATTTACCTAATTCTACTGTACCACTAATTTGATCATATTGTGTATTTAAACCTGGTGTTGTTTGATTGTTAAGAATATTAAAACCAGTTACTACATTATAAAACGTATCTGCTTCTCCTTCAACATTACCTTCAATTTGACTTTGTCGGACTGAGCTAATATTATCAGGACCTACAACAAAGTCTTTAAAAGCAATCATCTTAGTGCCATTGCTTGTTTCTATTAATAGCTTGTCACTATTAAGTATCTCTGTTCCAATATCAATATCTGATATATTAATAATTTCGTCTTCTATCGCCATATAATTATTTAATTCCTATTAGTAATTTACAAACGCTGTAATTGTACTTGTTTGTGTTGTTATTGAGTCACATCCAGATACATCATATAAATCTACATAAAAATAACCACCAGATGCAAGACCCATTACAGATGTTCCAACACCTGTATTAACATTAGTAAAATAATAATCTCCTAAAGAAACTCTTGTACCTACAATATCAACAAGCGGTATTGTAATTGTTTTAGTTGATAAGTCTACATCTTTAAGTAAATCACCACAGTTCCAACTCAAGAACCCGCTCAAATGCATGAAACCAGAATTAGCAGTTAATGGTATGTAAAACAGAGCCGGGTTGTTAGGTAAATTAACAGCGCCTTGATTATTTGGATCAGCAGCTCTTGTTCTATATTTTAGACTTATAGAACCGTTATTTTTAGGTAGCCCTGTATTTGGGTTAATAATGTCAGTAAGACTTACCTGTACACCTTCAGCAGTATTAGACTGAGATGCTTGAGTTTGTATATACTCGGTTGTAAACCCAACATTAAATGATTCAGCACTTACTCCCTGGCTAGTTGCTAAAGCAGGATCATATACATCTGTTTCGTTATCTACATCTAATAAGCTCAATCCTAGTACTTCAGGGTTTTTGTTAATAAATGTTAATAATAACTTTTCATCATTTTTGTCGTCATTAAAGTAATCTGTTTTTAACAAATTAACATTTTCATATTTTTCGATAGGAGCTTTTTCGACTGTAAATTTTAAATCTATAACATCTACTTCTTGATCATCTCTATATATTGTAAAGTATACATGACGGGTCGCCATGTCAGTAAAATCACTCTCAATAGTATGTGTGAATGTATGACTAGATAAAGATGGAATTGTAGAGGCTGAAAGAGGTCTATTTACTACAAGTTCTTGCCCATCATCGAAATCTACTATAACTTTATTGATGCGATAGTTACCACCTGCAGCAGCATCATAGCTACTTAAGCCACCAAAGTCGAACGTAACGTCATTAGTACCAGTGATAGATTTAGACTTAGTCTTCGTTCCACCGAACGGACTAGGTGTTGCTGTTACTGTGTATGTCGTTGTATTCATTATTAACCTTGTAGATCTTTCAGATCAAAACTACCTTTAGTTGCGAACCAATTGCCACCAGTTCCTACTTGACTCGCATAAAAGTCTGGAAATTTTTCTCTTAGTTCGGTCTGCGCGGTAGTAGGATTGGGAACCTGCCCCATCGTGTTAGGCAGTAAATAGTATGTATAACCATCTTCATAAGCAGTTAACTGTTCCCATTTTATACCGTATAATCTGCTCATTCTTTTAGCTTCATCTAAAGTTATAACTAGAGCTTTTTCTGCGCTTGCTGCTATATCATCTGGGGTATTTATAATATCAAGTAAAGCGAAATCTATTTCTACTAAACCAGTATAACCGTTTTTATCTTGCCCTAATCGATGACCAGTTAAGTTGAGGAAGCCCTTCTGGTCCTCTATCACCATGCAAACATCGCCACCGTCTTGGTATTTCTCAACTGCGTCTTCTTTAGAACCGACTTTAACCCAGTTCCAATCTGGTCTTCCATCTGCGCCTTCCCAGTCGGACATTTTACCTTCCCACGGGGTAGCAGGTGTTTCCACCATGGGCATTAACTCCCATACTTTAGTATATTTCTCAGCTCCGTTCGCTTCAAAGTCTTTTTCTATGGCATCGATAAACAGTTCGTTAAGTTCGTCATAATCTTCTGTATAATATATTTTAGTATCTGTTGTTAACCCTAGGTTTCTAACTCTCATATATACACAATATTCTCTACCGTTATATATTAATGGATCAAATAGATGACCGTTCCACGCGTTTGCAGAATTAGTTAATAATTGATTTACAGGATTGCCTAATATTGGTGCTCGATCCCCTTTTAAGAAACAAACAGCAGACCATCCTTTATTACCTCCAAGAGTGAATCTCACTTCACCTGTATCTGTTATTTGTTTCTGGAAAGATGGTAATAAAGTCGCAAGTGGTTCTGACGGTACAACAAGATCTCCAGTCGCTCTTGGTATTGAACCTCCACCTATTTCTGGTATTAAATCTCCACGCTCAACTGCTTGTACAACTGTATCAATATCTTCCGGTCTAATGCCAGTGTATTTAACCTCTACCTCTTCTTCTATAAATTCTGGTTCATTAATATCACACAATGTAATCTCGGTTGTATTTGTCTGCTCGTATAATTCACTTGCAATATTACTCTTTGCAGGGACAACCATTTCTATGTCTACGTTATCGTCTAGCTCAGAATAAGTAAGTCGTTCTCTAAGATTTTTAGAAGATTTGTTTATGTAATCAATCCGTGTTTTTTGTTCTTGTGTTTCAGGTTCGATTTTCTCATCCCACGGGTTATGTACTCTAACTCCTTTTACTTCGAACGAATGTAATTCAAACTGACTTACTTTTGTACTTGTAGTAAAAGATAGACCTATGTTTAGTAACGGGTATTCATCATCTTGTACCTGAAAACCAGACCACGGATCATACATATTACTACCACCTACATTACCAGCATTACCAGTCGTACTATAATAACTTCCCTGTATCTTATTAAGACGTAAATCTAATATAGTGTTATATGTTTCACTCGATGTTAATTTGTGTGAGACAGTTAATCTATTTCCTTTATTAGTTAGATCTACTCTGTAATCAACAAAAACTGCATCAGCTGCAGACGTATGTAGAGGTATAGCGGTTGAACCAGGAACAGCAGAAAGATCTACTGAGGTTAATATTTGATTATTAGTAAACCTGTTTCCTCTTATCGATACTGAGCATGGAGAAGGAGTAGTTGTATTTACATTAAACCACCCAGGTTTATCTTCTGAAGTAGAACCGAAATTACCAGCTATATCAAAACCAACACCTATGAAACTATTTGCCTCTTGACCGTCTCCAATACAACCATATGTTTCTTTAAATGGGTTCCAATTGTTTCTCTCAAACAAACCAACTGTAGTTTGAGCAGAGCCAGCGGTTTCAACTACATTGAAGTCTGCTGGACTATAACCGAGTGTTGATGCAACACCATTAGGTACAACATACCGATCCTTTTGAGGTTGTTCAAACAAATATACACAAAAACCTTCTCCTGCACCAGCTGGTGAATATTGCTGGACCCATCTTGAGGCGCTATTGCCTACTGTTTGGGTACTCGCATAAGCAGTCGGAGCAGGTACGTTAAAACTTCTCGCCCGAAAATCTATTCTTATAGTATGTTGTGGATCATAAGCAGCATACTTTGGATTAACAGTTATGTAACCACCGCTAAACATAAGAGGGAAATTTTTATCCCCTGTAAGAGCATCAAGTGCTGTGTTTGTATTGTCTTGAATTAGATTAAAGCCTATTGCGCTTGTACTTTCTACATGAGTAGGAGACACCATGTAGTTAGGAGACCTTTCTACTTCTTCTCCATCTGCTGGGTTAAACCAAGATGCGTTTTGGTTACGTACAGTATTACCACCAATATATAAATCAGAGTTTAAATAACCACTATCAAATGTAAATCGACCGTTAACAGCTGATAAAGAATTTTGCGGTAAAAGAGATTTAGCTTTTAATAAATGAAACTTACTATCTACATCTTCGAAAATATAATTATTAATTACTAATCCATCTACATCACTAGCGAACCGACCTAAAAAGGTTACAGAATATCTTGACGTGTCCTTATTATAATTAATGAGAGGTTTTGTTATAGAGTCAAAATTTAAATCTTCTACAGGACATGGAGGAGTTAATTTAAATATATCAGAGTTTTCATCTGTATGAAAGGTGTCTAAATTATCAGGATATATTGTTTGTCTATAATTTGTATCTTTATCGATTTTGTAAATTATTGGTAATGCACCGTATATAGTATCTCCTGTTTCGCATCTTGCCGCAGTAATAGCACTAACAGTACAAACGAACATTTCTTTCGTTTGATCGTTGTAAAATATGTCTGACTGTTTGTTGCTAAAAGGCATATAATTATTTACTAAGTTATTATAGATTTCGACCCTGCGGCGTTTTTAAATGTACCGTCATCAAATGTGTATTTTTCAGTTAATGTCTCTACGTTAGTTTGTATGTATATTGAATCTTCGATAATCTCAAAATCTTGTATTTTATTAGATGTGTAAATCCTGCCTTTCGTCGCAGCAGAATGTTTGTTAAACACAGCAGACATGGCTTGTTTTAAAGTTAATACTTCTTGAGAAAAGTTATTACGTACAAATATTTCTCCAAACTCCTCAAATTGCTGTTCAAATAACTGATACTTTGTTGCAGTTGGTTGGTTAAGACTTGCTGACTCATACGTAGTAACTGTATTAGAATAAATTGCAGTTGAGTCAATTGTGTAGTATGGTATAGTTATATCTTTAAAATAATTCTCAATTAATAAATCCGAGCGACCTGGGTGACTTTTAAACGGACCTCCATCAACCGCTGAGACAGCAGATACAGAACCGCAGGATAGAGCTATTGTATGTAGATCTGTACAATTATATGTTGATAATGGCGCGAAGAATGAACTTCCAGACCCACCGATATTGCCTAGACTACATAAAGTATTATCATTAACAATGAAGGTATCATATATTCCAGTCAACCCTGTATATGCTGTAGGACTAGATGCTTGAGCTGCGGATATAGCAGATAAAAGCGGATTAAAATAAAGACCGTCATAAAACTCTGCTGCTGTTGTACAGCTTGTATCTGTGCTAGATGACTCTTCACTTATATATGATGTTCCTGCTTTTCTCTTTGGGTATATCGACTTAATAAAGTAAAACTCATTACCATACACATCGCTCCGTAATTTAACACCTGTCTTGTTTGTGATAAGTAAATCATCTAAGCGTTTACTTTCCGGAAATATATTTAAAACACTTACTGGATAAGTATCTGTATTTCTCCAGTCGATATGACCTTCTGCATCTTCCCAAAAACTAATATTATCTTCTCTCTTGTTAATACCTGCAGGAGTATATTCTAAACTGTTTTCTTGGCTTTGATAACCATAATTGCGTACAATTTTATTATTATAAAAATTAACAGAATTCGTTCTATCATTATTTTTAAATGTGTTTGTTTTAGATTTAAAAATTAATGGAGTACGTTGTTTAACTTTTATGTTGCGTAAAATATTGCCTTTATGGTCTTTAATATAACCAACTGCTTTTAACCCTGGTTCATATTGGTGTGGGTTTGGAATCAAATACTCTCTTCCGTTGAACGCAGATAAATTAATATTAAAAGTTAGACCAAAAGAATTAAAATTATTTGTACCAGTATTTTTATATGAAAGCTGAAAAGGAAATATATTCGTATTTTTCTCATTTACAATACCGCCAAATAAATTAGGGCCATATCTTTGTGTCAGATTGTTTGTAGGGTTAACATTATCGTATAAAACTTCTACACTAGCGTTCTTTTTATCTCCGGACAGCCGATATATGTCATTAGCTAAATATTTTTTAATTAGATCCCGTTCAAGAATAAATTTTAAATTATCTAATGTTTTTATTTCATTACGAAAATATCTATTAGGTAGTCTTTCATAATTAGAAAACGGGTCATTAATACCTAATAAAGCACTCGGGGTAGAAATATTATTTGTTTCAACTTTATACTGTTTACCATTTTTATTAATAGTAATTAATTGATATATGTTTTTTGATTTAGACTCTCTTAAAACTCTGTTCTCAATATTGTCGACTAAATCTTTATCAATCGGATGTATGTTATATATGAATTCGTCAGATACGTAATGGTCTATATCTATAGAAATTGCATTAGCGATTTTTTCAACATTTATATCTGCAGTTGAAGTATCAGTATTTTCAGTTATAAAATCTTTATTACTTAAAAGCTTAGAAATATAATTCTTTAAGTATTGTTTTACACCTGCTTTAGATGTTTTTAGTTTATTTTTAGTTGTACTAAAAGTAGCTTCATCTCTTAACTCTTTTACACTTAATAACTGATTACGAATTATATTAACAAAATAATGTACTCCTAATTCTAATTCATATATATCATCAGTATCTATTTCATTTAAAAATCTACCAACTTCGTGATCTAAAGTATCTAATGTTAAATTTTTAAGAAACTGGGTATAAATAGACCTTGTGTAGTTGTTTTTTGTATCTGTATTGGCTTGTTTTTGTTCTTTCCAGTCAACCAAATAATTATTATATAATATAGATAATTCAGTCGCGTTGCGATTGTCATTATAATATTGCTTCCATTCTACAAATGATAATGGATTAGTTGTATTTAAATCTATTGTCATATGCTAAGGCCCTTCCGTATTTGATAGTCTAAATTCTTATACATTATACCATCATCATTAGTCCAATCACCGCTTAAAGATGAAGCTGTTCTTGTTATTGTTGTATATGGGTTGTTGTAATCAATTAAATTTGCTTGTAAATTTTTAATTGCTGAAGTCGGATCAGTAACTGTATATGGATAAAAATCATACATTGCAGACAACCCACTTGCACCAGACACAGTAGTGTCTAGCGGCCAGCCCCAATTACTATATATGTTATAAGCTGAAAGTTCGTACTCTGTAGATTCCCCTGAAGATGTACCATCAACATTTTTAGTAGCAACTTTTTGAGGTTTAATTATTAAAAATTCGTTATTAAATTTTTGTCGTGCTACAAAATTTGTATACGCTGTAACTGTATATGTAGAAGCAGTAATTGGGTTGTTAAAATCTACATTTACACCGTCTGCAGAAGAAGTATAAAAATTCGAGTTTAAGCTTTCTGAAAATTGTTCATAGTTACCTAACAATTTAGATACTTTTATACTAAACGTATCATACAGTCTTTTTAGTTCAGAGGGAGGTTCAGGTAAAATGATATCTACATCTTCATTCAGTAAATCATAAAAGGATTGTATTTGATCTATTTTACATAAATCAATATCGTTATGATTAGTAACAAAGTTAGCTATTTTAGAGAAAATAGTCTTACCAAATGTAGTTGGACTTGAGCTTGCTTCTCCTACAAACGACGTAAACACACCGTCAAATAGATTATCATACTCATGCATGAATGATTGGAATCTATAACTTTTAATTACCTGAGAGTAATCTATATCTTCGTTTTGTAAATAGAACTCAACATCGTTAGTTGACGGGTAAACTGTAAATGTAAACGAACCGGTATAATGTTGTGTATTTTCCCCGACGTTTCCGCCAACATTACCAAAGCCAGAAAGCGCGCTCGTGTTAGCGCTTAGAGATTGTATGTTTGCAGAAACATTTAATGTCCATGTTCCAGCGCTTAATGGGTCGATATTCAGATATAAAAAGCTACTTAACTCTGTGTTACCTGTAGTGCTGTTATATGGGAACTTATTAGTACTTACACTGCTTACATTAGTAGTGTGTAAATCTCCACCACTAGCCCAATTAATATAAAAAGTATTATCAGTAGCAGACAATGTTCCGATATTCCCAGTAGTGTCTCTTAAAAATATCGGGTAGTTTTTTAATATATTTTTGTCTTTGTCTTGTACCCCTATAAAAACCTGAAACTTATCTCCTTGTCTTTTATAATTAATCGCTGACATTTGCTTCATTCCAGTAGACGTAAAAGAAAACAAGTCGGTAAAATCCGGTACCGGTTTTGTGACTTTGACTAATATACCGTCGTAGTTTTTAAGAGCACCACCTCCAGTTTCGAGAAAGTTTTGCCCACTACCGTTAATATCTGTTTCTATATTATCTACATAGAAATTTTTGAGACGATGTTTACTAAGATCGAGCTTTACAATTAATTGGACTCCGGGATCTATATTTGGGGTATCGTCATAATAACTTAATATTACACTTTTACCTGATAATGTTTCGGATCCTGTTAAACCAGATACAGAAGTATTATAACTGTTAACAGCGGTCTGTGGATTATTTGTGGCGCCTAGCATGTAGGTTTTTATGCCTAATGCGCTTAATTCTGGAATAAAACTATCCGCAACTAACTTAATAGTATTATCTTTTGGGTTAATTGCGTAATTGCGTTTATTTACTTTTATGTTTACTCCTGTATGATCAATGCGTACATTTTTGTCTTCTTCTGAGCGATCATAAAAAGCATTGTAAGGTAATAAATGAGCATACTTGTTTTTAGTGTCGTATGGTTTTGATTTACTACCACTCGCTGTAACATAAAGAGTAAAATCTTCTGTCCCTGTAATAGAGTCTGTTGTTGATACATCTTGCCAAGAGGCAGTTACAAGAGTTGGAAATTTTTGTCCAGGGTCATCTGTACTACCAGCTCTGAACATCTTACCAGAAACACTATCTACTTCGGTGTTCGATAATTGTATGTTCGTTTCTACATAGTTGTATACTGATACAGTTTCAGTGAGGGTGTTAAAGTACGCTGTTCCGTTAATATCATAGTAATAAACTGCTACAGTATAAATACCCGGGACTTTGTATGTATGGGTTGTAGTTGGAGTGTTTCGTGCGCTTAGAGTGTTACCATCACCAAAGTCCCAAACTGCAACAGTAGTAGAAATCGGCGGATCGACTAGTTCATTAAACGAAGTTGAACCTGTGAGATTAGATGTAAAGGTAAATTCACTTATACGAGTGAACCCGCTATGAGTGGCAGATAAACTGTGTACATTGTTCACAGGAGAAGGTATCGACCCGGATGTATTTACCGATAGAGTAATCGGTACTGGTACACTTAATGGACATTTTTCCTCAGCGCTCATTAATATTCAACAACCCGTTTGTTAGTGACTTGTGACTTTACTACGATTTTATCTTTAAAAGCAACAGGGCTTTCAATGTATGGTATTTGGTATGGTTTTAATTTGCATCTAGTATCGAATACTTTTTTATCCTTTCCATTGTAAATCGGATTAAACACGCAAAATGAAAGACCAGGGGTACTTCGATTTAAATCTGTACGTAATGTTTCTATACTTTCTATGCCTTGAATTTTTTCAATCTCATTATTGAGATATCTTACGTCAATAGTATCTCCTAGTTTTAGATTATTAATGTATGTAGTAATAATATTATACACTTTACTTTTTAAATCGTCTTCATTTATTAAAGCACGAGCTTGTTTAGTTATAACTAATTGAGTACTATCTTTATATCTAAGTCTGTTCACTTCACCTGAAAATCGTAATGATAAATCTAAATTTAAATAAACGGGATCAATAAAAGCAATTTCACTATTTAATAATTTGTAATCCGCGATTTCGCTTCGAATTTTTTCTTTAAGAGCATTAGAGAGATAATTTGATCTAGTAATTACAGATTTATTTTTTCTTAAATTAGGTACAATAGTTAAGTATATATTATTTGCATCTGAACTATCAGCAAAATAATATTGATTAAATAATGCGTTGGTTTCGAGACTATAATCTGTTAAACCAAGTTCATCATTTAGATATTTTAAATAATCATTAGTATAGTCACTATTGTTTTGTACTGTAACGTCATAAACAAGGTTCTTATAATTACGTTCTACAAAGCTTTTGTAATCATCCTTTGTTGTAAGTTTATATTCTGAACTAAAGAATCTTGGCGCATTTTGTTTGATTTCATCTGCGTTTTCTTCTTCTCCGAAGTCGGTACTATCTTCTGTATTACTTATAGTAGTGTTCAATACAGTCTCAATCGTCAAAAAGTTCAGAGATGTATCTTGGGTATCTGTAAGAATGTTATCATACTGTGAAGTATTGTATATGTTTAGCGAGCTACTATTAAAAGTATTCTTTGTTACTTTACCATCTGTACCAGAAGATTTGAGGTAGTATACTGCGATTTGGTCACCTTGATTTAATTTTTTTCCGTTAACACTATTGCCGAACTTTAATTCATAGTTTTTATTTTCATTGTATCTAATTTCAAAACTTCTTTCATTTGGTTTTGACAAGTACAAAGAAGGAACTCGTGACCATTCATACCATTTATTATTAGAATTAACTTCTTTTACATATACGTAAATATTAAAATGATCAATTGTAGTATTACCACCGGGTAAAATGTTTACTACTTCGAATTTTTCTCCTATAGGGTTAATAATAGGATATTCTTGTAATGTACCTTCATACATTAATTGACTTCCAATTGCAGAGATTGTTTCAGTATCAGAAGTAGTTTTTTCAAATGTTACGTCTTTAGTGAAAGTAAATGTTTTACCTTGACTTGTTGCGAATGAAAATTTAGGAATAGTATAATAACCAGCAGACAAATCAGAAGTACCTTTTATTTCTACCGGTAATACAGCGGTTTGTTTACCTACTGGCTTATAATCAATAAGCTTAACAATGCGGTTAATATTCTCGTATAGTTCTGCGTCATTAAAATTACTTTCAGAGCTAGTTTGATTTAAGTAAAAAAGTAATGTATGATATGAGTACGCAATTATATCTATAAGGGCAGAAATATTACTACCCTCAAAGTTTTGATCAGTAAAATTAATTGTCGTGTCGTTATTAATTCTATCAATGATCAGATCTCTGAGACTCTGAGCATCAAACCCAGTGTACGCATTTGTTGGTAGATTAAATTCTGTAAAGTTTGCCATAATTATGAGTAATTAAATCCTTGTGTTGTTAATAATCCAGACGCTGTTCCTTTTTTATTATTTAACGACGGGATAGTTATTGAGATGGTAATTTTGTATTCATTATTGTCTGGTCGTGCAACTACACTTACATCGTTAACAACTATACGAGGCTCATACAAAGCTAACTCTTCATATATTGTTTGCCCTATAGTTTGGCCGTTTTCTTTAGAAACGTTTTCAAATAAATACTGTTCAAGATCTAAACCAAAAGTTGGGTTTAGAATTTTTTGACCTTTTTTTGTATTAAAAATATTACTAATAGAGTTGTAAATAGCTTTTTCATCATAGTCAATTTTAAGGTCTTGCTTGTTTTTTTCTGCTCCTGTTGGGGTATCAGGTGTTTTTGCATCCAAATCAATATCTAAATGTAAGTCTGCATAAGAATAAGAACGAAAACTGTTCTTATTCTTTACATCTTTTAGTATATCTAATTTAAGAGCCATCTATAATTATTTAATTTAAAATGGCTAAAAACAATAAATAATTTAAATGAGTAAATTCGATACTATATTTGAGGCGCAAATTGGTAGATTCGTCAAATCCGGTCCTATTGCTGGAGATTATGTCAAGTTTGCAAGTAATATGAAATCTTCTGATTGGTACTCAGGACTAGACGAAGCTCGTAAAGCTTATGTTGACGAGATTGTTACTGTTGCTGAAGAAGGAAAACCACTTATGCTTTCTACTATCAAAAAAGCAGTATACGAAACCGAAACAACAGATAGTGAAAAACAACTCGCTGATATTGCAGTAGAAATCTCTCCTGGCTTTTATGCTCAGAAGTTAACAGTTCCGTTAGAATTATTAGAGTTTGCTATTTCTTCGGCTGATGCACGAGGTACACAGAAAGATCCAACCAATGACGCGGATCATAAAGTTACCTTAAAGCCTGAAGAAGCAGAAGCAAAGGCAGCAGACGTTGGCCAACCAACACATGTACCTGACGGGGATTATAAGTTAACTACTGCGAAGTACTTAAACGCGTAATTCTAACATACAAGAATAGAAGTTGATCTCCTGATCTATACACTGACTATTCTGATAAAAATATCTAGAGACTGTAATTAAACAGTCTCTTTTTTTATCTTCATCCATCGTATATTCATATAAGAAGTCAAATAGTTTCTTAAACAACATATCATAGTCATTATTAAACAATGCTTCGTTCTCAATAATGTACTTACGTATCTTCATATATTGCTTACTTGGTAATAGATTAGATACTATTTCTTTAAAGAAGTTATCAGCATTAAAGTCTTTCTGCTGGTTTCCTTCAGATAGATGAAACTTTTGAATATTGTTTATACCTTTACGAAAATCAGGATAACAACTATTCACAATGTCCATAAAGTCCTCTTTGCTTATAGACATTTCTTCTAACTTAACTATAGATATAAGCTTAGCAATATAATCAGACTTATCGTAATTAATATCTATAGTTTGACACCTACTCTGTAGGGCAGGTATAATTTTATGTTTATAATTAGCGGTTAATACAAATCTAGTTAAGTCGTGATATTCTTCAATTGAATTACGTAATGCTTTTTGTGCATCAACAGATAAACCATCACACTCATCTAGAATAATAACTTTGATATTGCCAAATAAACTTTTTGTTTGAGCGAAATTAAGTACTTTAGTTCTTATAGTATCAATACCGTTTTCATCAGATGCATTGATATATAGATATTGACACTTAAGAATATCATTTACTATAACTTTAGCTAAAGTAGTTTTTCCGATACCTGGCTGTCCTACAAATAAAATATTAGGGAGAGTCTTCTCCTCTTTTATCTTATTAAAATAGGTAATAATGTTCTTGTTTAGAACTACATCATCTAAACAAGAAGGTCTATACTTCTCGCACCAAATATCAGATATTTCCATTATGCTTTATCAGTTGAACCAAACCCTGCATCTCCACGATCAGCCTCAGTAACTTCTTCAGCCCAACTTACATTAGCAGTAATATGAGGATATAAAACTAACTGAGCAATCTTACTACCTGCAGGTAGAACCCAGTCTGAACCACTGAAGTTATAAAGCTTAACTCCGAGATCGCCACGATACCCATTATCAATAATACCTAAATGAGGCTGTAAGCTTTTCTTAAAACCTAAACCACTCCTAGGCTCAATTCTAAACCACCAACCTGGTTCCAAATAACCTAAAGTCAAACCAACAGGTACTACAGCTGATCCTTTAGCAGGGATTGTTGTTTCTTCTACACTAGTTAGATCATAACCAGAATCGCTAGCATGTGCACGCTCAGGTAACTTAGCATCCTTATGCGTCTTGACGAACTCCATTTTTACGCTACTCATACGACTAATATAGTGTAAATAGAGAGTTATTCAAGTAAATATTTTTATGGATGATATTAATCCGGATGATTTAATTTCTCAGTTAAAAGCTATCCCTGCGGATAGTAACAAAATTTCTAGAGCTGTACAAGAACGACCAGAGCTAGAAAAAGAGGAAATCGAAAATTTCGTTATACAGAATTCTGCTAAACTTATACAAGATAGCTTAGAGTTAATTGATAATATGAAAGAGGTAGTTCATCATATGCCCGAGGCGGAGAATATGTCCGCTCTATCTGAACTTGTAAAGGCTTCGACAGGTGCTATCGATACTCTAAACAAAATTGTATTACAAGATAAAAAATCTAATACTACTCTCAAAGCTAAAGAGATGGATATTGAATCTAAGAAAGAGTTACAACAGTCAGATCAGAAACACGCTCTTACTATGAGTAGAGAGGAAGTTATCGCGAACTTATTGAACGCAAAAGACGCGATAGATGTTGAAGCAGAAGTAAAAGAACCGGAAAAGCTTACTTAAGTATATCTATACTAAACGGTCGCTGTAATGTCTCTACCTTGTTCTTTAAGATGTCTACTCTTTCTTTAGATCTCTCTACTACAATATCAAAAACACCGGGTACCATCTTTTGTTTGTTACTAACTTTATTTGTAGTTAGCCAAGTGAGCAGCTTGTAAGAACCTCCGAGTACAATAGCAATAACTTCGTTTACCTCATCTTGGTTTTGTTTGAGTCTTCTATAATGGAAGTGATCAGTAACGAGATTTTCTCTATGAGCCATACTTCCAATATCAGCTGTACTAATGACTTGTTGCATGTTACGTTTAAATAAAGCTTCTGCTCTTCTACTAAGACCTAAAATATTCTTACGAGTGTCAAGTTCTAATTTGTCATCAATAATACCGTTAAACGGAAATGGTGTTGGATCAGAATCTTCATCACCGTAATGCATATATCTACTTTGAGGTGTTTGATATTGGGAGAAAATAAAACCACAACTTTCAGAGACCTCTTGTAGGAAAGTATCTTCTACATTAATTTTCTCTTTTAGTAATTCTTTTACTTTGTGATGGCTCTTTCTATATTTGTCTAACCACCATGCAATAAACTCTCCATGTTTATCTTCATTTACTATATCAAACGCAGAGGAAATATTAGCTATCTTTTCGTTTACTTCTCGAGTAGTATCTTCGGTAAGAGGTATTTCTCTCCCTTCTGTTGTTTCAGCAATTAAGTTACCATCTGTACTTACAAATATAATCGCATCACCATCATCAGTAGTCTTCAAAAACTCTCCAGGGTTTAAATTTATTTCTAACTGTTTAAGATATTTTGTTGCTTTAGGATTCTTAGCAAAAGATTGTAAGTTAATATTAGAGTTAGCTAATTGTTCCCAAAATGTAGCTTCAGCTGTAATAGGATCGGCTTCATATTTTAAGCTATCATAGTACTTAGATAGAGCGACAAAGTTAATATAGTGTTCTATTACAGTGTTAAAGTTTGTATACGCTACATGAAAGTCAACAGTATTGTTTAACTTTATATCTACAATTCTTGGTACTCCTGTTTTTGATGGTATAGCGCTCATTTCGGTTTATCTAATTTAACACATTGTATAGTGCTGCTAAATTGGCCAGATCCTATTGTTGTTAGGTTAGTAGTTATATACCAAAAGCCTGGTATTTTTTCAGCAAATTTGTTTTTATTATTTAAATCTATGTTCATATAAATAAACTTATTTGCCGACATATCAATATTACCTACACAATTAAAATTAGCTTTAGTTAAACTGTCAAGTAATTGTCTTTGTAATTTAATTGTACCATAATGCATTACACTATTTTCGTCATCTAAAACAAAAAGTCTTTCCTTTACGTTACTAAATTCTTCGTTTACATCAATATTAATTTTATTAGAATTACCATCAGGTAATGTATCTAAACTGCTTTTATTCTCTACTGCAGGTATAGTACCTTTATCACTATGAAAAACCCATTGTTTACTTTTAATATCAAATTGTATAACTTCTTTTTTCTTTAAAGTATCAAATGTGGCTCTAGGTTGAATGTCAGTAAATTGTATATTGTTAATATTAACAGGTATATAATTAAAATTACGACCTAAGACAGAGCCAGCTTCTTTATTTGTATATGACTGTCGTCCGTCATCGGTTTGTATTTTCACACCTCCTGCGAAATTATTACCTAAATTTGATAAGTTAAGTAACCCTTGAACTGGTGTACGTTTTGTTTTTGTCTCTTTATAAATTTTATTAATATTACTTCTTATAGATTGAAGCTGAAATTGTCCGTTAAAATGAGTTAATATACCGCCACTTTCATCAGACGAGACATATGTTTTCATTATTTGGTGTATAGCTTTAATCGCGGGTTCTCCTGCAGGTAACGTATAGTAAACTTTCCCTATACCGTCATCCCAATTCTCTTCATCTATAATATCATCATCCTCTGTAAATTTACGTAACACACTCTTTAATGCGCGACCTGAATTTACTTTAGATTGACCCCATTTAGTTTGTGTTTTTTGATCAGAAGTCTCTCTCAAAATATCTGTACTCCAAGGCATGAGTTTATTACTCAAATGTCTGAATACTATATCCGTAAAATGATATACTACTAGTTTGACATTATCTTTTACTGTGTTTTGTTGATCTGTTACAATGAATATTTTATCTAAAATAACTTCATCAGTATAATTACATGATACTACTTCTGAAGTTTTAGAAGTAATTTTGACTCTAATAAAATTGTCTCCATCTCCGTATGTGTTAAACTCAGATATTGAACCTGAAGTACCTGCACCGTATATATCGTCAAGATCGACTTTACTTAATGTAACGGCATTTTCCATATCATTTACATACAAACTACCTAAAAGGAATGGTGTGTTATGATTACTTTCAAATACTATACTGTTAAAAGTGTTTGAGTCAATAAACTTAGCTTCACCTCTATTGTTAGTGAGAAAGGTAGACACTTTATAATCAGTACCGTTTGCGTTTATAGTTACATGCGGTAATTCAGGTGTTGCTTTAATATTTGATTCTGGTACGTTAGCCATTAGTTAATTTTTTTAGTTCTGCGAGTATTGGATTTACAAAATCAGGACTTATAATTTTATAAACAGCTCCAAGCTCGGGGTTGTTCACAGGATTATAAATTTTATTTGTTAAGCAGATTAACCACCATAAATCTTGAGTACCATATACATTGTTAGCTAAAGTAGTCCATGGCATACTACTATTAATTCGTAGTTCAAAATATATATCAGATTGTAATTCATCTGGTATAGATATTTTTTTAATTATATTGTAAAAAAAGAACTTATCAGACTTAGCGACTTTGAATATATTTTCATATCGTACATCTTGTAAGTTAGGTAAGTCTTTTACGTCGTTTTGATATTGTTCTAAATCTGTAATCATAATTATTCCTCTGTAGCAACTACGGGGTTATTTACTGCGTCAAAAAATAAGTTTTGAGTTTCAGGTACTAGACTTTTTAACGTGAGACTTACTTCATAACCTTCAGGTATAATAGTTTCTATATCCTTCCCACCTTCAGTGTCAATAAATTTAGAAACTACTTTTTTCTTTCTTATACCTATCATTTTTACTTTTACTGACGACAAATAACTATATCTATAACTAAAAACACCTGGTAATTTTGCTCTATAAATTACTGGCGGTTGCAGAGCTAATCTATTAAGTCTGTTTGGCATGTTTTGATATAAAAGTAAAAATATCAGTCGGAAGTTACTTTCATAGTTATTTTTTCCGTAAGTTTCATCTTTAGTGTTATCTAAGAAAAAACTTATATCATGCTGAGGAGCATTACCGCCATAGTTAAAAGATTTAGTAAAATCTATACCTACAGCTGGTGCAGCTAAAGTACCAATTAAACTTGTCAGATTTTCTGCACCTGTATTTATCGTATCGCTCAAACCACCTGCGTCAGTCCACTCAGTTGTAACATCTTTATAAGTATCTTCTAAATAAGGTAACTTATATGTAAAGTTTGATCTTTTTATACCATATAAATTTTCGTATGCTTTAAGGTAATTAGGGAGGGTTAGTTCTTCTGCTCCGAATCTTTTTCGAGCACCTTTAAGTATATTTTCTACATTAGCGTTAACTTCAGAAGCAGTCTTTTTAATCGCAGAAGCTTGTGATTGGCCTTCACCTGCTATCTTAGTTATTTGATCCATAATACCGCCAAGGCCTTTACCTGCAGTGGTAGCTAATTGTTTTATAGTATTTAAGTTGCTATAAAAAGCTGGTAATGGGACATAAAATTCCTGTAGTTCAATTGTTGGTGTTCCTTCACGACCAACAGTATTGCGTTTAGTTTTTGTCCATTTAAAATCTTTTACAACATCAATTAATGAGTTACCATCCGGTACTAATCTATCGCTCTTTGAGTTAACAGTAGATTGTAAGCCAGCTTGGACCGTACCAACAACCTTTTCAACTGCATTGTCTCCGCAATTGATACTTGCTTGTTGATCTCTTACAAATTTAAATAATTTTTTCATGCTACGTAAACTGGTCTACTTGATGGGGCTTCTGGGGTTACATATGTGTTGATTTGAGTTTGACTAACGTTGTTCTGTACATTATTACTCATAGGCGGTGATTGTATTTCAACATCTAAATCCGGTTTCGGTAATTCTTCAAACTCAGGAACCTTTCTTTCTCTTTCTCTTTCTCTTTTTTCTTTTTGTACAGTTTTTTGTTTGACCTTTTGAAGCATATTTTGAATTTGGGAATCTGTCATACTATCGATACTATCTAAAAATTCTGGTTCAGCGAACCGACCACCATATCTAATGCTCCATTCTCGAAGTCGTTTTGCGTCTGTGCTTCTAAGTTTAGCTTCTTTAGGGGCTCTTTCAGCTTGAGCAGCTTCTTGCTCTTCCATAAAACCATCAGATTCTCCAAATCCCATTACAGTATAGATCGCTGATTTCACCATCCCGTCTTCAAAATTATTATCAACAACACGCTTTAAAAATCCGTGAACGTTAGCTCCTAAGGACATTATACCATTTCCAATAGACTCAAATATACTACCTAGAAAATCCATAACAGGAGTTATTATCCATTCATCTACTTTATCATGAATCCATGTAAATAATCCTTGTGAATTGCCTTCTGAATCTGTTAAACCTAAAGCAGCACCTGCGTCAGTATTAAACATCGAAAACGTCTCTATCAACGGTTGTAAGATGGAACCAAACTGACTACCCATAGCAACAAAAGTATCATACGTAGGGTTGTTCCAAAATTCTTTCATTACACGACCTGTATTTATAAACCATTTAAACATAGGAGTTTCTTTCAAATAGCCCATAATACTATCCCACATGCTGCCAAAAAAACTAGTCTCACCAGTCTCTTTTTTCCATTCTTCAGCTTTATTATTCAAAAAGTATTGAAGTACATCTATACCTAAACCAATTGCTGTACCGAGACCTGGAACAGCGTAAGCAAAACCAGCTGCAACATCCATCAAACCAAATACAATATTATCTATACCTCCTGCTTTAAACTTTTTATAAGCTTCATGCCAAGAAATTAAAGTACCTATAATAGGTATTCTACGCAGTACGGGTTTTGCAAAGTTAAAAATTTTAGGTAATAACTTCGACAATACTCCACCACCTACACCACCAGCAGCCCCTAAACCTAATACACCAGCTATAGCTGGAAGAGCTCCTATAGTAAACAAAGAACCTAACCAACCTAATGCAGATTGAGAGGCAGATACAACATCGCTATTTTGTTTCTCTATATCTTTATTTTTTTCTTCAAGTTTTTCTAACGGTGTTGAATCATCTTCGGTTGATTGAGTGAGGCTTGTAGGTGGGCCTTGCGGGGTAAAGGTATCTTTTAAAAACTCTTTTATATCTAATAAGTGTTTTGATATAGTTTCAAGAGGTTTAATTCTTTTTTCAGTTTGTTTCTCTTCGACATCTGCTTGTACGTTGTTTTCTATTACAGGCGGTTTATCTATTTGTCTAGAGACCCGACCTAGGTCAGTAAAAATTTTATTTATAGTTACCCCTATATTAGATAGGGTTTCATGCATGCTTTTGATATCTGCTGTTGTTTGTTCTTGCTCAACGGTAAGAAGCCTCACACCTTCATTAGTTGGAGCTAATAAACGACCAATATCATTTGCAGTCAATTCTGCCATATAATTATTTAATTATTAGGCAAAGAAAACGCGGGGATCTATTTCGAAGTTTCTTAAGGGTTGTATAGAGTCTAAAGCTTTATCTATGTGATTAGTAAGGTTGGTAATTTTGTTCATACTTAAATGTTTGTATAAAACTTCTGCTGTTTCAATATCTTCAACATTTAAAGTATCATCATCAATGTTTATTGACTGTATAAATCTAAAAATAAAATAAAACAAAGCATCTACGGATTTCATCTCATCTTTATATGTAGAAATAATATATTTTAATAGCGCCAATTCTTTAGCTATTTCTGGTAATTCAAAGACAAATTTTAAATCCACATCATCAATAGACATTGTATAGTCTGGAATTGTAATGTCTGTTATTTCGCACTCAACTGTTTCTTCCTTTACATCATTATACCACTGCTGTAAAATATATAATTTATCTAAATAATTGACATTACTTTTTGCTTCTTTCTTAATATGATTGTTAATGAATTGTAAGTATTTTGTACTTGATGTAAGTTCATTTTTTATATTACGCGCAAAATCTTCAAATTGAGACTGTAGTTCGAGATTAATTTTATTAATAGTTACCTCTTGCTTACTAATAGGTAACGTATAATTGAGCTTAGTGAGCTCGCCGAGCTTCTGGATTATTGCGTTCATTTGTGTTTTTAATAGCTGCTGTCAAATGTTGTCTTACCTCATGAAAAGATAACTTATCAAATGCGTCATATGTAAAGTTATACTCTTTCATTAAAAATAATCTTTCTTCGACTATATTCTTATAAGAAGTAACAAAAGCTAAGTATATTATTTTAATTATTAAGTCAATGTCTAGAAAAAATCTACTCGTAATATTCCCGATCTTGTATACAAAAATATTATTAAGATCTTCTTCGTATTGACTAATAGCTGGTTTTAACTTATCATATAATGTTTTAGGTATATGATTATAGTCTGTATTGCTATTTAAGGTAAGTATTTCGTCGTTATAACTAATACTTTGTATGCAATGCATGGGTTTACATGTATAATCGATTATATTAGGATAGTCTAGGAGAATTTCGAAGGAATTAATTTTATGTACGCTAGGTGAGGGTTCGGGTATATCTAGCAAAAAATCTTCGCGGAAAATAACTATTTCTTTTTCTTGGTATAGTAACTTAATATTACTATTATCCTCTATAAACCGCTCGGTTTTAATAAAGTGCAATATATCGATTAACTTATTAGTTTTACATAAAGACAGAAATAAATCTAAAAATTCTTTTTTTCTTTTATTTTCTGATAAATAAGTTAATTTTGCTATTTGATTATAGCTTACCATCTATAGGAGTAATTACATCGTATGTAGAAAATCTCCAACGTGTACCTGCTCCACCTATTGTAGTTTCTCCTGCATACTCTGCAACATTTGCTGTTAGTATATTATATGGTATACAGTCTTTGTATACGTAATATTTGCGGATGACAGGAGATCCGCCCGAAGAACCAAAGAGAACTGAACTAAACGTCTTACGAGTTGTAAGTTGTTCTTTGGCTATAAAATAAACTGTAATTGTAGTAGTTAAGTCAATATCATCAAAGTTACCATGAACGCTATACATTTGAACCCATGGTCTAATAATTGTATCAACAAAACTTATATTACTTTCCGAGAATTGTATCTCTAAATCTGTATCAGGATATTCTCTTTCATCAACAAACGGACCAACAGGAAGCAAACCGTTAATTAATTTACCCTTACTAGAAACGTTGACTTTATCAGTAGTTAAATCAACCCCGGTAGCAAGATACATATACTCACTACCAGATATATACTTTTCATATACTGATTTAGATCGATTTATACCTAATGGTTTAGTACCAGGAGTAATGCCTAAGTTTTTTTGATTCTCATCTGTAAGTGCTGCCGGTATAGAATCTATTTTAACTAGAAATAGATTTTGCGACGCTGGAAAAGTAGGGAAGTCCTTTAACAGATCGAAAAAGGACTCCCTCAAATTACGTTTATCTAGAGATGGCAGCTGTACGCTCATTTAAATTATTTAGGTCTATTAACCTAAAACAGCACCAGCTAACTTACCGATAGCATTGACTGCTGTGTTGAGCTCATTGTCTCTCCTAAAGAATTGGTAAGCGAATGTCAGACTAACGGATAGTACTTCTCCACTACCTACCATTGAATAAGAGATATCACCAGCTTGTACAGGAAATACACCAAATAGCTTATATGTACGTAATACTTCGAACTTAGTATCTAATTGAGCTAAAGTGATGGTGCTATTGTTATGAATAACACCATCACCTGTAGAAGTCTCATCATTGAATGTTTCAGTAACCCAATTTTCAATCGCGATTCTAGAATTAGAAGTAGCATCGCAATAGAAGTCAATACCAAACGCATCGCTGTTATTATAAGAAACTGTACCAGGGATTCGGAAGGTAAAGCCGTTGTAAGGAACCTCTTTGGGAGAGATCTGCTTACCAGGCAGTACCGCGGTTGTTGCGTATACTAAGTCATCCTCAGTAAACACAGGTACACCTTTGTTGGAGACATCTAAGACACGGAACTGAAAGTCACGTGTAAAGTCTCTTGTTTGAGCTACCTTATAAAAGTCCTGTATAGTTTGTTTAATATCAGCCATGATGTTATAATTATTTAGGGTTTACTTATTATTATTGACCTACAATTTCTTCAAAATTAACATCTGTGTTAACAGCGTAGAAATTAACTAATATAAACTCTGCAGCGCGAACTGGCTTCAAGTAGATGTCTACTCGTAACTCGTTCTGGTCAATAACACTGCCAGGGTTATTCCGATCATCACAAACAATAAGGTAATCATATACACCTTCTGTCTGTTTTGCGTTTTCAAATATTGGTGTTAAAGTATTAACAACTCTGTTCCTTGTTAAGAACGTATTAGGCTCAAAAACAAAGAACTTAAGGGTCTCTCTCGTTCTCTTCTCAAGGTCGAGGAACAAGCGACGTACATTAACTCTATCAAAGGCAGTTGGCTTACGTTGTAATGTCTTCTGACCAAATACAACAATACCTTCTGCAGGGAATTGAGTAACTGGGTTAACTGCAATTCTATATAATTGATCTCTTTGACGTTGAGTTGGGCTTACTGCGATGTCATTTACACCTGTAACAACTCCTCTGTTGAAACCAGCTGGTGCAAACCATGGTGCAAAGTTAGCATCGTTTTGAGCATAAATCTTAGCAGCAACACCAGAGAACGGAATCCATATCTGATTGTCACTTGTACCATCATAAACCTTAGCCCAGTTACCATAAACAGTAGCAAAGTTACTGTTTGCGAATCCGAACTGATGACGTAACGGCCAGTAAACATGCTTGCTAAAGTTTTTAGATTTATCATCTAATACTTTACCTCTTGATCCTTGTACAACTAATGGTTTCAATACATCAGCAATAAAGATATGATCTTTTCTTGTATTGCGCGCAAATGCTTCAAATCTATTAAAGATTGTTCTGTAATTGTCTCTCAGAGCAATCTCATTTGAAGCTGTCATATTATCGCTAGTAGCATAGAATCCAGTATCACTGAGAGTTACATATTCAGTGTCGTCATAAGCACTATTAGTCTGAGTTTTACTAACTCCGAAAATTGTACCTAAACCAGCTTCGATACTTACATCAATTGGAAGTAAATCTACGTTAGAAGCAACGTTAAATATACGATCTAACTTATCAGGAACACTACCAATATTTTTTGAAGTATTGTTATTTACATCTGTATATGTACCTAAGCTCACAAGAGCTGGGTCTTCACTAAATCCATCTGCACCATTGTCGGACAATAATAATCCGTGGGTCACTGCTGCATTGTTTACTCCTACTTGAGAGTTTGCAACACGTACAAATTTAGTTGGAGCATCCCCAGCAGTAGAGTTCCAATCTCCTGCGTTAGTAGAAATATTAGGATTAACCTTAATGACTACGTTAGGTGAACTATCATCTTGATCCCCAATAAAGAATGATTTTCTCTGACCTCCGTTTTCGTTCTGAATCTTACGGAAGGAGTTAAGAGAACCTGTATACCCTTCGGCTAAGAAGTTTGTAAGTTCTAAGTCTGTATTTGCAAATGGGGTGTTACGAACTTTAAACACACCAATTGAAATTGTATCAATAAACTGACCACCGTCAATATCAAACTTACTAAAGGTTTGTAATGTTTTACTTACGCTCGATTTCTCTGAGGTAGGAGTAGAACTTAATGAGAAGTCATACCTTGATGTAGGTACAGTAGAAAAGCTCGAAGGAGCTGTTGAGGTTGCGCTAGAAGTTACTGCTTTAACACTTCTAATTAAATCATGATTTGATCCCGGGTTAACAGTGCTATTGTCTGTCACGCCAACATAATACCCTTCGAACTCATTATTAGTACCAACTTTAGCTTTATTAAGAATAATTAAACCTGCATTACCTAGGTCATCTACACTAACGGTTTGGCCAGGAGTGTCGTTCCATGTGTATTGTTCGTTAGAAGCAGATAAATATTGCTCTCTAGTTAATTCTATGTGTGTAGGATTACCGAGAACGTAATAATTTGCAGCGCTTAAACTAGTAGTACCAGCTATCTGAGCAGATAGAGCGACTCCTGCTAATACTGTATTACCAGAGAGATTTGCATAATCAGACCCACTAAGTGTCAAAGTAGTCGCGGTTGAAGACACCGTAGCGCTTGCAGAAGTATAAACTATATTACCATCTGAGTCTTGAGAAACAATTTCAACCATCGCTAGGCTAGCGTGGGAACTGGCAGCTGGATAAGTACCATCCTGGGAGAAAGTAGCTGATAATCCACCGTTATTCGTAACAGTACCGGATAAGGTAACCACATTTGCCGTAGAAACTGGATAAACAAGCGCGCTATATTTTTCAGTTGTGAGCCCGCTCCCTTCCCCGTAAGGTAATCTAGAGACGAGTACATTTGCATCACTATCAAAGACTTGCTTAGTTGAGTGATAAAAATATCTTTCAGCTGCGTTCGTCGGCTTGCCGTAAATTTCTTCAAACTCGGCAAACGTTCCTACATTAAAAATTTCATCTACAGGGCCTTGATTGGCAAAACCTGCAATAAAAACACTTGTTCCAACGGGTGCAGCGGGCCGTTGTGTTAAGTCTATTTCTCGGATTTCAACTCCAGGTGATTGTATAGTTCTTCTACTCATAGTAAACCTTTACAATTATTTATTATTTCTCAGCCTAAAAAAGTAGTTGATTTGGGGAAATAGACACTATAATATAAATATATGAAAGGTATCATTCTCGCCGGTGGTACTGGATCTAGAGTTTGGCCATCAACAAAAGTAGTTTCTAAACAACTCTTACCAGTATACGACAAGCCTACAATTTACTATCCTCTTTCTACTTTAATCAAGTTAGGTATAAAAGATGTAATGATTATCACGAACGGAGCAGCTTTTCCTCATTTACTTTCTTTGTTTAAGCAAGAAGACGGAAAAAGTAATCCATATCTTGGAATTAATTTTACTTTCAAAATTCAAACAGCGCCGAGAGGTATTGCTGAAGCGTTAATTATCGCCGAAGAATGGCAAGGTGAAGATGACGTATGTTTAATTTTAGGAGATAATATTTTTACAGGTATAGAGCCATTTAAGTGGTCAAAAGAATGTGGAGCTCATGTTGTGGGTTATAGAGTATCTAATCCTTGTGACTATGGTGTAATAGAAACAAATTACAGTAACGGTCGTAGAGGAGTCAGATCAATAGAAGAAAAACCTATGGATCCAAAAAGTAATATCGCAGCGACTGGAATTTATTTTTATGATAAGACTGCTGGAGAAAGAGCTAGAAACCTTACACCATCTGCTAGAGGAGAATTAGAAATTACCGATCTAAATAAAAGTTATTTGAGCGATAACTTGTTGTGCTACAGTGAGTTAGATAGTAACTACGCTTGGTTTGATACTGGAAATCCAGACGATTTGTTTGCAGCTTCTATGTATGTCAAGTCAATACAGGATAGAACTCAGACTATGATTGGTTGTATAGAAGGAGAAGCATACAAGCAAGGATTTATAACTCGCGACGAATTTAGAAGTATAAAGAATAGTATGCCTAGTTGTAGTTATCAGACAAATATGGTAATGAGTTACTTTTTAGATTAACTTAGCTTCTATACGAGTAAATTCGAAAGTAGCAGAAGCTCCAATTTCATCTGTATTATTATAGTTCCATTGTATCTCAGATAAACTTGTAGGGAACGCTCCGATATAATCCCATTGTATCTTTCTGTTCTCGTATTCATCTAATCCAAAAACAGTTAAGTTAGAAGAATAAACTGGCATGACTTTTCCAGGTTGGTGATACTTTATAATTTCATCTTCATTAACTGTACCTTTTTTGACATCGTTTAAAACGTCTAGCCATTTATATATAGCCCAGTAATTGTTATACTCTGTGTCTATTTTAAAAGTAATATTAAGAGAGGAGTAAGCTGGTCTAGCATGTGAACTAACTTTTATACTTTGAGAACCATAAGGCACGGTTTGTTCGGGTACACTTATTGCAGGAGTTACCGCGCCAGCGATACTAATTTCAAAATTGTTTGGCATTACTCTATTATTATTGCGAGTAATATTGTCGGTGATATTTTTAATACCTTCTGGTAAATTCAATACTAAGATGAATTTATCTTGTCTATTTTTATTCAGTGGTGATTGATTCATACGCGTGTCCAACCTTCAGCTTCTAACATCTCCATATCCGATGGGTCGCCGTTGCCAAAAATATTTATGTCTTCAAAGTGAACTGGGTGAGGGTTCCAACCGTCATCTATATTTTGTAAACTATAATCTTGGAGAAAATTACTAAACTTTTGATCTACATATGCCCCTAGTTCTAATCGAGCAGGTCTTTGGTTTCCATCAATTTCTAATACACTATAATAGCGTTGTACTAAAGTATTGTCTAATATTAATAATGCCCATGTAAGAGCCATGACTCTATCGTCAAATTCATAACCAGGTTGCGCAGCCCACGAACCGTTAGGATATCTTACAAAGTTTTTAAGCTCTTCGACGGTTTTTTTCGAATTAAATTTAACACACTTTAATTCGTTAACCCAGTATCTCATATTAGTAATACCTTTATATTTTGTATTTGTATGAGCATATACTCCAAGTCTATCATATTTTACTTGTCCGACTTTAGGAGAATAATTAACTATATTTCTATAATTGTATTGATGGAATAGGTTATCTACTACCTGACTACCACAGTTATTTCTTTCTATTAATACGGGAGGTGTTCCCCAGTGGTAACAAATATCTCGTACCTTAGTAGTAAATTCGAACGGGTTAATCTCATTGCTAGCGTATTCCGCAACTTGAACTATATTTTGTAGATCAGTGATATCTAATACTTGTATGGCGCTATAGTTTTGCTGAACACCTTCTGCAACATCTACTCCTATTGTATATAAATGACCATTATTAGGTTCATCCCAGATACTATAACAACCGTCTTCAAATAAATGTTTAGGATCCCTTGTCTCACTATCGAGCTTAGCGTAGAATGCTTCATCAATAAAAGAGTCACCGGTATCAAGGAACTTACATTCAAACTCTTGCGCAAAGGCTTCTTCACTACCTATTGATCGAATGGTATCTTTCTTCCATGCTTCGTCTCTTCCTGGAATTTCATCCCATAAAATCTTTTCTGCTTTCCAGTTACTCTTACCATTATCTGCATCTGTATACAAATTATAAAAAAGGTTATTACTGCCATTAGGGGTAGATGCGACGAATATTTTAGATTTTTTAGAACTAGAAATAATAGGGTAAACTGATTTCCAAAAACTATCGACCAAGTTATTAGGGATGAATGCAAGCTCGTCTAGAATTAATACGTTACAAGAATCACCACGACCAGCATCCGAACTCGTAGTACTAATACCTATACTACTACCATTTGCTAATTTCATAGAAGTCTTACCATATTCTAGAACGCCAGGTTTGAGATAGTTTGGTAATTTTTCATAGGCTGTACGTACACGAGAGAATATATTAATAGCGGTTTGTTCTTTGTTAGCTACAATTAATATACGTTGATCATCTTGACAGCACGCTATCCATAGTGCGTAAATTGTCATCATTGTAGTTTTACCAGTCTGTCTAGAAGCAAGACAAGCTACAAATCTATTATCTCTCAAACTACGTAAAACTCGTTTTTGACAAGGATATAGTTCTATTTTTATTTTACCACGATCTAGGTTAACTATATAAAAGAAGTTCTCTGCAAAGTAAAGAATATTTTGTCTAGCCTTTTTGAGAGTCTTTACCATCTCAGGAGTCCATTCAAACTCCATATTAGCGTTAGGTAAATCTTTATTACCTAAATAGTACTTATCCTCTTTTTTTTGGCGTGGCATTAATAAATATTTACATGACCGGAAAAGATTTCGACATATTAAATGAAGCTTACAAAACTAAAGTAAGTGAGGTAGCACCTGCAGTAGCAGTAGTGGGGCGCGCTGTTGCGGGCATTGCTGCTAAGAAAGCAGGTCAAGCATTAGCAAAACGTCTTAAAAAAGACGAAGAAGAAGAAACCAAAGAGGCGGCAAAGCCTGATTATATAGATGCTGATGGAGATGGTGATAAAAAAGAGCCAATGAAGAAAGCTTTTAAAGATAAGAAAAAGAAAGTAAACGAAAAAGCTACTGATCAGCGACCTAAAGACGAGGTTAAAGCTGATGATATTGAAGAGGGTGGGTGTGAGCAGGTTCATGATGAATTACAAGAGCCAATCGAAGGAGCCGAAAAAGAAGATAAAAAGTCCAAAAAAACTGCGAAAGAGAGCATAAATAATTCTAACAAAGGTAATATTATGTCCGAAAATAAATCAACATTTGACGAGCTCTACGAGAGCGTAATGAGTGAAGACGAAGATTTTGAACTTGGTCTTCCTACCGAAGACGAAACTGATGGTATTGATGAGCTCGAGCTCGGAGATGACGAGGGTGATGGTTCTATATCAATCACATTAGACAAAGATGTAGCTGAGAAGTTACATGATGTTTTGATGGCTGCTATCGGTGGTGAGGACGAAGGCGACGATGAACTTGGTGATGAGCCAGATCCTCTCGAAGCTGGCGCTCACGAAAGCGCTGAGGTAACTGAAGAAGACACCCATCACACCAAAGATGGTTCTAAGCCTGGTGTTGATCCATCTAACGGAGGCGGTAAAGCCACTGAGCTGGCTGCTGATAGCTTAGGTGGTAAGTCTTCCGGGGATGGTACACAACCAGTAACCGACGAAATTGACGGTGGTACAGATACTGGAGAAGGCAAACAACCCGGTCACACAAAAGCTAAAGGCGTTGGTAAAGCTAAATTAGCTGTATAAGACAATAATTAAAATACCTTTAAAGAAGCCTCTTGCGTATGCAGGGGGCTTTTTTTATTAAATAATTAAAATGTTTAAGAAGATCTTTCTAGAGGTACTAAAGAGACCAGAGAACTTACTAGCTAGTAGAAAGTTCAAAGGTAGTACAGGTATGGGTAGAAAAAAACAAAACCTGTTACCTCAAATGTATAAGACAGATCCAAACTATCCAGATAAATTAAAACGCTTAAAGAGTATGGATTCAGGGTCATTTTTATTAAATGATCAAGAAGTACAACAAATTAAATCAATATATAAAATTACTGACCTTGAACAACGAATTTCTCGCAATTTAGGGAACACAGGTATTACATTCTTTATAAACGACAACAAATATTACATTAAAAAATAATGGGAGCTTTCTTAACAGAGTCTATTTCAGCAGTAAAATACTTCAACGATGCTGAGCAAACTATTCGGTTTAATCTCAAAACCAATTCAGTTAACGAAAGAGCTCAAACATATAAGCGTTGGTGGAAAGAACAAATTAGATTATATGGTACTAAGATAGATTACTATGTACGTAATTTTGCCTTAAGCGCAACTGATAAAGTATACGGTGAAAACACCCATCAAGGATATCACCCAAAAGCTTCGTTTGTTATGTTAATAGATTTAAGCGACGGTTCCTTAACGTACTCTCAATACGGTCTAGTATCTGACGATGAGCTAACCGCAATTATTGATATAGAAACATATCAAAAAAGTCTTTCAACATATTACACGTCTTCAAGCGCCTCTGAACCAAAAGCGGGTGATGTATTTCAATTAACTGAGTATGGAGATGATCGACCGAATGAGCGTAATGGGAAGATATTTGAAATTACAGAACGATTAGATGAGTCTATAAATGAAATTAATCAGCTTCAAGGCCATTATGTTTTTAGACTTAGAGCAAGAAGAAACGACCATGCATTCTTACCTGGTCTAGATGCAGAGGCAGGCTCTACACAAGTAACAGACACATCTGGTGTTGGTCCTTTAACGGCGATTGAAACTGATTATATTAATGATCTTGATACTGATCAGTCAAGTTATTTTGATTATGGTACTAATGACGATGTGTACGGGGACTATTACTAGCCTCAATTTCGTGTTCTAGGTCTTTGAGCAACGACGGAAATCTTTCGTTAATATACTTACTAATTGGAATTGGTTTCAAACAATCTGCACTCGCACCTACTTGCTCTGCTTTATCAGAGATAATATTTACAGCTTCATATAAGCACAACCATCGTGCTAGTTTAGAGTAGTCAGTTTCTTTTTCTTTATTTGTCATAAATTGGATTAGTTGGTAATATTGTTGTGAAGTCAATATTAATTTTATTTTCTGCTCCACAGTTAACGCATTTAAAATTATTTTCCTGAGTAAGATCTATATCTACGCTATTTGTACTTTTACAGCCTTGACATTCAATGAAGATTTTATTTTTTTCTGCGAGTTGAGCTAATTGTAAACTTTCTTTTTCGAGATTAAGTCTTGCTATATATCTCAATACGTTATTATAGAGAAAGAAGAATATTATTTGTAAACCAGTTGTCAGTACAAAATATTTTGTAAACGTTAATAAAGAAGGATCAAAGAAGTAACCAACCCCACCAACGCTGCTAGAAATTATTATTAAGAGTATTAAACTACGAATTATCTGAGCTATCATGATCTAAATCGTCCGCTACCGATTTTATAAGATCCTGAATTTTTTGCAACTTTAAATTTACGGATTTTTGAGTTTCTGGTTTACTGTTAACAGTAGGGTTTTCGAATAATTGGTTAAGTAAATATTGCGCATCTGAAATACTTTTAAACGCGGAACCAAGTTGCTCAACGGCGTGATCTCCAGGAAAAGGGACGAGATCGGCTTTTACTTTATTGTAAGTTTCTGGGCTAGCATTCGCGATATCAGCTAATGTTTTTGTAGTAGGTCGAACATGTCTAGACTTTACATCCTTCCAGTATTTGTTCGTGTACATATATAAATCTTCAAAAAGTATGCCTTTCATCATAAGTATTTAATAAATACTTACATGGGAAAGTTCGAAAATAAATTTTTATCTTTGCTGAAAGAAGATGAAGTACCAGCGATTGACGCGAATCCTGGTGATGATCAAGCAGCTCTCGCGAATACTTTAGACGATCCTAGTACGGCAAGTGACTTAGAAGATGTACTAGACAATCAACCAAACACTGCTAGAGAGTTAGAATTATTACAAGATTGGACGGCCAATATTGACGAAATTTTAGAATACTTAAACGGTGGTACTGATAGTGTCTTGGGCCAGTTAAGAACTGACAATAAAATCGGTACTATTTTTGATAGTATATCGGATGCGACTAAGTCAGAGATCTTAGACGTGTGCGAGCGTTTAGCGAGTCTAAACCAAGTCTTTAAAAACCTTTACCTAGAAAAACATAAATAATTATATCATGGGACTATTTGACGAAGAACCAAAAGAAGAAAAAGCTACTGAAAAACCAGTAGAGAAAAAAGTAGAGAAAAAGGCTCCTATACCAGCTCCAGCTCCTACTGATGAAGAAGCACGCAGACGTCGGAAGAAGAAATTAAGAAGACGTTAATCTAGTTAACAGTAACTTTCCCTTAAGTTCGTTATAACTATTACTAACTATAAACCGCGATGATATTTTGTCGCGGTTTATTTTTTGACATATATCATTAAAGTCTTTGAAGTTTTTTAGCTCTTCTGGCCATATAAAACAACTCTCTCCCATACTCAATAAAGAATGAGTTTTCTCTTTTGCAGTCTGGTCTTGATATTGATTATCCAATACCCATATACGCTTATGAAATGGTTTTTGCTGTAATTGCTGCTCTTGTCGTTTTGTAAAGCAAGAACGACCTTTACTTATACCACCAACAGCGACACCGTTTTTTACAAAAAAGCTATCGATTGGTCCTTCAAATATAAACATATAACCTAAATCGTCATTTACGTTATTAATATTAAAAACAGTTTTATCTGATCCAACCTTAGATAGGTATTTCGGTTTCGTATCTTTTTTGTTACCTTCTAATTTTCGAGATTGATAAAAAACAATATCTTTATTTTCGTAAAAAGGTATAATGATTCTATTTTTATGTACAAAGTCGTTACGACAAAACCACAAAGATTTGGGTCTATTTACTGCAGTAAATAACTTACGCTCTTTACATATATCAACTGCGCGTTTGACCATTGGTTCATTAATGTAGAAACTGTATTGAGACTTATCATATAGATTAATACAATCTCCAGGTAATGACGGAGGAGTCTTTTCTTCTATATCTTTATTCTTTTTTTCTACAGGTACTATAAAAGTAGAAAAAGATTTACTTTCGTCAATAATTTCAAGATAGTTTTTTCCTGTAACTTCTTGAATCCATTTTACAGGAGAACCAGCCCATCCGCAGTTGTGACAAAAAATATAATTATCTTTTACAACATAATATAAACGTCTTTTTTTGCCCCAAGATTTACCTTCACGACAAATAGGGCAACCTGCTTCATATACATTGGTAAGTTTTTTGTATTTAGGGTATCCTGCGTATTGATAGAACTTCTCGGCAACATACCCTTCTGGGATTATTTCATTTATCATCTACTGTACGAACAGATACTGGTATCTTAGTTATAAACTGACCAGTACGAGGATCAACGTAATGAGCTTCGGTGCGGATTTCATTACCGACCCGAACTTCTCTGATAGTAGGGCGGACAGTTGCTCCTGAAGGACCGACGATATTTCTTGGTTGATTAGGGTTGTGCATGTTGTATAGCTTTGTTTATAGTATTTAATACATTTTCGTTTGTATTAAAGGATTCTCTCCATGACGTACTGTTTCGTACAACTGACCACAAATCATATTCTTTTGCTTTTTCAATAAATTTTGTGAAGTTGCTTGTATGTAATGTAAGGTCTTCTATCTGGCGCTTATAAGCTGGAACTTCATCATCATAGTAGTTATACCCTACTTCTAAATTCATTAGTCCCCAATTGCGCTTATATATTACAAATTGTTCTTCTGTGATCGAATTACCTTCTATAAGAGCAACTTGCTCTTTACCATCCATTGTTACAATTTTATGTTCTAACTTGAGAAACCGCTTTAAACCGAATCTAGGAAAGCCTTGAATATTATCAGATTTATCTCCTGTTACAACTCTATAGGACATATAATATTCCTTTCTCACTCCCGTATATTCTTCGAAGTTTGAGAGAGTTACTTCTTTCTTCTTTATAGGGTTGTATACAGTAATTTTGTTGTTTACTAATTGTAAGAGATCTTTATCAGTTGTAACAACAACGTTTTGACCTGGTAGGGTTCTAGCAAGCCAAGCCATTACATCATCTGCTTCCATACGTTTGGGGTAGATATTCTTAACACCAAGCATCGCGATGATGTCGATAATATTTTCTAAGTATTCAAACACATCTTTAAACTTGTCGTCGTCTCTGCCTGCCTTGTATTCTACCCCTGCTGCCTCTTTACGGAAGTTTGTACTAGGCCAATCGAGCTTTTTATCCCAAGCGCAATAAACATTCTTTGCTTGAAATTTATCTACATAAGATTTTAGAGCTCTAAGGAATAAAAAAATCTGACCCGGAGAATCAGATTCGTCTATTTTAAAGTTACTAGTCCAGAAGATTCGATACAGCAAATTATTGCCGTCAATTATAATATTATCTTTCCCACCAGCTTTCATTTTTCGTATACCACATTATAGTGTATCTCAAATCATCGGCAAATGTTTTTTTTGTTCCAGGTAAGTCTAGCTGATATCCAGCTTGAATCATCATATTTCTATAATTACTTTCTCTAAGAGAATATTTTAAGTCATGACCTTTTCTGTCTTCTACAAAGGAGATAAGACTTTCTGGTTTCTTTAGAATATGTAATATTTCTTTAACTAAATTAATATTATTAATCTCACCATGGTTGTCGTTTCCATAATTAGGAGCAAAATTATAAATGTCTCCCGAAGTACCATATTTTAGAACATTAAAGATTTTTTCACAATGATCTTTCACATATATCCATTGTCGAACATTTTCACCTGTACCATAAACTGGAACGTATGAATCTGCTAGAGCATTTCTTACTACAACCGGTATTAACTTTTCTGGATACTGTCTAGGGCCGAAATTATTAGTACATCTCGTAACGATAATATCTCGCTTGTATGTATGATAATATGAAAGAGCAATAAGATCGGCAGCAGCTTTTGTGGAAGAGTAGACCGATGATGGTTTCAAAAGATCACCTTCTTCGCTCGGAGAACTGGTTAATTGTAAACTACCATATACTTCGTCTGTACCAATTTGAATAAATCGTTGACCTTCTTTAAGTTGGTTGAGTAAATTGTAAACACCAACAACATTAGATTGAATAAACGGGTCTCCGTTTTTAATACTGTTGTCAACATGAGATTCAGCAGCGAAATTAATTATGTAATCATACAACCTGACATTGTTATACTCATGTATGGACTTATAGGCTATTTCTAATTTATTCTTCTTATCTAGATAAAGATCCCATAATAGGTTTTCAGTTCTTTCTGATACACTATAATTGTAACTATCTACAATTGTAATTTTGCAGTTCGTACACTTTTCATGTAGCAGCTCAACAAAGTGACTACCGATAAATCCCAAACCACCCGTTACTAGAATGTGTTTATTCTTCATTGAGTAAAATTCTCTCTAAAGACTTTCTTTCCGAAGGCATTTCAATATTGTACAATTTGCTCTTCTCTGTAGAGAGTTTACAGTTTGATCTATTTGCTTTGATATGTTTTTTGAGCTCATTGTAGTCAATAAACTTCCAATGAGGATTCCACATACCTGCTTTATCTAATAATTGAGTTACTTCTTTAGTACTCAACGGGTCTGGGTTTACACAGTTATAAGCACCCGCGGGTATATCTTCTATATTTGTAATTTTATGAATTACGTTGATTAAATCCTCAATAACTGTTTTCGAGTTTGTCTCTTCTAACAAATTATTGTACTTGAGAAGCTTTGTCAGATAGTTTTTACCCGAGTTAAAGTCGTTACATATAGGCATACGTACTCTTAAGGTATACACGTTAGGAAAAGCGTTAAGACTAAGTTCTGCTGCATGTTTCGTACGACTATACCAACTACTGTTTTCACAATCTAGACCGAAGTCAGGCCAGTCTTCTTCTTCGTATAGATTAGCTCCGTCGTAAATACAACCTGAACTAACATTAATGAGTTTTGTGTTTTGTTTTAAGCAGAAACTTGCTAACAAAGTTGGAAATGTTACGTTAAGTTGCCAACACTTTTCTTTTTCATCCTCACATGCATCAACATTTGGTTTACCAGTATAACCTACACAGTTTATAACCCACGGTCTATCCATTGGATCTTTAAACCCTGCTCCTGATGCGTATCTAATTTCTGGTCCTACCATAGAGTTAAACTCTTCGAGAAGCTTTTCAGGATTCTCATAACTAAGACCGTTTAATACTACTAATTCATCTACTCGTGAGGAGAGTTGTTCTTTAATTTTTCTCCCGATGTAGCCGTCACCGATTACAATTAACTTACTCATTGCTATCTGGATTATTTTTTTGTTCTTGTGTTGTATCGAAAAAGTCTATATTACCTACTCTTCTCAAAAGAGTTTCAATAGCGTCATAATCTTGAGCAGATTTACCAGCGATTATAACTACGCTTTCTCCTTTAGTATCATAACCTAATAGGACAAAGCTTTTAAGAAACTCAGAAAGATAATCATTTATAACTGAAAGATCTTGTTGATTATTTTCTGTTGATTCTGCTGCACTAATGCTTGACTTCAACAAGCTATCAAAGTTTTTTTGGTTTGTATTTTTTTTATTCACTAATCTATGGGAGTATGTTTTTTTCGTGAAGTTTAGTAATAATAACTTCCATACTATCTGTTTTTAATTGAAGGTTTTTAAATTGATTGCCGTTGTGTAGTTCGAACATTAAATCACCATACCAGTCTTTATTCATATAACAAGTAATGTATAGTGCGGTGTATTTTGGATCAATCATTACTGTCCATCTTCGAGGATCAGAAGGACAATAATCGTTAAAAATTCTATTTACAATATAACCATTATCTCTTAGCCTTTTGATAAAGTAACCACAAGTTGTAACTTTATTCTTTTTCATTAATTCTTAAAACTCGTGCTTACAAAAGTTAGATTACAGTTGTCTATTACAATATCGAGCTTAAGCATTTTAAACTCGTTATTAATATATACTTTACATTCCTCAAAATTCAATGTAGATATAAGTCTGAACAACTCTACATCAAGTATCAATTCTCCCGGAATACTATCTCCAACAAAATCTTCTCCTATTAGAGCTGTATAACTATCTACATTTTGTAATTTTTTATCTGTTAGTTCAGCGGATACCTTTTCGTCTTCATTAGTGAGATATATTTTACTATTCTCAGTTACGAACGGCAAAGCTTTGAGTATAGAATTATTTTTCTCTCTTGTCAAAGTAAAATAAGACCACTCTTCTATTTGTTTTATTCTATCAAAATCAAACGGACTCTTTAGAGCTAAACTATCATCAAACAAGTGATACTTAAACTTACTGCCTTTACCGTTATTATAAGTAATACAATTCTCTTTGTATTCTAAGTTGAAATGTTCTTCCTCAAGACAGGATAAAATTTTAATCAGTTTAATTGTATCAGGTAAACACAAAGTACACCCATCAGAAGACCCTTTTTTCATTTGATAACTCGCTTTTAAAAAGATATTAGAGTTATTATGTACTACTGTAGATATTTCTTCTGTAGCACCATCTGGTTGGCCTGACATTTGATATCCACCGCAATCATGAGTTGCAGCTGGTTTATCTTGTACAGTAAGAGTACAATTAGGAGCTAGTCTTGAAATAGGGTTGAGGAAACTTTTTATGAAGTTGTCTCTATTTTGAATCGGTAGAATCATTATTTTCGTTTAATTTGATTCTTATATTAATCTCTTTTGCGTTCTTTGCAACGTTTCTTTCAATTAGATTAACGAACTTAGTTACTTGTTTCTCAACAGCTGTAATTCTATCTATGAGAGGGGTCAAGTCTTGTTGTACAATCTGTTGTACAGGTTGAGGTATAGGTTGGGATTGTACTGGCTGCTGGACTTGTTGTACTGCTTGTTGAGGGTTTTGTCTCTCTGCAATACGTTGCCTAGCTTTCTCTGCTTCTTGGTAAACAGTTTGGTCCATTGGAACCTCCTGCATAGTAGCACTCCTCTGTACGATATGTTGGTTTAAATCGTGAGATTGTGCGTTTAGGTTATGTATAGCTTTTGCAATTTCTGGGTCCATAATTTTTAAAAAGAGGGAGGTTGCCCTCCCTCTTATGTTATTAATTAGCTTTTTAGTCCAACGTATCAAGTAGTTCTTTTACTTTGTCGGAGTCAACACTTTCCTTCGAAGAGGTATCTACATCTCCAAAGTCAATATCGTCGTCATCGTCGTCGATTGCAGAACTTGTAGCAGCTGGAGTTGCTTTAACAGGTTCTGGCGTCGACTCACCATCTTTACCGTAATAATGCTCGTTTAACATAGTAACAAGCTCGTCATAGGACTTAACCGGATATACCTTATCAAGCTCAAAAGCTTGCTCATAAATAGATCCGACATTATCACTAGTAACACCAGAAATCTCTGATGGGCTGGCGAACCTAGAAGTTACATAGCTAGGATAACCTCCTTGCTCTTCTACCTTAACACGTAGATTACAACCTTCAGGGTAAGAGAAGATCTTTTCACCAAACTCTTCTGCGTCATCACCTTCGATTGCTTCCATAATAATCTTATGTAGCTGCTTACCGAATCGAAGGATCTTGACCTTACCTTCATTCTCAGGGTTCTCAGGATCTTTTACGACGTAAACATTAATCAACCATTGCTCCCTACGAGTAAGAGCTTTAGCTTTCTCCTTCTCTTCTTCAGTACCAGTTCTCATGATACGGAATCGAGCTTCTGCAATCGGATCACGCTCACCCCAAGTCTGAGGACTAATGGCGCTCTGAAATTGCCCAGTTGCTTCACTTACCCATCCATGAGAAAAGTAATGAAAAAATGTCTTACTAGGCTCTGGAGTGTAAGGTAGTAACCTTACCGTATAGGTATTACCTGTCTTCAACCGCATAATATTGCTAGTCGAACTACTTGACTGCGTCGGCTTAGCCAACGAGTCCTTAATTGATGCAAACATACTATTTGTCATTTGTTATTAATATTTTGTTTATAGTTTTTATTAGTTTTATACTCAACGGTTTGATTTTCTTCGAGAAGACGAGTCTCGATCTCAAACTGCTCAAGAGATTATAAAAGTTTTTACATACAAATTCAACTGTATTTTTCTCTAGCTGGATATTTTTTTCACATAAATCTAAACTTAGTAAAGAATAGTAACAAATATGACCATCTTTGAGATCTAAAATATATTGCGGATATAGCCCTTTATGTAATTCAAGATAGTCCTTACAGCTAGAAAGATTATTATCAAAGCAAACTTGATAGATATGTTTAAAGCTATTACGTAGTTGAGTCAAGTTGTACGAATGGTCAGGTTCTGTAAGTTGTAAGTTCTCTAGATATTTTTTGTAAGAACTTATAGCGTTAAATGTAGTAAAGTATTTTAAGTTAATATATTCTTCTGAATATAATTCATACGGAGCTGTAAAATACATAACAGGGTCAATTTTTTTATTAGATAAAATATGACTTATCTTTTTAATGTAAGTAAAGTTTTCGTCAGAAAGATTGTCGAAGTTTTTGCGATATTTGAATCCCTTACCGCGTCGGCTTATTTTAAGGTAGGTATTGTAAATGTTTTTTTCGTAAACCGATAACTCGCTCATAAAGATATAGAATGCTTTTTAAGATACTTTGTAATATACTTACTTTTATATAAGTAAGGATCATGCTGTAAAAATAATTTCACTAAATCAAAATTACTTTCCAATATTAGTATATCTTTAAATAGAGTTCTATATTTTTTTTCTTTTAGAATTAATAAAAAAACATTCGCGAGATTAATTTTTTTATTTTCACATACAGAGACAAAGCTGCACAAACTCAAAAATTTGTGCGTTATATCTTTTTGCTCTAGTAATGTGTATGGATTATCCATTTATTGGTACAAAATTTTTACTTAAAGTAAGTATAACGTCATTTAATACCCCTCCTGCTGCGTATTCATGACCACCACCTTCGCATACCTTTTTAGCAAATTTACCTAAGTCTAAATCTACTCCGTCATTTTTACGAAAATACACTCTTTTACTTTTTAGGTTTATTAGCATACATACTTCACATTTAGACTTATCTATTACATATTGTGCAACATCATTAATATACTCATCTGCGAAAGCACTTACAAAGGTATATTTCTTTTTACTAACTGGTATATCACATGTATATAATTCTAAACTTTCAGCAAGTTTTTTAAATTTATAAATGTGATAACTTATAATTTTATTTTGCTCGTCAGTAAATCCATGGAAGCCATGCTCGAAATCATTAACAAAATTTTGCAACTTGTTTCCATTTTTATACCAAAACAAAAAGTTAAGTTTATTACTTTCAGGAAATTTTAATTCATAACAGTCATAATCATTTACTAAAGCAATAAGATGTTTTTGTTCAACAGTCAAATTACCCAGAAGATCGAGAGTATTATAATGTTTGTATAGTAATTTACTGCAAGAAGTTTCATTTGCATCAATATAAAACTCAGCGTTTTTATAAATTTCTTGCTTATGAGTCTTATGATGATCAAATATACAGACGTTTTTCTTGTCAATTAGATCCTGTATCTCTGTAGTATCTAAATCAAAAAAGTATACTTGCTTGTAGTCTTCAAGTTTATGGTTATTCAACCACCCTAAAAACTTTTCTCTCAAGTTACTGACCTTGATAGTTACTACTTTAGATTTTTTTTGCCGAGCCCAGCTGTGAACTAAATAACTACAAGCTCCATCAAGATCTAAATCAGTAAAGACTATTTCATCTTTCTTCGTCATCTTTATTTAACAGAATATTACCGTAGTTTGGCCATCCATAATCTTCTGGATCTTCTCCAAAATATCTCCATCTAATAACCCCAGTATCTGGGTTACGTTCATAGATTTTTGGTCGATCCTGGTCTTCCGTCATAACTATATTTACACCTGCCTCCCAAATTGTACAGCGTCATTTTCCGCAGCGTTGATATCATCATTAACATTTAAGTCATTATTTTCTTCAAGAGTTAAAGTAGTATAATCAATACTCATTCTAGTAGAACCAGTATTAGCGCCAAATCTGTTTTTGATAATACCTATATGCAATGCATTATCTTCTTCATCTTGTTCAGTACGCCAAATACTTACTATTGCATCTGCGGTAGCTCCTAAACCGTAACTCTCTCCGATCGACTCTAAACCAGGACCACCTGCATCATTATTGTTCCCATAACCAGTTCTATTTACCTGAGTAGCAGAAACAACAGGACATTCAAATGTATAAGACATAGCTCTTACTTGCTCAGATATATTTTTGATCCGCTCATATGAGTTATTACCATATGTAGCAGCCATTAGATTCAAATAATCTAATACAATTATATCTGGTTTGAAACCTTTATTGTTAAGCTTTTTGATATATGCTTCCAATTGAGGAGGTGTAATAGAATTAGGAGGAAACTCTTTAATTAAAAGCTTACTGTCTGGTCGTACTGCTTTAAATGTATTAACTTTTTCTTTTAAAGTATCGACATGATCTTGTAATCTATTGATTGGTAGGCTTGTAAGTTTAGAAGTTATTCGCTTACTATAAATCATTTCGGACATTTCTAACGAAACAACTAGAACCTTCTTCCCAGCTTCAGCTGCATTAGTAGCTACATTACTTAAGAAAATAGATTTGCCAACGTTTGTAGGACCAGCAAAAATATACATAGCTCTACCAGCCTCAAGAAAACCACCATCTAGTCTTTCATCTAACCAATCCCAACCAGTTTTAATAGTAGTCTGTCTTGTAGTAATATCAGTAATATGTTTTTCTAAATCTTCAAAATAATCATGACCAATATTAGTAGTAATGGATACATTGCATGCTTTGTTAAACTTCTCATGAATAGTTTTAACATCTCGTTCTTTACTATCTACAATTTCTAAGAAGGTATTGAATACTGCTTGCTCTTGTAAAAACTTTTCTGTATATGAATAAAGTTGTTCGTCGGTTAGATCAGACTTTATGTCATTAATTATAGTTTTAGATTTTTCGTAATGCTCTTTTAACTGATCAGTATTAAGATATAATTCTAACTCAGTACGAGAAGGCCTCTTCTTATTCTTCTTATATAAAGCCTGAATTATTTTAATAATCTGTTGAAAGTTTTTATTTTTAAAAAACTTATAGTTCAGATTATCAATTATGGAGTTTAAGTATATTTCATCTTCAAGACAAGTCTTAAAGACTATACGCTCCAAATAATCAAGATCTATATCGAGGTAGTTACTTTCGCTTGTTAGCATATTTACTGAGGACATTATAGAAGTAATCCTCTGAAATTGCAAATTCTTCTGTGAATTCAGTTAAACCAGGTGAGTCGTGTATGACTTGGATAGGGGCTGTGGTTAACTTCATTCCAGCAACATGACAATCAAAACAAAATTTGAGATCGTAGTGATGAAAGCCTTTTATATTTTCGTCGAATTGAACGTTATGTAGTGCGATAGATTTAGTTTTGACTGCTAGAAATAAACCGTCAAGTAAAACTACTTCACGTGGAGTAGGCCCGAAAATTGTTTGATAGTATTCGTTTTTATTTTTATAGTGGGCTACAACACCAGAAAGGGAATCAGGTTTACTCATTAAGTGCCAAAGACATGGTTTCTTAACCTGTAGCTTACTGCCTCCTGCAAGTCCAACTACATCATAACCTAGTTTAAATTGCTCTCTAATACACGTTAGAAAATTAACGCTATCAATATGTAAATCATCATGAACAAAAAGTATACAATCATACTCTTTGAGATTTTCTTTTGTGAGATACCTATTGTAAACATTACACAAACCGTACGTATTTTGATACGTCGGTTTTAAAGTGTATGAAACTATAGATTGTTTTTCTTTATGACTCGCCAGACTTTTTGCTAAACGCGTATTTTTAAAGTCTGCCTCTGTATGCTTTGTAGCAACTGCTATTAAAGTTTTCATAAAAAGAACGGAGTAGAGTTAAGCTTGAATCTATTTATTTCTTTAAAATTATTAGAAGTAAAGTTATATTCAAGCACAACTCCCTCGTCTATATATTTATATTCTGGTATAGCCGCAGACGTGAAATTACCTTCGCTATAATGCAGGGTACTACCAGATCTAAATATACGCAAACTACCAGTTTTACTATTATAATACCAGCAACTAAATATACCTTGCAGCATTTCTAAGGCTTCTTTAAACCCGACCTTTTCCATGAGAGGTAAAATAATACTACTATCTACGTCGTTATAGTTTTCTAGTTTCATCTTCTCAACTAGATCTCTATCATTTTCTAGGACACCATTATGTGCTAAATAACGGCCGTTGATAGTAAATGGGTGAGATGTTTCTTGTTTAAACTCTCTTACCTTTGATGTAGGAGACTGTACGTGTCCGAGATAATAAATACAAAAAGGATTCTCTGCAATAGGTTTAGTAAAATCTAGTTCGTGTTTAGTTTTTACTAAAGTATTACTTTGTAATCCTTGTGGGAACAAATACGTTACGCTGCGTACAAAATTACCCCTCTCTGTATTTTTTTCACAGAGCTTTCTAAATGTTTCTATATTATTTGATCCAAAAATTCCGCACATAATTTTATAATCTATTAAGTTGTTTTCCAAGGTATATCATCTCGCTCATACTCTATTGGATCAACGAGACCGTTTTGTAAAAAACCTTGTATGCGGGAACTACACGCAGTGCAATAACCACACGCCTTTTCTCCTCCCTCATAACAAGTCCAAGTATCTTCGAACTTAACGTTACCTTTCACCCCAGTTTCAATAATTTCTTGTTTTGATAGTTTAATTAAAGGAGCTTCTATTTTTACTTTTGTCTTTCTATTCAGAGCAGTTACATTATTAATCTCTGTAAGAAACTCTTTACTACCATCCCAATAACCTGCCTGACTATCTACAAGAGCAGACCCATGATATACTGTTTCAGCACCAACTGCTTCTGCGTACGAACATGCAATAGATAGCATCATCATATTACGAAACGGAACATAATTTACAGTCTGGGCATCTCCTAATACATCTCGCGCGTGTGCTACTTTTATGTTATTGTTAGTTAAAGAGGAAGTCGGTGCAATGTCTTTAAAGAAACTTATATCAATAACTTTATGCTCTTCGATATTATCATAATTATCAATTTGCATTCCAGCATATAAAATTTCTTTATTATGCTTCTGCCCATAATCATACGTTAGCGCATAAATCTCATCATGAACTCCTGCTGCTAAACTTAAGATTACCGAACTATCTAAACCACCCGAAATAGGTACTACAGCTTTACTCATCGTCTTGTTCTAATATAGCTAATTCACTAAGTGATTTACCATAACGGTACTTTTCACTTATAGAAGATTCTAACTTAGGTAGCACATTACTCCACGTTTCTTCGTCGTTGCGCCAATTTTTATAATAACCTAACTTTTTCTCTCCCATACTATAAGTCGAACCATTCTGTTGAATGATGCCATGAGATACGGCAATATCTTTTAGACCAGAATATTTCTCTAAACCAGTTTTAAAGTTAAGATACGCTTCTCCTTGCAAGAATGCTGGTATAAATCTATTTTTTACTGTAAGCATACGAAGAGTAACTCCAGAGTAATTACGACTTTCAGTTAATGCTTCGTCGTTTATATTACCTGCATCAGTTTTTTCTTTCTTCGCTGCCATTTGTACTAGTATAGACGCCATGTATACAGGACCAGACCCACCAGCTTGTTGCTTAACTAAGGTAGGATGGAGTGCACCAGGGTCAGCGTACGTATGATTACTCGCAATTACGGTAGTTCCCGTCACGGCTGCCTTGTAAGTAATAATACGCATCATGGATTTGAGCTGCTTGGCTCGAAGCCCCATATCCATGGCGCCTTTATTAGCACCAGCATCGTTTATTTCCTTCTCCGACGCTAAATTGCCGAGGGAGTCAATAGAAATAATGAACTTACCATGCAGTTCAGGTTCTTTTTCTACTTCATCCAAGAATGTCATAATCTGATTACGGCAACTCTCTACTGTATCTACTGGTACGTATTTTACATTAGAGGTATCTAACCCGACATTCTCAGCTCCCTCGTTTTCTACTGCTACCTCTGTATCAAAGATAACAGGAACCATGCCTTTTTGTTGTGCATGTGCTAAGATTTTATTCAAGATAAAGGTCTTACCACAACCTGAATCTCCTGCAAAGATAGTAATCCTACCTTTTGGTACACCACCGTATAGAGACCCGGATAGAATTGAGTTGAGAACTAGGCAACCCGTATCAATCCACTCAGTAACATTACTAAGAGTATTTTTCTCTAATGTAGTAGCGTTACTATTTAATTTTTGCAGTTTAGCAAATGCTTTATCAACAAGGTTTGACATGTATTAATGATCTTCAAATAAGGTTACTTCAGGAACTTCTTCGTCTAGCTTTTCTACTACCGGTTCCACATTTGGTTCTCCTGTAGTATTAATCTTCGCGTTATAATGAGTTAAGATCTTATCAGAAATCTTTACTTCTAATTCAACGTACTGACCTTCCTTATATACGAAAACAGGTTGCTCTCCTTCAGAAAATTCATTAAAGAAAAGAGGCATAACATCTACCTTCATATTATTAGGATCATTAGGGGTTACCATAATCATCGCTGGTGCTTTAACTTTGACATGCTTGGCTGTCTTTTCGACTAATTCACCGAAGCACGTCCTACCGATCGTATCAACGTATGTAAATATATCCATGTGAGTATTATACTATATTAAAATTAATTTGCAACTTCTACTTTGAAGAAATCAAATAAATCTGTATTCAAAGCTTCTCCTGGTTTGAACGATTTCCATCCAGCGTTTTCATAGAACCTATCTATGACACTAAACACAATCTTTTCAAACATTTTTTCATAATCTATTTTGAAATCCTGATTAAACTCTTCAGGTAAGTCGTATTTGAATCCAAGAGACTTAAGACCAAACTTATTCGGAGTAATCGTATAAAAATATCTAATTTTATCTCCCGATGTAATGTTTTCATGCTTACTACTTATGCCGTAATGCTGTAATAGTTTGTTATAGTAAATAGCAGACTTAACGTGTATAGGGGTACCTTTCTTTACCTGCCAGTCGTTTGCGTAGATGCTATATTTCTCATACTCTTTGATACCCATTACAAACGCAATATCATTGATAGGTAATGACTTGAATATATCGTACGTCTCCTCGAACATTTCATTCGTTGACGCTCTATCTTCAGTCATAATCATATGTTCAATTATTTTTTTCACATACGGCTTGATCGCATTAGGCATTGTAGTACGAACCACTTCAACTCCTGTATACTTAAACTTGTTACATGCTACTCCTTCGTCGTCAAGCTTGTGTAAGACGTATCGTTTTTTCTGTAGAAAATAGCCTCTATCACAAATAGACTCTCGCTTGAATACAAACCTAGGGTCTTTAGTTAGCAACGTATCACGAGCCCACTTCTCAATGTTCTCATTTAAGTCGTCTTCTATATCTTGTACTAAATCTAACACCTCAGGAGTAACTACATTATCAATATGTAGAGGTATACCCATGTGTTCGAGTAGTTGCGATATTGTACAATAAGAACTATCAGTATCGTTATATACAATAGGGTCTCTACGTTCTAAATCCTTATCAGTTAGACCTGTTTTTTTCTTGATATAGTTACGTAGAATGACATTACTTTGTTTGATTACATCTCGACCAGTTAATGTGATTGATCTAGCAATATCACCATCCCCCATTTGAGATATCTTATTACCGAAGTAACCGTAAATACGGTTGATAAGAATTTTCAAGGTAAACTGCCAAATCCATAATTGATCGATTTGAAATTTAGTCTTTTTTATTTGCTCTAATAAATCTTGTTTTTCATTATCAGAACAGTTTTCTAATTTAGTTTCTAATGCATGAAGTCTTTCACGAGCTTTAGTCCATTCTGCTTTTTTGCCTTTACGTATATCATAGAAGTGATCAGTAATGCGAGGAAATATACCTTTAGTTTTTTGAGAGAAGAGTTTTTTTGCTCTTGTTACACATATCTCATTCTTATTACACCACTTAGTAAACTCTCCTACAGTCATCTCTATATCTTTGTTATTGACTGTCTTTATGTAAACTTTATCTTTATCAGTACCTACAATACTACCTACTTTAGTTTCAGGACTCAAGTTAAGAGTGACCATCACGCTCGGATATAGAGAATTAGCATCAAAAGAAATTACATTATCTTGAAATCCTCGCTGAGGTTCTCCTACGTATGCACCTTCATATTTTTCGGTTCTATCGTCTCCCTTAACAAATGTAGGAATAACTCTCGGAGGGTCTTGCTTGCGCGCCTCTACTATTGCTCTACCATTTACAGTACTAATAGTACCTAGGGCAGCGTTGAAAGGAGTTAAGCCAATGTAAGAAAGCATTCTCGCTAGGTCCATGTACATTAACTTTTCATCTAGCCTTACTAGCAAGCGTACGTCGTGAATATTGTAATCAACAAACTTCTTCCAATCGTTAATAGATAGCTCTGCTAGGCTAACATCTCCAATATCTACCTTGTTCTCTCCAAGTTCTATATGAGCTATGTTATCTAGTTTGTAACTATCTCTCATACCCATGCTGAAGGTTTTATACACATCAAGATAATCAAGCATGGATACACCTTCTACAACATACTTTGCTGTTTGCTGACCAAAGTTACCCCTATATACACGCTGGTAAATAGGTTTCATTATTTCGTCATGAACAGGAGAAAACAACCGAGTAGCGTCTTCGCCAAGGATATTACGCACCCGGTTAATAACATACGGAATATCGAATATTTCACTATTCCACCCTGACAAAATATCCGGTCTATCATTGCAGTAATGATCTAAAAATCGTTGAAGTAATTCTCCTTCAGATTTGCAATGGTAGTAAGTTACATCGTCTGTTTCTGGTTTGTACGGGTTAATACCCCATGTATAATACCTTTCATGTACAGAATCATAAATCGTAATAACATTGATCATATGACTAGCTTCCTCAGGTTTAGGGAACTCGTCAGGAGAATATGTCTCAATATCAAAAAACCATATCTTTAATGGGAATTGCTGAAACTCGTCTGTCTCATTTACTTCCCAGAACCGATCGACTAGGAATTGCTGGTAAGGAGATATGTTTTCGTATATTCGATGGTCGTTAAGATCTTCTATCTTTTTTCTTCTATCTAACTCACTTGTGGCAAAATGCTTTCTGAGTTTTGTACCGTAGAGAGAAATACCATCGGGTCTGTTATTATTCGTCTCGCTATAAAAATAAGGACGATAAGGGCAATCTGTTTCAATTCGATTGCCTTCTTCATCCCAAGTATACAAGCGCATAACGCGTTGATTCGGTATGTAAGCTAGATTCCTATACACTCCTTATAGTATAGGTGAAAATTAAATATTAATCAACTGATTCCATTGCGGAGGTTCAATAATTTTCGGCGCTTATCTGCGTATGGAAATGCATAGAGCTCTTTGTATTCGTCGATGTTGTCTT